ATCTAAGATTACTGGTGTACTGTCTTTAAGTAACATCCCAGCTGGAGCACTGGAACGATTAATTCCAGTTGCAGACGATACTGCCAGATTTAAACTGACAACGGCAACTGCTCAAAATGGTGATGTTATCAAAGTAACTACTACTGGAAAGATGTACTTTGTCAAAGACGAAACAAAACTGAGTACCGAAGATGGTTACGAAGTATTTGTTGCTGGTACTGCAGCTGCAGTTGCCTGGACAAATGTAACTGGCAGGCCATCCTCTATGCCAGCAAGCGACGTATCTGCATGGGCTAAGGCAGCAAGCAAACCGTCCTATTCCAAGAGTGAAGTAGGACTTGGAAACGTTGATAATACAGCAGACTCTGCAAAGAGCGTTAAATACGCAACAACAGCAGGAAGTGCAAATGCCGTTGCATGGGCGAATGTATCTGGAAAACCATCTACATATACGCCATCATCTCATACGCACAATTATGCGGGATCTAGCTCTGCTGGTGGTGCTGCAAACTCTGCAAATAAATTGAGTGCTGCTAGAACTGTATCTGGCGGAACTGATATTACATTAAGTTTTAACTACGATGGTAGTGGTAATTCCAATGCGAATATTGGATACTATAGTTCATCTGCAAGTGTAGGTGACAGCAACAATTATCCATTCCATCGATTCGCAAAACTGGATACCATTAGTGCAAGCTATTCAGATAAATCAACTACATTCTTTATCTCACAGGATTATAATGGTGGTGGCTTTGGTATTGTACGAATTGTATTACGTACAAATAACAGCAGTTCAGTATCGACAGTTGAGGTAAAATGGCTGGTTCGTTGTGGCTTAAGTGCAGATAGCGTACAAGTCGGAATTTACAATGTTTTTGGAAAGACTTATGCAGATGCTTTCTTTAAAACAGGAGGATCATATGCTGGAACATATTTCCGTGCAATCGCAAGTGGCGCACGTGGTGGTGCTAGCAGAACTTGGATTCTGGTCAATTCTTCAGAAGCAAGTGGAACCTCTGCATCAGATGCAAAAACATCTACCGAGTGTTATGCTACTATTGCAGCTGCTGGCACTGCACTTCATAAGCAAGCATACACTGGTACCGTTTCTGGTACAGACGGTGGTACTGCATCATATGCTAATAGTGCTGGCAGTGCAAATTCTGTAGCTTGGGGTAATGTAAGTGGAAGACCTTCTTCTATGCCAGCAAGTGATGTACATCCTTGGGCGAAAGCGGCAAATAAGCCATCTTACTCTAAGAGTGAAGTAGGCCTTGGCAATGTAGATAATACCGCTGACTCTGCAAAGAGTGTTAAGTATGCAACATCCGCAGGAAGTGCTGGTTCTGTAGCATGGGCTAATGTAAGCGGTAAGCCATCCACATATGCACCATCAACCCATAGTCATAGCGCTGCAACAACATCTGCAAATGGATTTATGTCCAGCACTGATAAGGCAAAACTTGACTTTGGTGATATTGTCTATGTATCTAAGACAACACCGACCAAATCTTGTATCTGGGTAAAACTGGATTAATATAAGAGGATACCCGTAAAGGTATCCTCTTATAAAACATGTATTTAAGACTCTAATTTTAATAATTAGGCTAAGAAAATAAAACTTTAAAGAAAGTGAGGTTCACATTTATGGCTGAAACACAGGTAATTCACGCCCAATTGATCCGTTACTCCACAAGTGGAGATCAGATCATTGTTAACCTTAAAAATACTGGTGCCGACGTTTCCGTTGACGCAACAAAAAATACCAAAGTTCCTACTGCGGTCGTTGATGTACAGACCCTTATTGAGAACTTAGGTAAATTTGCATTCAAGGATGATATCTCTGATGCAACAACATCTGCACGTGGTCTTATGACTGCAGAAATGGTATCAAAACTGAATGGTATCGCTGCTAATGCGAATAACTATTCTCATCCAGAATCTGGTATTACAGCCGGTACTTATCGTTCTGTAACATTCGATAAGTATGGACATGCAACTGCTGGTACTAATCCAACCACACTCGCTGGATATGGTATTACGGATGCTGCAAAAGCTGGTCATAAGCATGTAATTGCGGATATTACAGATAATATCCCAGCATCTAAGATTACTGGTGTACTGTCTTTAAGTAACATCCCAGCTGGAGCACTGGAAAGATTAATTCCAGTTGCAGACGATACTGCCAGATTTAAACTGACAAAAGACAATGCCCAGAATGGTGATGTTGTAAAAGTAGTTGCTACTGGACAGATGTACTTCATCAAAGATGATACAAAGTTAAGTACAGAAGATGGTTACGAGGTATTTGTAGCCGGAACTGCAGCTGCTGTTGCATGGGCAAATGTAACTGGAAAACCAACCGCATTTACACCAGCAGCTCATACTCAGGCGATCTCTACAATCACTGGATTACAGGCAGCTCTTGATGGAAAAGCATCTACTGCTACATTTGGTAAGGCAAGTGCTTCTGCTGCAGGCACTAATGGTCTGGTACCAGCTCCTGCTGCAAATCAGCAGGGTCTCTACCTTAGAGGTGATGGTACTTGGGCAACTCCAACGAACACCACTTATACTAATATGGTAGCTGCTACCGCAGATGCTGCAGGTAAATCGGGTCTTGTACCGGCTCCAGGTGCAGGTGCACAGGGAAAATATCTCCGTGGTGATGGAACTTGGCAGACACCTACAAATACCACCTATAATGTATTTAAAGGTGCTACAACAAGTGCCGCTGGTGGTACAGGTCTTGTACCGGCTCCAGCTGTTGCAAACGTATCTCAGTTCTTAAGAGGTGATGGTACTTGGGCAACACCTACAGATACCAAATTTACACATCCAACACATACCGCATATGCATCTGGATTCTATAAGTTTACATCCGATGGACTTGGACATATTACTGCAGCAACAGCAGTTACAAAATCTGACATTACGGCACTTGGAATCCCAGGACAGGATACAACATACAAAGTATTTACCGCTGCTTCTGCAAATGCTGCTGGTTCTACAGGTCTTGTACCACAGCCTGCTGCTGGTAAACAGGGTATGTTCCTTCGTGGAGATGGACAGTGGGCAAAACCAACTGATACACAGTATGGTACCGCAACTCAGAAGGCTGCTGGTCTTATGTCTGCTGCAGACAAGACACATCTGGATGCTTGTGAAGAGTGGATCATCTCCGCTACTGCACCATCTAAGAACTGCATGTGGTTAAAAACCGCTTAAGGTTTTAACATAGATACATTCTTGTAACTATAAACTAAATTTAGAAAGTGAGGGATTTCATTATGGCATCCGTAAACGAAGAAATCACAGGAAAAGAACACTCCAAAGGATGGGAACTTTCCAATAAATGGTACCCGAAGAACTGGTCCAAAGCTAGACTGAAAAATCTGGTTAGAAAAGGCCTTCTTTATGACTGGGAGTACACAATTCTGACAGGTGAAGACTATCCGGCTTAATCCGGTAATAAGAGACATAGAACCACTAAGGTTCTATGTCTCTTTTAACGTTTTGGTAAGCCAAATAAGGAGGTTATATTATGAACTTTGAAGAAATGAAAGAGGTATCGTTTTCAAAAAGAGATATCGGCTGCAGCAAGTTATTACATACGCCAGTTGAGGCTTATAAATACCATGATACCGAAATGTATTTGCTACCACTAACGATGGAAAATTACGAAGACCCATTGTTTAAAGAGGTTTATCCAGTGATCGGAACCGTGGTAGATTTTGCGGTAGATGTTACTGATAAAGAAAATGAATCTCTTAAGAAAGACTTTGGAAAGTTAAAAATTGTACCAGATGGTTCAGGGATTCGTACAGACGGAAAAGACTTCTACGTAAGACACTGGCATATGATTATCAAGATTTCGTATGTGGTAATTACTAATCCTTATGCGATAGATGAGTGGTATCGGACGTTTGCCTATCATCCAGAATTTGAAAAAGAGTTTACAGAGGTCGTCAAACCAACGAAAACCATAAAACCGTTGTACGATATGATTTATAATTGGAGTCGTATAGACTTAATCGTACAACGAGTCAAATGCCAAAAGATTATGGAAAATGTAACCACATTGGAAAATCGGTTGTTACAGTTAGATCTTATAAAATAGGAGGTTATATTATGACAATAGCAGAAAACAATGAACTTGGAGAACGATGTCGATATTTAACTAGGCGGCGAAGAGCATTACAAGAAACGCTTAATAATCTATCCGAGGATGATCCAGATTTTGAAAACAAACGCAGTAATCTACAAAAAAATATTGATGACATCTGGATAGAGGAAAAAAGCATCAGTTGTAAATTAACTGTACCACACGAACCGGTGACATTTGATGTACCTATAGAGCATAAACCGAAACGTGACTACATGGGCATACCGAATCCAAATAGTTATGCCGAACGAGTAGCACGAGCACAAGCAGAAGAACGAGAAAACGTATTACCAACTCAATGGTATGGTATGGATTAAGATAGAACCTGTTTGGGTTCTATCTTTTTTGCAACGTTCTGGTAAGCCAAATTTAAGGAGGTTATATTATGTATTACGACGATTTAGACAAATCGAAAATGATCGATGGTTGGAAGCGTACCACGCATAACGACCCGCACTATGGATTCTATAATCCTGTTTATCTATTGGAAATGAAAGAAGAGTACATGAATGATCCATTCATGGATCTCTTACGAAATGAACACAAGCACTACTGTCTTTCTGGTTTTATTGGAATCCGTCCAGAATGTGAACCAGTTTCGCCAGTCGTTCTTAGTTTTAATATGTTATCTAGCATGTTTCGAGTCGGTGATGAAGGGTGCGTCTATTGTGGTGGCAATAATGGAACGGTGCAGTTGATTTATGTGTTTTGCCTGCCGTCATGGAATGAATCAAAAGACTTAGCTGATCTGTGTAGCCATCATTTCTGGACAAATACAACAGATATCATTGATCGGTTTATGACAGATTTACAACCAGCTGAAATCACCGACGTACTAGATGCATTTACTGTCCAAGCGGCTCGAGATATCAGTAAAACGATCACCAGTTTAAACAACTTACAGAATGCATTAGATGATTATCAAGGAATGCGCAATGTTATTACAAGGCATATCTTCGATCGATTAAATGGAACCGAATATGAACTGGACCGTGAATGGTCCAAAAAATATATACACAAATCAGAAGATTGACAAAGGAGACATCATGGAATATAACGAAATGCAACAGCTGGTAACAAGCATCACAGATATTGGACATAGTCGATTGTTACAAACACCAATGCCATGCCGAATATACGATGGCATGGAATTATATTTTGTACCGATTAATGTCTACAATTATGGAGATCCGTTATTTAGTAAGAAATACCCGATGATTGGTGTCGTGACAGAAATCACGGATAACGATGACGAAGACTTAAAAAAAGATCTTTACAAAACCGTATGCTTAGAACACGTAAGTGATCTGCGCACAGATGGTACCCATCTGTATACCAAACAGTGGCATATGATCATACAGATCCACTCGGCATTGATTACCAATCCATATATGCGAAAAGGGACATACGATATGCTTATCAAATTACCAACTGAAGAGTTTGACAAGCAATATCATGCAGCAATCGAGCCATATCTCGAATTGAAACAGAAATCTTTATATAAGATGGTGACAAGTTGGAGCCAGATGGAATTAATCGAAGCCAAACAAGAGTGTTGTGGTGCATTTTATAAAGCTACCAAATTAGAAACCCGATTGCTTCAATTAGCGCAACTGCAAGAGGAAGACGAATGAGATTGCTAGAACCAGAAGAGGAGATGACTGATATTGATGAATTGGAATGATCATATTATTTATGCAATGAAGATACGTCCGGAAGATACCGGATACTGCTTTTATTTTTCCGGCATTACGATATACGAACGTGACGATGCGTTCTTAAAGATCTTACGAGATGCCGGGCACAACGACTATTATCAGACAAAAGTCTACTGTTTAGCATTAGGAAGAGACGTTCCTAAAGTTTACTTACAAGATATGAAATACTGGTTACTATGTAACCGATCCTTTATCGAGATGGCAAAACCCGTGGATCTTACAAAAATTACCAAAGGAATGCCGGGACTTGTAATCGCAGAAAAAGGAAGTAGCTGGTATAATGAAAGTGATACACCGGTACTCGAACGACCGGTAAGCGAATACCAAGAAATTACAAAAGTATCCAATCAAGTTACATTTGACGTGGTAAAAAACGTGATTAGTGACTCGATTGAGAATATGTATGGGCACGAAATCAATGAGCTGATAACCAATCGTACCAAGTTAATTAATCGATTGCGTCACTCATATATAGGAGAATAGGAGGAATTATGAATTATCAAGAGTACTTAAAAAATGTGCAGATCTATGGAGTTCCTGCACCAGAAGAAGCGCATGCATATGGAAACATGTATGACCAGTTTTGGATTACCGGATTAGATAAGTTCATTGTTGGTGAAGGACATTTAGAGCGATGGCTTCAGGAAACTGGTAGTCGTTACTATAACTGGTATATTGTATATGGTGAGTATCCGAAATCTTATCGTTGTGCACATGAATTACATATTCGACATTTGGATATTACGAATATAAAGCAATTAGGACCCAAATATATTGATGGGATTCCGTGTGATTTTCAGATATCCGTTGACCTGAAAATGAGAGGAACCATAGGATTGATCCTGACAAAATATGATTTACTCGAGGTTTTAGGATCAGAAGCATATGGTGAATACAGCTGTTCCGGCTCGTTTTCGGAGGATGTTTGGGAAACCACCGTCGCTAAGTTTAAACCATTATCATGGGATAACTTCTTCCATAACTTAGGAAAAGGAATTACAATTGCTGCAACCGCAGATGCTGTAAATACCGAACGAAACTTGAAGACTTTAGGATACGAAATTATGCGAGCACTAGATTCCGATAAGTGTAAGGAGGATACCGATGGAAGCAACTAACTTAAAAATCACGTCTCTGTTTCTAAATGGATCAGAATACAACAACCGTTGCTTTGCTTGTTTTTACATTCAAAATGTTACGAGAGACTGTCAGGAATTGAGTCGTATGATCGAGATGGTTTCTCAAACGAAGAATTTCGATATTATTGCGGTATTACCAGATACCGAACATAACAAAATGCAGCTAACACGTGGAACTGCAACACTTGACCGTCTGATGTCTTTAAGCAAACCTTGGGAATTGATGGTGATCCCGAAAGATTTGTATTTATTAGAACCAGCAGATCAAATGCCTTGTTACGATCTACGTAAATTCCATGCAATTGTCCGTAATGGTGGAGATCCTTGTGATTATATCCGTATGCGCAATTTCATTCAAAGTGTAGAAACAGATTATGCCAAACGGCAATTAGGAACCAGTGATTGTAGCGAATCTTTGTTATTTGGAATTGAACGAAGAGACTATCCAACTAGCTGGTTTTATCCGGAAAATGGTATGCATTATGTGATGACCGGAATATTAATGGAAACACCGGATAAAGAAAAATTCAAAGGATTTGTAATTGATGTTCCATTAAAGGAAAGACTTTCGTTTCACAAAAACTTTTCTTTACCTGGATATATCTGTGCATGGATGTTCGAGAAAAATCCGACCATTGAGATCGATTTTCATGACTATGATTTTCAACCATCCAAGTTGCAAGGAGACCTATCAACGTTTATTAATGGAAAACCCGTTATTGTGTCAGAAGACATCGTAAAGCACTTATCATATAAGGAGCCGGAAATTGAAATCCCTTATACAAACTGGGGAAAGGACGTGAAGCATCCTGTAGATTTTGAAGACTTTGCAGAAAATGCACGATCTTATGAAGAAGATGTGTCCAGTTATAGCCAAGGAGCTCCGGAAGAAAAACGAATGGTAAAAGAAGACATTATCACCCCATTCAAAGAAAAGGTCAAGGAATATGAGCAAGAGGAACGGGATCGAACATCTTCTATGACCCCACTTCTTATCCCACCAATCCGGGAAACCCGTTTCCATGCATTTGTGATAGACGTTCAATATGAGGACGTTGTACCATTTGTAGAATATAACAAACTTCCAGGATATATTTGTGGATATCTGCATATTGCTCCAAGTTACGTATTTATCGATTTTAACAGCTATAAACATGATCTACCATGTGTGATTACGGCTGGTGATACGATGTATCAAGTATACCCTTGGCTCTGTCAGCCAGTGCTTGTAAGCGATGATATTATCCCTCACTTAAATCCATCGGAACCAATAATCCGATTAGATAAACAAATGTGGAAAGAGGGGGACAAATTAAAACTTACATACGGCGAATGGGTAGATAAGTTACAAAAAGATATCCGTGAGTATGAAGAGCACAATAAAACTGCACCAGATTGCGCAACAATCCAGACCGAATATATCGGCGGACCATTCAAAGAAAAGATTAAGGAACTCAAAAACCAAGAAGTAAACGAACCAGAGAAGGAGGCGAGTGAGATGCCTGATGTGAAACCAGAAGAATCAACTCCCGAAAGTATCTTAGAAGATTCTGGATCTACGTTGGAAGACTTTAAGAAATGGGTTCGTGAGGTGATCGTAGAACTTCTTGAAACTGAAAGAAAAGGGGAAGATACCAAACAAGATGGTCTCAAGCAGTCTTATGATGTCGACGCTGCTGAATTAGACATTGCAAACGTCAAGGAGGACACTGAAATGGCAAAAGAAACTAAAATCAATACTGCAGTATTAACCACTTTCCCGTTAATCAACTGCTGTGGTGGTGAATTATGTTATACAAAAGATGGAAATCTTTTCTGGGTACTTGAGATGAACTCTTTTGGAAACCCAGAAGATAAGTGTTGGAAATTAATCCTGGAACTGGGCCTTCCAGTATTCTATCAGAACAGCCATGCAAAAGAAAGTATGGATACGGTTTATACAAGGATCTCTAATCCAGAAGATCCAAGATGGTACTGTAGCCCAAATACAGGCAAATTAGGATTTTATCCGGATGGTATCAATCCAGTCATTGCAAACTTTAGTCATATTGGTGTGCTATTGACAAATCCATTTGATGAAAACACTGAGTGCCGTGTTGCATATGGTGCTCATAAGCGCCCTGTACATACCGAAGACGCTATTCGTGCAATGATTGATTGTATCTGTGAGCATTATGGACGGGTTCCGAAAGATTTAGTTAACGCAATTGTGAACTACTATAGGGAGGACTGAATATGAGTGATTCAATTATTAAACTTAATGATGATAACAAACGTGCATTTAAATGCCTACGTGATTGTGGCTGGGAAATTGCAGCCACACAATCACTTAGACAAACGGCAATTGTAATTGATGCCGGGGTGTTTGGAAATCCAGATGATCCGTGCTGGAAATTACTTGTAGCCAGCAAGTTACCAATGTACTATACCGTATGCAGCGGAGTCGATAACGGAAGTTATTTCCACATCAACGACCCAGCAAATATGCAGTGGGCGGTTGATTTAAATAAAGATGGACGAATCGGGATGCTTGCATTTGATGTGGACGACTATGTGAGTGTAAAAATACGAGATTTCTGTGTACTGCTTACAAGTCCATTACAAATTCCGGACGAATTTAAAGTAATTGGAAATCAGGAGTTTCCAATTAGCCGAGCAATTGAAATGATCTGCGATAAGGTTTGCGAAAACTATCCTGGTCATATCGGAGAAGATTTTGTGCAGGCTCTGGTAGAGTATTATAAGGAATGAGGGTATGTAAATGGATGCTGTTGTAAAAATGGATAAAAATGATCCGGAGTCTTATGTAGACAACGATGGTGACTGAAATGATAGAAGGATTACCGGTTGGTAATCCTTCTATAAATCTTGTTATTCTGTTTCTTCTTCGGTTGCAGAGTCTGCATCGGTAAGAAGCATCAGATAATCGATATCGCTACGGAGATTCTCGATATCAGTGTGCGAAGCATATAATTGATCTGCTTCTTCATGATCAATTGTTTTGTGTTCTACAGATAACCCTTTGCAATATAATATCGCATTTTCTTCATAACTAACATCTGGATTAGGAATGAATGGTTCAGTTTGTCTATATGATGGATATTTGGCAGATTCGCCAATAAATATTTCAAAGCCATTTTCAAGGATATCATAACATAGTTCTCCTCGCGATGCGTCGCCCATATAGTAATAGCCTGATTTTGTCATATCATTTAACTCCTTTCATATTTACATATACACCGGTTTTATTTAGATCTTTGAATGTTAATTCTTGTTTTCCATCTACAGTAATGGTTTGATCATTCACGATCATATCTTTGATAAAATATCCAGAAATCTTGGTGTCTGATATCTTATTAATAGTAATAAATGAAAATCCACCGACGACGGATTCCACGATCCATGTGGATCTGTATTCTCGAATTTGATGATTCGAGCGAATGTCATAATTTCCATCAGATGGGATTTTAAATACACGAGTGGATTTATATGATGTATATGAATTGACTGATGATAATTTATAATCTGTAATTTTAGATGAGCAATATACGGTATCACCCTTCTTAAAGTACCCATGTAATATAGATTCTGGTGTGTCACTTTTATTTGTAATATATGTGACGCCATTGATAGATTCATATTGTACATATGTGATTCTGTCGGTATCACTATTACTGCTATAATGTGCACCTGTAGCTATATACAAAATGTTATTATTCATATGATCGATTACAGTTAATGATCGTGGGTCATTACTATCATTTACCATGTACGCACCAGTCAACATCCCATTTATCGAATCTGTGGGATATTTTGTTGTTAACTTTGTTTCCGGATTATATATGAACATCTCGGGACTACACCAGTATGTAGAAGTACCTGGATAATGGACCGCCCGTGTTATAATTCCACATTCGCTGGTGGGATAATTTTCTCCAAAAAAATAATAGCTATTTGTAGTTTGTACAGTTACATTTGATAAAGTTATAGAATTATCATCATTTACACTAACACCGCATGTAGACCATGCTCTAAAGTAATTACCAGAGGTATTACCATATCCCCAAATAAAGTATCCCATATTATCCATAATTTGCATACCGTATGTAACAGCCGACGTTGGTGTATAATATCCTTTTACGTTAGTTGTGATACCACTTGGAAATGTTCCTGTACTTATCGTATATTTTTGTACATCTATAATATAACAAGAAGTGGACGATGAACTAATACTTCCAACAAGTATTCGTTTACAAGCATGATCTAATTGGGTAAACGTACGTGCCTTACTAAATCCAATTGGAGTTGAAAAAATCATTTCTTCGGATGTAGTACCATCAAATCTCCACAATGAATCTCTGTATGAAAACGTAGTATTTCCTGTACCAGGATCGACGGTTTTTACTTGTATATAACTTGCATAATAGATATAATCGGCTGATGGAATTGCAAGTGGCCTGGAATCGAGTGAATATCGACTTCGTCCGTATTGCCGTTGATCGTCTATATAGTAATAAATACATGTCGTAAACGAAAATAATCTTGTAAATTGTAGTGATCCCTCGGAATAAGTCACCTTATTCATATATGCTACTATGTTATTATTCGATGTATTGTATGAACTTGTATAAATATAAGGGTTATTTATAGTAATTGCGTACAATTCATTTTTAAATATAAAAATTTGTTGCATATACGTTTCGGCGGTTCCAGCATTTTTTAAAGTTCTAGTTTTTGGAAATGAACTATTTGAAATATAGTATACTGGTGATACATCTGAATATGTATCATATATTTCACTAGGAGTAATAACCATGATATTATCTGACGTGCTGGAATCTCCACCAATACCACTCCCAGTACCGACTGTATTCATATTAAGAGGCATATCACAAACCTCCTCTCACAACTAAAGTAGCGGATAAGTTCATTGAAGGTTTTTCTCCCCAGGCATATATCGTTACTTTACCGGTTTCTTGTTTATAGCCACTGATCTTATAAGAACCAATGGCATCTATTAAATTCTGTGTATTTGCATTTATAATCAAGTCTAATACATTGGTGGTAGTAATTTTAGAGTTAGAAATAACGTAACTATATGGAGCTGAACTACCAGTCCAGTTAGCGGGTGCTAAGGTTATTGCTGCTAAATTGCTATTCTGAAACCAGAAGTTTTTCTCATCACTGTTTTTCACAGTGATGAAATCTTTTATTCTCGGAATAGCAATTTAGAATTAACGAACACCAATGTCACTAAAAACACAGGCAAGATTTCTACGTTGACGACCGATTTGGATGCAACGAAAGACCAAACAATAACTGCTACTTTAGCAACAGCTAGCTGGACAGGTGCTTCTGCTCCGTATTCTTACAAGATTTCAAACTCTAAAATTTTAGCAAACAGCAACGTGGACATTAGTCCTGCTTCTTCGGTAACGGATGCACAAGCTTTGGCATACGTTGCCTCTGCTTTTGTGCCTGGAGCTGTCGCTGCGGGATCTGTCACAATTAAAGCATATGGTAAGAAACCGAAAGTAGACTTACCAGTTGTCTTGCTAATACACGGAAAGGAGAAATCATAATATGGGTGGAATGGTAACAATTGGTTCCAATCCAGGTTTATGGGGAGCGTCTTTAGGACAGTATGCTCCAAAACCTTGTGTGAACCTGACAGCAAAACCCTCGAATGGAGCAGTTCTCTTAAAGTGGGAAGATCCAGAAGATTATACCACCACAGACAAATATCCAGTAGAGTGGGCTTACACAAGAATTGTACGTAAGACCGGAAGTTATCCCGTAGATGAAAACGACGGAACCGTTGTAGTGACAAACTCTACGAGAAACCAATACAAGTCCAAGGCGTACACAGATAGTGGATTAACGAACTATACGACGTATTACTACAGAGCATTCTCTTGTAGTACAGACGGCGTATACAACCACGAACAAGTACAGGCAACCGTTACCCCAATTCCTTGGAAGGTTATGACGGTTATTTTAAACCTTGCAAACAGTAATCCTTCTAATATCGGAACATATTCTGATGATGCAGTTACTATGAGCTCTGGAAAAGATGTGGAAGCTTGGAAAGAATTTTTTGGGTATAAACCATGCTTATTTAAAGATGGAAAAGTTGTTGGATATTTAAACCCAAATGATTATACCAAATTTGAAGATGGATCTCCTGCTGATATTACTTCAGGTAAAGCTGGTGATGTTATGATTCAGTTCCCGCGTCGTGGTGTAAAGATATCTCGTTCTGGAAAGGTTGTAAAAGTGTCCATGACAGATAATCCAAATGACCCCAATTTCAAGTACTATGCTCATCAGAGGGGATCCGCAGACAAAGATTATTTTTATATGGGTGTATATCTTGGATACGTAACCGGAAATAAACTTCGTAGTTTGTCTAACAAAACTCCATCTGTAAATTATTCATTAAATCAGTTTGATTCATATGGTAAAAACAATGGAACTGGTTATGGATGCCTTGGATGGTTTCAATGGTTGTTTGTACAGGTAATGTACGTACTTCAATTCAAAGGTAACTTGGACTCACAGTCTACGATTGGATATGGTTGTACCGGTGATAACACGCCAACTGGTTCTACAAATACAAAAGGACTCTTTTATGGTACGTCTAGTTCTGGAAATTCCGTTAAAGCGTTCGGACTGGAAGACTTGTGGGGACACTTGTATCAATTTGTTAACAATTTTTACAGTGGAAATTATCATGTATGGACAACCACAGATGATACCATTACAGATGTGAATAAATATACGGACAATGGTTCTTTTGGTTCTAACAGTTCTTGGGGTGGTAATTTCTATACATTGTGTATTGGTACTACCGAAGCTGGTTTTGTGGTAGATGGAAACTCTGGAACAGGTTCATCTTCAACATATTTTTGCGACAATGCCAATTTCAATAGCGGCAACGTTCCTAATGTTGGAGGCAATTGGAATTCCAATTCCGATTATGGGTTGTTCAACTTTTGGTGCAATAACTCCCGTGATAATAGCAATAGCAATTATGGTTCTCGTCTAGGCGATGACGTTAAACACGTCGAGAACCTATACTATACACAGGAATAACCATGGTATGCTTATACCATACGGAGCATCGACCTTACCACTTGGTAGAAAACTTACAGGATAGACGGTTGTTGGTAGGGTACTTCTTTTGATAGTATTTCGAAGACTATCGAAAGTCAATCGCCCAATCAAAACTTGCAGGAGGTTAATATATGCTTAGAGTTGGATACCTGTACGAGAAAATTTGTACAATTGAAAATATTAGAGAAGCACATAAACATGCTAGAAAAGACAAACTTTTCTACAAAGAAGTGAAGATGGTTGATAGTGATCCGGATTATTATTTTGCGCAAATTCGGGATATACTTCTCAACCATACATATAAAGTAGGTAAATATATTGTCGAAGTAATCAATGAATCTGGAAAAGATCGAACTTTGATGAAACTTCCATACTTTCCAGATCGTATTATTCAATGGGCAATTATCCTACAAATTGAAACCCATTTAGCGCGCACGTTTACGTTTCATACGTGTGCTTCGTTACCAGGTCGAGGACAAGACCGGTGTATCAAATTAACAGAAGCATACTTACGAGATGTAAAAGCAACACAATATTGTCTAAAGATTGATATCCATCATTTCTATCCATCCATAGATCGAGAAATTCTAAAACAGAAACTCCGTCGTATTTTCAAGGATCCAGAACTGTTATGGTTACTCGATTTGATTATTGATAGTCCGCCAGGAGACCGAGGGATTCCCATTGGATCTTATCTTTCACAATATCTGGCGAACTTTTATTTGTCTGACCTTGATCATAAAATCAAGGAGGTGTACCACTTTAAAGAAGTCGTTCGTTATATGGATGATATGACACTTTATAGTTCCAGTAAGAAGAGGCTTCAATTCTTCTTACATAATAATTTAATGTGGTTACTTGAAAAAGAATACCATCTGGAACTAAAGGGGAATTATCAGGTCTTTCCAGTAGATGGCCGAGGTGTTGATTTCTGTGGATATGTATTTTATCACGGGTATACAAGACTTCGTAGACGAACGAAAGAACGCATGATTGAAAGGATGCTGGAATTACGTAAGAAATATGAAGATGGTAAAATGATTACTGAACATGATTTTGGCACGTTTAATGCCTATCAAGGAATCTTAAGCCATTGTAATAGTTTCCATTTATGGGAGAAGTATATGGAACCTGTGATTCCTGCAATTGAGTTATATCGTAAGACTCACAAAATGAAAGCGTACAAAGTTCATCCAAAATTTGAACGACGAATTGCTACAAGTTTACCGGATGATACTATTTACGAACAAATGGCAAATGTATATGAGCTATAGGATCTAAGTCCTATAGCTCATATTTTAATCGTAATATACGAATGTTAACGTATTATCTGTTGGTACAACGCCTTTCCAGATCCGAAAATACGAACACTCATACGTTATACCTCCTCGTCTCCGGAAAGTAATTTTAAGTAATCAAGATCGGCTTGCTGCTGCTCGAGTGTTTCTTTCATAATCTGCATCTCAGATTTTGGATATTCTGCGAAGATTGGTTCCACGGGATCTTTTGTGGTATCCATTTTTACCAGGTATTGATTTTCTGGTATGGATATTTCAGTATATGTAAGATCTCCTTCTGGTTTTGAGAATCCAGATCCTTGCATGAAAATCGTTCCTTTTGAATCATAAATAACTTGCATAGCAGTTCCTCCTTAAATATACGAAATTTCAAATGTTAAATCTGTTTTAACTTTGGCACTAAGTGCACGACATGATGTTCTGTTGGTGCTAACACCAATAATAAGTGCGGATTGACTTACAATAACGCGAGGGCCACAATCAGTATAATCGCCGGTGCCGTCAAGATATTCATTCCCATATTCATATCTTAAATAATTAACAGTCAGTGTTACATTATTTGGATCAGTCTTAAAATCCATAACAGATGTTGGTAATCCAAATGTAAGCCTGAATTCACGTGGTGTATTCGTATTAAGATTCATCCATTTGATACCACGTATTTCTGATATATTATATGCACTTAAATCTAAATATAATAGTTTTGCCATGTAATTATAATCACCACTTAAATTTACATATAAGTTATCATATAAACACATGCTACCAGATGCACTGAAGTTTCGTGATATATTTTCTACCGTATCAGTTCCATATGAGTCCATTGTATGTGATAGATATAACGTATTACTTGGGACTGTAAGTTTACTGAACCATTCGTTATCTGCGAGGTATATACATTCATTATACGAACCGGCCGGCACAGTTACTTTCAGTATAGATTCGACAGAGTTTTTGCTTAAAGTTCCAACTTGATATCCATTGTTATTATAGAATATCTTTGAAGCAAGCACGTTTTCTGGATTTGCAGTAGCATCCGTAATTGGTTTTTTAGCAACCCCTTTAATACCGATCATGATCTCACCTCGCTTCCAATTAATACCGTAATTGGTATATTTGTAGAGGGTTTTTTTCCATATGCATATAAAGTAATACTACCACTTGTTTGAGTACCAGCTACAACAGATGCATCCATCCACGCGTTTGCGGTAGTAGTATCTGTGGAATTTAAGACAATATTGATATCATTAGTTGCAGTCGCACCAGTTACTGATACCGTATATGTATATGGTACGCTAGAACCAGACCAGGACCCATTTGCTAATGTGATATTCACTTTCTTATATTTATCGGCTTTAGAGCCTAAATTGCTATTCAAATCATCTGACTGAATAACGGTTCTGTAAAATGACCATTTTGGTCACTTTCACCAAAGTAGGCCTGTTTTGTATAAATTATAATTTAGATGAAATTTGCGATTCTAAACATTGTCATAATGAGTTTGAGTTTTACAAATTTTGCTTAAAATGAGATCGCCACAACACACACCTGCGATGGATTTTTGAGTAACAAACTTAGAAAGGAGGTAAGTATCTATGGCGACAACAACGACTTATCATGCTCAATTAATTAAGTACGATTCGTCTGGTAACCAGAGTATACTGAACCTTAAGAACACAGGAGACGATGTAAGCATCTCCAGAAGTTCAAATGGAAACTTGCCGAGTACTGTAACTTCGGCACAAACTTTAGCAAATGCATTTGGATCTTTAGCATTCAAATCAGCAGTTGTTTACAACGACGTCAAAGGTATCGTTTCAAATGAACTGACTGTTTCGACTGAAGGCAAGATCGCAGATGCACGTGCAATCAAGACGTTAGCTGACAAGATTGCGACCAATGCATCTAACATTACTAAATTGAATAGCAATTTAACGAATATTACCTTAAATGCAAGTAGCTGGAGCGGAACTACTGCCCCATATTCATATGTCATTTCGAATGCGAAAATTACTACAAGCAACGTATTAGATTTGATTATCAATACAAACACACAAGCATTAGTAGATGCTTTGGGTAGTTATAAAATTTCTGGATATAAACAGGAAGCTGGAAAAATAACGATATATGCTTGGGGTGAAAAACCTAGTGTTAATTTAACAGCATCGCTAGTTGTGAGAGGAGGTTTATGATATGCCTCTTAATATGAATACAATAGGAACTGGTACTGGAATTGGTGGCGGATCTGGAAATGGCGAATCTGTATATGGATCTCCGAATACCGCAATTATTGATAACTCCACAAAAATTAACATGAGTACGGTTAAAGTAGGTAAATCCATTAAAACTATATATTCACCAATATACAACGTCATTGGTAATGATGGTACATATATGTATGATAATTATAATGCCAAGTTAACACGTCATAAAATGACAGTCAACACAAATAATACATTTGATGACAGTGGGTATACTACGACTGTATTGATTAGTGCGAATTGTTACTGCGCGGTTATGGTAGATAAATATATCTATTATTTAACTGACTCTTCAGCTAACACGTGTCTATATAAATATAATATAGAAACCGGTACACGTACGCAGTTATTAAATACTTCTTTCGGTACCACTCTTAATTGGTCAACAAGTTATCAAAATAACGGCGGTTCGGATCTGTTTTCATATTCCCATATTATGTTAGATGGTTCTGTATATTTCGTATATATGTGCAAATCTTCTACATATTCAGAAAATCAGGAATATCAGGTACTTCTTGTAAGAGATAATTCATCATCTGGATGCAGTGTCATTGGATATTCACAATCGAATAGTACACTCAATTTCTCACATGCAGGTACGAATTGGAGTAGTACATCAACAAGCAATAAAGGGTTCGATCGTGTCTGGGCGGCAAATAATGAAAACATTGGAATTGTGAACATTGTTGACGATGGTGAATATTATAACGTATATTTTGGAAATTTGTATATGTATCTTGATGGATATACCTATGGATCTCTTTGGAATCGAACTTTTGCGTTGTACCGTGATAAATGGAAAATGCAAATTGGAAAATCAACGCATACCGTAGCACTTACACAAGTCTCGTCAGATAAACTTGATAGTGTGAAAGCTTCAAACACAATAAAATGCTTACCATATTCATATCCACGAGGAACGACTCTGTATATTACAGCTGGAGACGAGATAGAGTATGTAAGTACAAGTATATATTATGCTGGGTATTTCGGAAATGTATATGTATATCATGATGAAAAAGATTCTTATGACATTACAAAAATAACCAGTCGGGATATTAGCGAAATGACATCACGTGATGATGATGGTAAATTTGAAACCAACTCAACGACGGCAACATGGGCGGTGTATCCATGTAAATATCGTGACATTCTTATTATCACATATAAATATAATAGTGATGACGATGCTGCTTACTGGTCGTATGTTTATCCTATTGATTTTACTAAAACATCAGCTGGCAATGATGGTGTATATACTAAAGTAACTTGGATGTTCAATAAGGGTGATACCATCATATGTGATAGCGGCATATTATCATATACATATAACAGTACAACGAAATCAGTCAACAATACTAGCTATAGAGTTACAACTACAGGGTTGTATGAGTTTAGGCTTAAATTAAAAACTGCTGGAGAACAATCCAGTTTTATTATCAAAACATCTGGAGGAGCGATTGTGTGTCCTGGTATCAAGTTCGTCAATAATACCCACATATCTGGATATTTCATCAAAGGTTTAAAAATCAACGGTACTGAAATCACAACTTCGGGGTATCAAACAGTAACAGGTACATTTAACGGACGTGTAACGATTTCCAAATAAGGAGGTACAACATGGAAAAAATTAATAGCGGTTACCATAAAAAAGATGGTACAGAACTTTGGTATGCTATCAACGATAATGGGTTCGATATCTATTTTGGAGAAAATGCGAAATATCCAAGCATTTCACAGCCAGAACCATACATCCCATATCCAAATCTCTCATATGAAGAGAATGCGAAAAAGATGTGTGAATCTATGCATAGTGATGGTACGGAAGAGAAACCAAAAACAATTGAAGACCGTATTACAGATATCGAAGCTAATGTCGATTATCTAATGCTGCTTACCGATGCTGATTCTGCAACAGAAGAAGAAACCAAATAAAAATAAAGGACTACGACAGGAACGTCGTAGTCCTTTATTTTTATTAATACATATCCGCAATTTTTGTTTTTGTTAACTTAAACAAACGGTTTATTTTCCGCTGTATCTTCATGGTTCCATTTACACATGCACGGAATCTTCTATGTTTAACTTCGTAAAATGGCAACCAGTCTTTAAACCCAGTCATCGCGTAAACGCTCAAAGCTTCAGTACTCATAGGATATAGTCCAACACTTTTGATATATTGCCTACGCTTTTCTTTGATTTTCTTTCGACGAATTCGTTTATTCATATATTACTCCTATGCCGGTAGAAACAGTGGTGGCACTAAAGCATCATATCGTTCGCACATCGACATATGGTACAAGCTATATGCCATGCAGGTTTCTCCATAGTTGAGATACGGATGCTGAATTCCTGGATCGGTATTGTGTGCAATCATATATTTTGCAATTGCACGTTTTCGCTTCGTAAATCTAAAGTTGTAACGCAAGAAATATCGTACGGCGGCATCAATCCCCATAGGTGAACAAACCTCAACCGGACAAATCTCTTTCAATCTGTAATACTCTGTCATCGTTGGCGCTACTATAGACTGATTTAAAAGTTTCATTTTCATATGTTTCTTTTCGATTCGTTTGTTCATTTAGTTTTCCTCGTCTTCGTAATCAGACTCTTTATATAAGGTTTCTGCATTTTCAATCATATATTTCTGAAGTTTCTCGTATGCTCTTGTTTGAGATCCTTCGTCAAATCCTCGATAACGAACACGTGCTGGAAAGACTCTCAACTCATCTCCATCTTTGGCATAGGTAAGTGCCCAACCAAAGATATGTAAGAATTGATTGGTGATTTGTACCAGTCCCGTATTTCTGAATTCATCCCAGCTTTTTTCCACAGGATTCCACTCATCTGGTAATTCGTTTTTATCTTTTGATGGATATTTCCCTGTTTCTTTGTAAGCGTTATATTCTTCAACCGTAGTAATTCCATGATCCGTATATCTGCCACACATATAAGCTCTAACACCTGCAAGTATATGTTTTGTTTGAACATCTGGATCATCGAGGTTTTTATCTGTTGTTATAGTCTTACTTTCAACTAATAAGATCAATGAAATATTTAAGGTAATATCCCAAGCATCCATATCAGAAAATATAGCTTGTTGTAACGTTGTACCTGATTTAAATGCAACATGTCGGATGTTTGATGGTATTAAATAACCATCATGGTAATCGCGTAATGTCTCCGTTACGAATGCTTTCATCATACAACTAACTGCACCGCGCGTACACTCTTCAATAATAACACCATCGATAGCTACACGCCCGAGGCAGTATATAGTTAAGAGTTCATTATAATACAACTTAATAAATGGATGATCTTCATCAATGAAAATGTCAATCAACAAATCATTGAATTGAGCCTGTTCGTTCGGTGGTAGTTCTTTCTTCTTTGATTTTGCAGGTGTTTTTCTTGCAGATTCCGGCAATTCCTCGCCAAATGGTTTTTCAACTTCTGATATAGTGTTCATTTCATCAATTTTCTCCGGCATACGCTCTATAATATTTTTGGTTTGTTCTTCTGATGGAAACCAGCAGACATGCTCTTTTAAACATGCATCTATCAATGCATGATTGTATGCATAACGTATTAATCCATTTGTGCTGCGGGATTCCTTGTGTTTGCTGTCCATTCGACATACATGTGTCCAAACAACAATGTCATACACTAATTCGACATATTTTGAAAGTGCTATATCTGGGTCTACTTGATTACGGAAATCTTTCCAAGTGGTATATAATAGATGATCATTATATAATGCAAACTCTGTATATCCATCTGGAAATTCTGGATCATTTACGAGATTCCTAATTTCATCAATATTTGTTTTTCGATAAAATCTTCCATATGGAGCACGATCTCTATAGCATTTGTAAATCAGATCGATAATAACTTCATAATCTGTTTTAATCCAATGATTGCGTGCTTCCATAAAGTTTCTATATAAGATTCGCATATCGTTGCATTCCATCATGTTTTCGATCTCAGATTCATCAATAACAACTGGAACGTTAGTAATTTTAAGTTCAGCTGCAAGAACCTCTAAGAGAAACAGTTCCAAACTCCCAAAATTGATAGGTTCTTTCTTTTGTGCCCGGATATACAGATTGATGTTGTGAATCAAAATTGATATGATGCCTCGGTAATATGCAGTTCTTACTATCTCATATCGCCAATCATAGATTGGAATTTGATGTGTTAACTCAAATTGTTCCGCCCACAGTTTTGCAAGTTCATCACGGTGAACCCGAAGAAATGGTTTGTAAACTTCGAATCCTGGATTCTGTAGCATTTCGTCAATCTTTTCTTGCTCGTAGATAATAGGAGAAAGAGAAGATTCTGTATTAGTCTCTTGGTTTGAATCTTCTTCGGTGCCTTTCTTTCTGAAAAAGTCTAATATCTTCAATTGTGTCTCCTTTCTAAATCTCACCTTTCAGTGTATTTTTGGTCATCAGACCAGTGGTTACCAAATCACTGCTTAAGCCCATCGACAATAAGTATACGTTAACGGTATTCAACGTTGTCTTATTTTCTACGTTGCTCTCGCTTTCATCGATTCGGTAGTAACCTTTAGTACTAATGTCTCGCTGCATCTGGTTCTTCATGACCATATCATCAGATCTCGGACCATTTAACTCTCTTAAGCAGTTCGTTAATCCCATACTGATCAGCATAGTATTTTCAAGGTCAGAGCTTCGACCATTCTTGTCATCTCCGACTAACTGGTTCGTGATTGGAGACCTGGTATGAATATTGGTACTAAGGCCGTTTTTATGCATAACGGTCTGTTGGGTACGCTTAATATTTAAGAAGATGCTAGGAACCGGTAACGGCGTTCTTACAATGTTTTCTTTATCCATCGTAATATTCGGTAAATAGATATACTCAAATAATGGGATATTAAACGCCTTGCTGGTTTTATTTAACGCATCCATATTAATTGGAGCATCATAGTCTACGGTATGTAATTGTAAATAGGCTTTCGGATCTGCAAAGAATCCTTTAAACCATCTTCCAAACTCTGCGTCACTCATCCCTTCGAACCGATCCCGGTAGAACTTCTCATTCATACCGGAAGGGTCAATCATCTTAAAAAACTTAAAGATTGCATCCTGCATTTCTTTTCGTTTTGCTGGAGTCATGGTAGCCATCAGTCTTCACCTCCAAAGATAAAATGATAGTAGTTATCCGACTTGTCATATCCAAACTGGATAATCTGTCGATCCTGGTTTTTCGTTTCTGCAATTCCAATTCCAAAGACATCTTTGCTCTCATTTACTTGGAATAAGACAAAGATTCCAAGTCCCGGTACGTATACAGCATAACGAATTTCTTCACCGCTGTAACCATCAACCGCTGGTTTAATCATCTTACAAAGATCCACTTCTTTTTCCGATTTTAAGAACATCAATGCTTCTGGTTCGATCTGGAAGTTAACTCCACTTGTATTCATATATTGACGAATCAGATCACTGTCAATTTTCTCAATCGCATACATAAAATCGGAATTGATCTGAGTTCTAGCACCGTCTCTGGTCATCAGTTTCTGGTCAGAGAAGTATCCATTTCCAGTAATAATCCATCCATTCCACTCAACATCGATGCTCTTATTAGAGATATGATCTCTATAACGATTAAACTCATCCGTCATTGGCATTGCTTTCAAGAACGCCGAATTTGGATGTAATTGATCTAAGATTGCAAAGTAATCTGGCTTGGTTTCTACCATACGGTAAATATCAGTCCGGATCTGACTGGTGACATGAATATTACACATATCTTCGATATACGTAGTGAACGGTCGCATATCCCGATCCATGATATCATCGTTTCGTTTATGGATCGCTTTCATGAATAAGTAGATGATGCTTTCTATCGTTTTCATGAAGTGGCCAATGTTACGCATATTACATCCACGCATGGTCTGAACTTCTGTAAAGAACATCTGAATCAGCATCTCTAAGTAACTGCCAACAACACCATCAATGGCAACATCACTCCATCCAGCGGTATGAAACTTATATGGAAGTAACTTCTCAAAAATGGTATTCGTAATGTCTTTTCTGAAGTCTTTTAAGAACTCCAGATACTCACCGGTTGCTGTTCCACGTGGACTTGGATATGCATGCATATCACAAATCAAGCCCCAAACGGTTTCACAATCATGTGGATCAATCGTGACACATTCCATAGCCTGCATCAAACGTTCCCCAGTCTGACGAACATCTGGATATCTTGGATGATCCAAACAACTTTTCTGGATCTCATCTTTTAACATGACGTATTCTTTCCATAACGTCACATCGGCTAACACATCTGTATGTTGTACGAACTTGTCAATTCCAAGTTCCATTTCGAAGTCATCACAGTATTTATTGTAGACAATCGGACGGCTTCCTTTGTCAATCCATTTCTGTAAGACTTCATGATAAAAAGAAATTGCAACGGGTGTTCTACGTTCACTCTCCGGGAAATTCGGGTAATGGTTTAACATATCCATTCCACGTTCCACGTTTATATGATCTGTAGAATACCGCGTTGCAAGTATATTAGTTGTATTCATATGTAAAATACTCCTTTTATAGTTATATATCATATGTGTGATATCATACATAAAGGAGGTGAGATATATGAATAATTCAGCCATGAATATCGTCACACGAAGTGTTGTCATGCCACACCGTGGTGATAAAGACTGGGCTCGAAAAGTCATTGAACTTGCTAAAGCCCGCGAGCGTGGTGTAGATGCGTATAACGCGTATCTTAGAGAACACAACGCAGAGACAGGCTCAGCAGCATTTGCTGTACGAGTTTAGTCTCGAAAGTATGGGGAAGCTTGTCTTCCCCGTATTTTTTTGGATATCTCACCTCTTAGAGAAACGTTACGGGTATTCTAATAACTCATAACAATCTTTTTTCGGTCCTCTTCCGGTTCAAGTGCGCGGTCTTTTGCTTTTTGTAAGTAGTCCAGTAAGGACATATAGTTCTTATCAACGATCTTTAAGTAATCAAAGGTATTCTTGTTACCAGCCATTACTTGGTCTTTGAGTTTCTCTTTGACTGCATCAACCGCTTGGATCTTATGATGCATATTTTCATGTGTCTTGATTTCCAATTCCAATCCCAAAGATGGGATAAAAAAATCCGGGATATAGAAATGCTTTTCTCCGTTGTAGATATAGTAGTACGTATGAGGAGATGGAGCCATTAAATCATTTGGGTCCATTTCCATACACTCATCCATAAACTTCAGGAAATCAAGTTCATATGTACCAGTATAGGGGAACTTGTGTATATGGTCCGACCAAGTGTATTCTCCACTGATGGATCGATTCGCAAGCATTATTTTTTGTTGCTCTGGGTCGTTTAAGAGGGTGGTCTTTCCATATCGGTTGATCATACGTTTCTTAAAAGTCTCACGGTATTTTTCCTTACAAGCAGGATTCTCACAGAATCGCTTATATTTTCCAGTGGCTTCGTTCCAACCAGTTGGGTTACCACAAATCACACAACGACCAGCGTTCTTACCGGTACGTAAAAAATACACATATTGATCAGTGACCATATCTGTTGGAACCAGATCGGCATGTTTGCGATCAATATGTGTGATTAAGTGCTGTCCATCTTGAGCAATGTGGTCACAAAACGGACACTTCATTTTTTTGGTTCTAGGCATAAATGTTACACCTCCTAAATGTTTCCGCTTATACCACTGTTTTCAGTCCGGAAGACAAAAAAGAAGCGGATGTAAAGTCCGCTTCAGTTAATAAGATTCTAGCGGCCGCCACGAGTTACAATCATAGTTGTAACCGGGTGACCGAAGAAATTGTGTTTGGATCTTGTCACCAGATCTGGATTAACCAGATGCAGGTGAATTGTCCTGTTATGTAAAGCCTTCTTTGCGGCTTTAGTGTTTCGTCTAACGGTTGCTGTGTCAACAACAAAGATGCCGTCGTCGTCAAATATGGAATCGTCTATATGCACAAAGTGTGCAGACATCATCCATGCAACTATTGCAATTTTGATTCGAACTGGTACTTTGTTGTCAATGATGTTGAAGAAATCGACAGCGTCATCAGCGTTGTTTAATGTACCATATGCAATCATGGAATTGACCATTTTCACAACGCCATCCACTGTTGTATCCATTGTCGTAGTGTCGATTCTTGCTATAAGGTTAGATATAATTGTCATAATATTTCTTTCTTAACGACTTCCGTCAGCCGGATCATACATTTTATAACCAAAAGGTTATGGGAAATCATTTGACCCTTCGCTTTTCTTTCAAAGCTATGGACTTTTCTGATCAGAGTTTATTGGACGGATTATCTATATGATTTCTCTGATTCACGGAAATGATATATTAGTATTCAAAACTACTTTACGGGTATTATTTTAGATTTCGGCACTACCACATTTCCTTAAAACCCATAAAGGGGGTCAAACTATGAGTGACACTTTGGAACAACAGAACCCATCGTTTGCCCTAAATGATTTTGACGAGGTAAAGCTCTATACGTCCGATGAATCTATCGTAAGAGATTTACTTTTGTTATTATTTGGCAAACCTGGCTTCTATCCATCCCAACCAGGACTTGGGATGTATATTCAGCAATATCTTTATGAGTTTGAAGACGGCATTGATACGAACGCAATCAAAGTAGAAATGGCAATGCAGTGCTCCGAGTTTCTACCACTGGTAGAATCTGGTGACATTGATGTTCAAGTGGATCAGTGGAATGGAAGACCTCTACTGGTATTCATTCTCCCAACGATTCATAATACCTCAGATGCCCAGTTGGTCTTAGGAGTAACTGTCTTGGAAAACGGCGAGATGCAGTTCAACTTCGTCATCAACGATAAGGAACAAGAAATTTAGCTTAAAAGGAGAATCACACATGGCAGAAAACATGAACGAAAACGGTGGCTTAAATACCGGTATGGATCTCTCATCCTATATGGTTAACGCCAAAGCAGATAAAGAAGAAACCGCTGCAAAAGAAACACCAACTTCAGCACCTGTACAGCAGGAAAAGAGTCCTCTGGATCAGATGTTAGAGAAACAGCAGGCTGAAGGTCATGGAATGGTGATCAATAAAGACACCTACAAAGCGGAGGAAGAAGAGAAGAAACTCCGTAACCCAATTGATTCCATCGAACGTGAAGAGGGAATCAAGGAACGTATGAACGAAGAGGATCAGAAATTAATCAACCGTAAAGCGGTTGTTCTGATTCGTAGACCACAGAACCCAGCAGAATACGCACGTGTCGATTATGAGTTAGAGAGCTTAAAATACGACGCAGACGGAAAGCCGTACTGGGATATGAAGGATACAGACAATCTTGGAAACGAGGTTAATGATCCACCGCAGTACTTCATCATTCGTACTGCAGAATATGGAGAATATGATCCGCAGACAGAAGCACTGTACTCTCTTGGTAAGAAACCAGAAGAGGTTATGAAAGCGAAAGCGGACGGAACCATTACAAAGCAGCTGGAAGATGATACTTTCGAAGAGCCGGCTGATAAGATCGAAGAAGAGAAAAAACTTGTTCAGATCTTAATTGACAAAACTGGATATGGAAAGAAACCGATCGAGTTTTCCTCAGATGAAAAGAAAACCATCTATGAATCCGATCAGATTCTTCTTACATCCACAAAGAAATTTGACATTGCATCCATCAAGATCAACGTCAATAGCCCAGATGCACCAAAGAAAACCTTCCAGGCAACTGCAGTAGAGCATCAGCTTTCTGATTCTCATACATCAGTAGCATTCCCACTTTCCGGATTCCATGGACAGGTTTCTGGTATGAGTTACGGTGAGATGCGTGACATTTGTCTGGATCCGGATATGATCGGATTTAACAATGTTAGAAAACAGATCAGCGTGTTTTACAACAAGTTGAAGAATCTCTCTTGTCAGCCATTTAAAGACATTGATGATTTCATGAAGCATTTTGCATTCAATGATTTCAATATGGGACTTTATGCACTGTATGTATCCACATTCCCAGAAATGCAGGGTATTACCTTAACATGTGGAAACAAGAGCTGCGGCAGTGAATTTGAGCATCAGTTCAACACAAGATCCATCATTCAGTTCAACCATTGTCCGGATGCTTGGTTAACACGTTACAAAGAACTGATCTCTGCATCTCCATATGATTACGAGAGACTTGCAAAAGAAGCACCAGTAAATAACCTTACTTATATCCAGCTTCCATTTAGCGGATACGTAGTTGGTATTGGTGTTGTAACCCTGTACGATTATCTGTACAAACTGATTCCGGTTAATGATCCAACTGAGTTTAGAAGACTCTTTGGTGAGAACCCGAACCGTGAATCCTTAAATTACCTTTCCACTTGTCTGTATGTCAGAGAAATTCTGGTACCAGACGGATCTGGAAGCTATGATAAATACGAAGACTTGAAAGACGTCTTAGATGTATTAAACAGCTTACAGCCTGAAGAAGTAAAACTCGTTACTTCTTTAGCTGATGATATTCGTTATAAATCCGAGCCGTTTATCGGTGTCGAAAACGTGGTATGCCCGAACTGTGGTGCAAAGACCAGACTGGTTCCGCTTGACGTTTCTAACCTGCTTTTTCTTGCCCGCGAAACGCTGCAGAATACAACCGTCGATGTGTCGAAATGGCGTCCAATGTAGACATCTGGTTGACTTTTTTCAAAGGACAGCTGACGCTGCATGAAATTATGTATGAAATGAGCTACAAGCGCCTGATGGAGCTTGTAGAAGCTCGTTCCAAACGAATGCTTGAAGAACAAAAACAGATGGAAAAAGGACATTAAAAAGATCCTGCGTTTCGCGTACGTTAGGTGAGAAACCTCAAAAACCAAGCAAGGGGTACCAACATGAAAAAAATGAAATCGACTTTACCGTCCTTTGCGGAATCAATCAGCAATGGGAAGATCGAAGAATTAGAAGATCTGATGTGTACACATTATGATGAATTCTTAATGATCTTTCATCTCCTAAAAGATTCCGTGGACGATATCTCCAGATTGGAATACAAAGAAAAATCCGATGGCAAGTTGACCATCCATGTACATACCATCACCATTAAAGGTGCAGACGACATCGAAAAATCTGCAACTAAGATTCTTAAAGAACTTGAAGATTCTTCTTGTGATGGAGAAATCTCTGTGATGGCTAACGTCGTCAAAATCAAATTAACGAAGAAATAAGAAGAAGGACTGAGAATTATCTCAGTCCTTCTTTAATACCCATACATCTGATGATAGTCGATGACATCACCAGAATATGAAAAGATAGCCTTATTATTGATTGCTCGCTGAATGGGTGTATTATTCCCATCTTCTTTTGGGACAATTGCATATGCCATTCGATTTAAGCTATCATAATTTGAGGATATCACGTGAGTCGCATATTCTTCAGTGGCTCCTTCAGTTGGGTCACCAACGATTTCATAATCTCCGTCATATCCAGTTAAGATCATGCATTTTGTTCGGGTATCCCACGTAAAAAGTTCCCCAGCCTCTGTCGTGTGCCAAGAATCCCCCTGCGCATCTTCGTATTTCCCGAGCGTTGTCCAAATGCATACTGGAACGTTACGACCTAAGATTAAATCGTCCAACTGCTCAATGGATTGATTCTTTAAGTTCAATACCGTATAGGAAGCATCGTACTCACGTAAGAATCGACTCACGGCGTTCATCATCACATCGACATAACCTCCGTTGGTTCCGGTATCCGATCTTGGATCCCCGGTGAATGCGTCGATTGGATGATCCCCATATAATTGTCCATCATTTTTTGTTTCTAATTCACCAGTTACGACATACTCGGAAATGAACTCTTCCGTGTCGATATAGAAACCAGCATACTGTAATAATGCCTGCGCACAAGCGACTTCGTCAGAGGTACGTGTATCTGGAAAATAGACATCCATCTCAAAGTTGTTGTCTCGCTCCGCACGACTAACAGGCGACTGGTTCATAAAAAAAGAAAGATAGTCGGTTCTTGGGGTTGGTGTAGGGGTTGTTGTCGGTGGTGTTAAGGGCGCCACCAACTCGCGCCCTAAACTTACCGGTGTTGTTACTTCTTTGGTTTCTTGATTCTCTCGTGTCTCCATGATATGGGCAAACCACATTGCAGAGACAGTGATAATTACAAGCATAATAAATGCAGTGATCCATAAGAATCTAAGAGCTTTTTCATGTTCATTAATCTGGCCATGTGATTGCATGTTTTAATCCTCTCGCTTTCCGTTGTTTAGCATATGTTAACATCATGTCGTTCAATGGATTCAGTTTCGCGCGATCTCGAAGTAATGTAGTTAAAAACCCGTAATCATACCCGGAATGAAGACGTCCATATATGGAATTTGGTATTAGGGTGTATATAGAAATATCATAAGAACTTCTTTGTGGTCTCATTGTTACTGAATACAGCTCAGCTATAAAGAACTGATGAACTTCTCGTGGATCTCTAACGATCATATGATCAAATAAGAGGTAATCCGCATATGTTCGGTAACACCTCACTAATTCATTGAATGATCGAAACAGATCGAAACACCGATCAACAAATCCTCTTGGTATATGCAACATGCTGTCTGCACAACTGATAATAAGTTCTGGTTTCATAAATGCAAATTCTTCTGGAATTGGTTCATGCTTACGTGATGGTTTTGGCTCTTTTCCAGATAATCCCAGTTTCTTTCGTGCTTCCCACACTTTTGAATCTACGATATAATTAAGGGTATTATCCATGTCTGGTTCTTCCATAGAATAGGATAATAACAGTTCCATGGATGGTCTTGTATAGTCCCAGCCATAATTGAAATAGTAATAATTACAACATCCAGTTACGATATTTATCAGTAAAGTTAATGGATGTACGTATATAAAATCATACCAGCAATCATTTTGTAATTTACTGATTTTATTACCAAGATACTCGTGACTGTACATGTTTTTATAGTCCGGAACGGATGAGCCAGCCTTATCACAACGAAACTGCATAGTTCGGTCATTTAAGAAGTTCGGAGCTTCAACCTTATCTTCGGTTGCCACGAATGGACGAGGCACGATATCGTTGAGATTCATATATTTACGGAAATCGTAATGTACATATGCTTTCAGGTTATCCGTATATCCAAAATAATAAGTCATGAATAATACCATAATCTGTATTGGCACGATACATAAGATAGATGGATCAATAAAGTGACAAATATGGAATGCAACGGTTGCCACGTTTCTTTCATTTACGGTACTAAGTTGACCTTGTGTTACATCAAAGATCGGATGCTCTTTCGTTACTTCACGAATGGATTTAACCAGGTCTTTGTCTCGACACATCGCAAATAATAACTGATTTGCAAATGCAGCACCAGCTATTGCATCCATTGTTGGGCGTCCATTAACGGCCCAATGTGAATCATTTCCACGCGGACCAAAGGTGATTGTCGGTGCTGGCTTGTCTGGAATACCTTTAGCATAGATTCCATAAAGACTGTCAGTTTTCAATTTACGGTGGGCAATTAACTCCATACCATTTGAATCAGTGACGACGTCAGGACCAAACAGTTCATGAAATTCTTCCTCTGTTAAAGATCCTAACCATTCATCTACAACTATCTTTAAACTTTTCATTTCTTATCCCTCCTGTACGGTTTTTAAATGTCTTTAATAACTCTTCTTATTTGGATAATATTCCAACCATCTTATTCCAGATGCTTCATTGAGTGTATCGATGTATTCATTCACATCATCCAATGTCCATTCTCTGGCATGTTTAATAATGAATTTATAAATATAACTAAGACGGGACTTATCAAATGCGTTCCCACAGTCAGCAAGGTCAATTAATACTTTAGATATGCTTGGTGACACATCTAGTCCCACACAAAAAGATATCACTGTTTCGATTTGTATAAATCGAATTTCATCGCGTAAATAACGATAGATCTGTCCAGTACTCAAATAACACTTTTCGGACAAGTCTTTTACACTCATTTCTTTCCAATCGAGAATCTTCCAAAGTGCCTGTCCAAATGTCGGATGTTTGCAATTCATATATTTCAAGATATCTGCTTCCACAAAGTTGTTACAAATGTCATTCGAAATTTCGTTCATAATCAGTCTCCCCGCTACTTATTTGATTTCTCCCATTCAGTTACGATAGCTTCAAGCTTTTCTATTGTATCACGAATTTCATCGGAATTGGAATATACATTCCGTTCAAGTAATGCTTTAATGCTAGATGGGGATACTTGTGGATACTTTCTACTAATATCATACACTGCAGTTGAAGATGAAGGCAATAATGAAGGCATCCAGCTAATACTATTCTCATGATCAATAAGTTCATACATTCCGAGGATTAACAAAATATTTGCATGTACCAAATCGATTCCTGGTGTTCTTAAGATCATCGTATATAAGACGATATCGTTGTGGAATAGATGTTCATTTTCAAAATCATAATACCCAGCATTTCTGAAAAAGATCATGGATTCTTCATAAGTTAATCCAAGGCCGATACAAAGTGCAACCATCGTTTCAAGTTTTGGTTGTTCTACTTTATATAGTAAGATACAAGAAATTTGTGCATTACTAACCCCAGATTTACAGCTTAATGAATAAATGTCCATTCCTTTCTCGTCGATCAATTCTTTTAATAAAGTCCCAACCGGTTTTGTTGGGCGATCAATTGTTTTTAAAGATGCTCGTGCTTCTAAAATACGTGTATAAATATCCATAATATTCTCCTTTCGTAATAGATGAGGTGAACCCCAATACGGATTCACCTCAAAATAATTAGTGTTTTTCGTGTTTGTCAAACTCTTCCAAGAATGACTTCACATAGGCTTTGTTGTAAAATGTCTCTTCGTAGAGTCTTCGTCTGTCTTCCTGGCACGCTCTTCTATAGTTCTGATCAATTAAACGATCGTATTCTTTGAGTTTATCCATTGGGACTTTCTCATCAAACAACGGATCGACATAAGATGGTTCGTTACGTTTCGTATACAAATCATCAGAGATCATTTGTCGTTTGATGTTCTGGTAGGAAAGTCCAATGTATGGGGATATGTTCTTCTCTAACGCCTGACGAGCCGTAATGATCTGTGGTGGATCCACTGGTACCAGATTTCCGTTCGCATCTTCCACGACTTCATCTAAGTCTGGACGCTTGTATACATCTGTCATACTACGGATCATACGGTTGATGATCATCTCGGATGAAGTAGCAGTGGCTCCGATACCAGCACTGATTAACAGGTCAAGTAATTTCTGTGCCATACTTGCCATCGTTTCGTTATCAATCTGTGCTTTCTTATTGATGAGGTTCATCATATCATACAACGGTTTTGTCAGCTCGTTGTTCTGAATGGCAACCTCAAAGATCTTTACGTTGTCATCGACTTCTGAGAATGGAATCACGTTCTTGTTTTTCTTTAAGATGTCAGATGCTTCTTTCGTTACGAAGATTTCTGTATTCTCAGGCTCTCCGTCTTTGTTTAAGGTACAGATGAGCTTATCTGGCTCTTTTCCAGTTAAATCACGGATATAAAGTCGACCAGTATCAATCTCTGTATTATATAAGGAATCGTCGTCAAGCTCTGAAATCTTTGTTAAGTCTTTCTTGCTGATATAGATTCCGTAATTGTTAATGTCGTCACCATAGACGGGGTTGTTATTTACGATTGGATAAATCTCTGAGTTGATCAAAGTAAAGAAGTCAGAAAATCCCTCACTAAAGATGATCTCTTCGGAATTAGTTGTTAACAGGTGTTTCGTAGACAACACGTTCTGGTTAATAACCTTAGTAGTTTCCTCTGTCTGGAATGCTGCAATACCGTCGGCGATATCCTCATTGATGTTGGCAGTTAAACCAATACATCTTGGACACACTTCATTCTTTAAGCGGCAAGTAATAACAGATCGAAACCAAAGAGTTTGTCCAATCAAGTTGGTATCCTTATTAGCGTCCAATACCTGATAGTCCGGATCATCCAAACTAAACTTGTAGTATTTTCCATTTAGTTTCTGTAAGTGCTTCTTAGTTTTGATTTCATAAGGAATCAGATGTTTGGATCCACAGTCTGCAACCGTCTTACTCATAGATAAGGTACGTGCAAGCAGTGTTAAAGATTTACCAAAGTAACCGGCATTACCCATAACTCGCTTGTTGGTAACCATAGATTTACGAGCACCTGTACCGTCAATGTACAAATATGCTGGACGATCAAGACCACCCTTGATGGTAGATGTCTGAATTGGGATCGGAATCGTATTTCCCTCCAGAGATGGTTTTAATCCCTCGGCGATCATAAACTCGGAAAGCTGTTTGTGTTTGATACCAGTACCGGAACGTAAGATGATACCGATGGTATTCTCTTTTTGTCCTTCCAATGTCTGAATTAACTTTTCACGAGATTGATCCAGTCGTTGTTCAATTTCATGTGGTTGTGATAGGTCATCAAAAGTGGTATCCATCAAACCGCGTATGGTTTCATTGTCATTGTACATCTCCAGGAAGTCTGCGGTTCCAAAGCTTAATCCCATAATGTCTGAGAAGTTCAAACTGATACTACGAAATAAGTGACCAACTTCTGAAGTTGCATAGTTGACAGTTGTTGATTTTACATGATGATCACGAAGTGGTAAGATAATCTTATTATTCTGGAAGTCCTCCAGTTTTGGAATATCTTTCTCCGGATCCATAATGAATGTCTCATCTAAGACATGGATTCCATATAATTCTACAAATGGTCGCCATGCCATTAAATCTAAGAGAAAACACCGTAATTGAGCGGTGTGTGTTTCTTTATCCGTTCTATAAAATTTGAATTTTACCGGGTATTCTCTACATACCTGAATGGTATAACAACCTTTCACGATATTGTAGATCTTGTTGAAGAAGTTATCATAGGTGTCGTAATCTACCAGATAATCCTCAATGATGTATAACGGTGACAAGAGTTCACGCAACTCATAACGATTATGAATATATGGGACGTCGTGACCGTCGTCAATTCCGTAATCGGAGTTATAAGATGCTTCGAAGTTCCAAGAACTTCTCGATCTTGCTTTCATTAGCTTATGTACCGTTTGTTTACCCTGTGATTCTCTTTCTTCTACATCCTCGGTAATCATGATAATAAATCTCCTTTCAAGTTCGCTTAAGTCAGTGTGCCTGAAAAAATAGAACCCAATACTTGCGTACGGGTTCTATTCTCAGGTATTCTAACTATCTGCGACTTCTCCAGAAGATAATATAGTCATCCTCATTTGGAATGCAATACTGAATACGTTCGATATTGCAACGAACGGTTGGATCGCTCTCTTCTTCATGCCATGCATCAACGGTTGCATATCCATCTGCCTGCAGAAGTGGATGATCTACTGGATTGATCATGATATCTTTAATTCCCAGTTTCACTGCAGAGGTCAGCAAGTTGTGAATCATTTCTTTCTGTGGAGTTGCTTTTGTTTCCGCTTCAGATTCTTCATAGATGTAACGTTTCTTACGTGTTACATACACTAATAAATTGAAACGGACGTCTGTATTCATCACGTTGCTTCCATCGAAGTATACCAGATCTGGAACATACAAAATGCAGTCGGATCCCTCGTTTTCTTCGATCAGACCTCTCCAGCGGTTGCCGATCGCTCTCATAACTAACGGTAAGTTGGAATTACGCATCAGTCTACCAAGTGGACTGGAATCGTAAATGGAAAACGCACTGCACGCTTTCTTATGTGGCAGCATGACTACGATTGTGGAATTCCATGGAAATGGATCTATTTTGGTTTTATCGAGACTAGCATTCACACCTTTTCCGATTTTAGACCAGAGATGATAATGCTGCATCAGATCTGTATTAGTTGCACTGACATCCAGAATAGCTTCTTTATCTAATGCAACATCTGATTTGTCTTCCAGACAATCGATTCTAGCTCCAATGGTCTTATCAATGGATGGTTTTGTAAGGTCATCCATATTGATTACAACCTTGCGATTCATACGAATCTCTCCGGTACGCAAGAGCTGTTCCCCGATGTTTAAGATGTCGAGGATGTTTTCTGCCATTGATTTCTTTTTTTGTTTCTTACCCATAATGAGTCCTCCTTAAATGGTTTTATTAATATCCAAAGAGATAATGTATCACTTGGATTTTTTCTTGTTTTTCTTTTTTCCTTTCTTACTCACATAGGAATTAATGCTTGCACAAGTATTGACATTACGAATCCAGATCACAGAGGTATGAATATCCAGACCATGATCCTGTAAATCTAAGAATTTGTATGCCAAGGATTCTGCTAATGCTACGATGTCTTTTGCCAGACGATTTGGTTCATTTCCATGCACATATGGAAGATCCGGAAGTACTAATTCCAAAACAACCGTAGTATCATCATTTGGATTGAGATTTAATAACTCAATTGCGTGCATGATAGATTCTGAAATTGCAGAGTAGATCGGACCACCGACACTTAAGAATACTGGCGATAACATCATCAGTTCATCTTTAAAGTCATGACTGCGAATCGGAGTCACCTGAAAATGTGCATTGATTCCAGTGACGCGGATATCATCTGCATCATCCACGTGCGGTGTATCATCTTCGTCGTAATAGTCATCTGTGATATGGAAATCGATCGTGTCCGCATTCATTTCGGTGTCGTTTTCATCGTAGAACTTCATATCGGAAATATACATTGCTGGAACTTTACCTGCTTCTTCCTCAATCCACGGATCTAATTTCACAATGATATACTTAATATCTGGATTTGTTTTAAAGCATTCACCATCTGGAGATGCCAACAACATATCGCGAAACACCGGGAAGTGTGCATCTCCGTAAGATTCATTTGTGGTTAAGATCTGCGTGATCTTTTCCTTTGTGGTGTTCAGTAAGCTTTTAATTACGTCTGATTTTTTTACTGCCATTTTTAATATTCCTCGCTTTCATTATAATCGTATTTGTCATCCAATTGTTTCCAGACTTTTGGACTTACAAAGGAACGGATAAATGTGTGATAAAACATGTGTAAGATATCCATTCCAGATCCATACGCCAGTTCGTTGAAATCGCTTAAAAGTCTAAGGTCTTTTTCCCCTTGTTTTGTCAGATACCCAGACTCAACTAATACCTTTACGTAGCTACATATTTCATCCATGAAGTTTGAGCTGATTTCTACCAATTCTGTAATGAAGTTGTCTTCTTTGTAAGTCCCAATGATCGTTGCATTTTTATTCGTTCTTGTCTGTACTGGTAGTGTAATCAACTGCAAATTTCGGTTGTTATATGCAAACTTTTTGAACTCTGGCGTATCAATGTCCACACGTTTTACTTTCTTAAAGAATGCACCCATATACCGAGTGCATTCGAATGTATGTTTGATACCCTTATCGGTTGTCCAGGCGTACAACCCTTTGAGCTCATCGTCATTAAATGAGAGATCGTCACTGATTGGATATAACTGAAAGTACAGATATAATTTCATTTACATCCATACTCCTCTAAACGATCCATATACGCAATCAGGCTATCATACTGGAAGATCCATGGAACTCCTTTTGCCAGATCTTCCGCTCCCTGTAACGCAATGTCCATACAACGATTGATCACAATCGTGGTTTCATCTTTTATTATCAACCAATTATCGACCTCTTTTACATATTCACGAATCTGTTTTGCAAATTCTGCAGCCTGAGCTCTTCCACCCAAAGCTTCATAAATATCATCAATTTCATCATCGGTCATATGATACATCTTTTTCCGACGTTTTCGTTCTTTCTTTCGTTCTGCTTTTGACGCAGTTTCATACGAATCATAAACCAGAGTCATTGGTGGATACTCTAAGAGTTCTTCATCTGAGAGTTCTCCATCTATATGACGATCAGGAACACTATCTTCTTCATAAAGTTCATCGTCATATGCATCATAGACGTCCTCTTTTTTATGTTTAGATTTTTTACCCATTTTTAATTCCTCCTTTGTTTGAGTCTTTCGATTACCAAAAAGATAATATATCGCTTACGCCAAAAAGTAAAAAAAGAAGCGCCGAAGCGCTTCTTATTAGATCACACAGATTGTGGTTTTTCCGGAATCATTTCCGGTTACTTCCTGGTTATAGACGATGAACGCATTGCCGTTCATTTGATGTACCTTCGCAACGATCTTTTGAAGAGTTCTTCCCATCGGTGTCACATCAATATTGCGATTCTGATCAGTCAGCTTCATACTTTCATCGCCATAAATGACGTTAGTAAATACTAAGGTTGCCCTAGTTCCATCTACCGGAATCCATGGAATCAATCTCTGCCAGATGGAGCTATCGATTTCATCTGGGTCTGCATCAGGATCAATGTCAATGATGTGGGACTTATATTTTCCATCTACGTGGTGATAGGAACTTTCAAGAATCTGATCTAGCATAGCCATCATCTCATCTTCACGTCCACGATAGGTACACAGAGAAAATAAATGAATTTCTCCGATGTCTTCTGGATCAACTACGGAGAGTAACGCATTAATATCGGTTAATAGCGTAGGCATTGGATGTGTGCCGTGGTCTTCGTTTAATGCAATGAATGTGCTTCCGCTTCCATTCATATATCCCAAACAGTTATCTTTTGTCATAAAATCACTGATTGGTAACCAAAATTTCATCATGTTATTAGTCCTCCTTTAGTAAGTTAAATGCAGGTTATTTGAAGAATTTTTTGGTATCCTCATATACAGCTGTCTCATTCGGATGCGTATTCATTACAACCAGATGAAAACCACATGGTTCTGTTATCTTTAACAGCTCACCGACATTCTTTTTAGCGATTGTATGAATATTAGATGCATGCACGAAAAGATATCTGTAAGTTTGTGTTTCCTTGTGACTTCTCAAGATATTTTCAAGGTCTGTCATAGAGATATCTGATGGTAGTGTAATGGTAGTTCCATACGGAATATCTAACTCAAACTGCGGATGATATTCTTCAAATGCATCGATTTCTGTGGACATAAATACGAAAGAATATCCATACCTACGATTGTATTTTGGGTCTGTCATATTCTGTTCAATCAATGCATAGATGATGGATTGCATCGTATTTACTGGAAACGGAGTTTCTTCTGCAGGCACGATTTCATAAATTGGTTTAGATAAGGATTGTGAGAATCGGAAGTTTGTCTTATGAATGGAACTTGGGACATAATAATTATGAAACTCCACTTGAGACGCGAATGTATATCTATTTCTGATTGGGAAGTATAAAATGCCTGATGTTGCAGTACGATTGATGACTGGCATTCCAGAGCCAAATACCATATCGAATCGATACTCGATGAAACGAATTCCTCTTGAAAGAAGCCTCTGTAACTTTTCTGGTCCTGGTGTATGCCCAGTAAAGTAATTTAAAGATTCTGTCACTACTACAAATTCCGTTGGTGCGTATTCATCCTCAATTTCTCGTACCATCCCATAATCCATCATACACTCGAAAAGTCTGGAAGTATTCTCTTCATATTTATCCGGATCTTCAATGATCGGAATAAACGCCACATTATCTGCTTCATGCTGCTTATTGAGATATTCTATTGCAGATTTATTGATGTTACATCCACTGCCAAGACAGTTATCAAGAAATATCTGCGTCAGATAGTTGCGCTCATTTCCGATCGCAAAGATTACGACCACCTGTCCAGCTGGTTTAAACTCATACACCGATTTGACAAATCGTGAATATAAATCTGCGAGTCCATACCGTACCAAATAATCTTGTTCACTATATGAGAGCATATACTGTGCAACATCCCATCTGCGATAGGTATCTAACGGTGTTTCCGTTACTTCTGCAAAGTGGCCATCCCCAAATAAAGTGAGATGGTCTTTTTCGACGTTCTCGCAAAGCTCCATATAATCTTTCCATTCAAGAGCTGGATGATTATTTGTTACTACAAACGCGAGTTCTGGTTTGTCTTCGTTAGCAACTTCTGTGACGATGCTTGTGATTTCTGCTTGTTTTAAATTAAACATGTTTTGGTCCTCCTTTGTGTTTGTATTCATGTTTTCATATAAATAATATATGAATAAATTACTTAAAGTATACGAACCCTTCCTAAAAACAGTGGGTTAACCAGTAAACAAGAAGGAGGGAACGACTTTGGCTACATTTTTATCAAACTCCAAAATCCAAGAACAAAAAGCGGCAAACGACTCGTTATTTCAATATGAGAAGAAGTTCCATTCTCCCATGGCGAGATTCATTGATAAATCACCGACCTTTACGACATTTTTTCAAATTGCAGACGACACCTCAGTGATTGATGAGGGGTTCAATCATGTAGATGATTTCTTAGGGAAAACATCACCACTTCGGTATAAGAGAATTGAAAATTTCCCAATCTACGGGTTAGATCAGATGGTCTTACAGATTGAAGATTCTGAACAGGGCCTTGACAGGACTTATGACGGTGAAGGTGTGATTATCAATAGCACGTTAGTGCCGTTACAAAACAGCATGTTTATGGTGCCAAGTCTGCATGACTTTTATATTTTCCGAATTATATCCATATCTTCGGATAACATCATGACAGATAACTACTATCAGATTCAATTCCGATTAGAGTATGTAGATCGTGAGAAAGCGACTTGGTTAAATAAACAGACCGTAGAAAAATACGATTGTGTTTTAGAAAACATCGGTACAGACAAAAAATGTATCATACGTTCCGATGTTTTAGAGCAGATCCATAATCTGGAAAAAGAATACGATGAAATCTCGGAGACATACAAAGCAGTCTTCTATGACGATCGTTACAATTGCTTCTTAGGAGAAATCGATGGTCCATGTCATCGTTTGTATGATCCTCTGCAGGTAGAGTTCATTAATAAGCACAGCTTATTTAATCCAAAAGGACAACTGATGGTACTGATCCCAACCCAGCAGTTTTATGATTCCAAACGAGCTTTAAAGTATGAACGATCCATCTATCGGTTCTTTGAGAAAAAAGAACTCCGTAGACTTGGAAACTTTAAGTTCAATATGTTTATCGGCTCTAACAACAAGGAAACTGCTTTCGCAAAATATGCAGACGATTCCATTCAGATTGCTGATATCCCAGATCCAAAATATTTAAACGATTCTGCGATCGCAATCTTTAGTGATGAGTTCGTTCAGCAAATGAAACTTGGAATGCCAGCAGAGACCAAATATGGACAACTGCTAATCGATTATATTCGCAAAGAAAAGTTTTCAACCAGTGATATCCCACTGGATCTGATGGATGAATTAATCTATCTGGATGCTGGAATTGAGATTTTCTTAATTATTCCAATCATCCTATATATCATCAAGGATACCATCGATAAGGCGTTATATATCGAAAAAGATCTTACAACTGTAGAGGTGTAACAATCTCGTAACGGTTTCTTGATGCCGTGATAGTTTGAGACCACCGAACAAAATCACTACAAATTGTGGATGTTCATAATTTTTCTCCTGAATGATATACAAAAAAGAACCATGCCGATACCCAGGGCATGGTTCTTTTCTTTTAAACCCAACCAATAATGTCACTACGATTGATAGTGATGGTATTGATACGTGATATAATGTTTTGCGCTGTTGACTGAATATGAATCTTTCCATCTGGATCTTCCATATGAAACCATTTTTCTTGATATGCTGGAAGGGTAAAGTCATACCAGTGTGCAGACATGTATTCGTCTACTAAATTTTGTGTGATGTAATTTCTCCAGGTATCTCGTAACATATCAACCATCCACGGAGCAACATCATGAATCCGATCGCTGTAATTTTCCATATTTGGTTCTTCTTTTAATAGATGTGATCCGTCTGTAACAGTATGCGCTCTAGGATCCCAAGGAAATGGGTCATCCTCGTCATAGTATTCCCAGTGATTGATGTCGTTGACTATATCAAGCGTTGCTTCAATCTCAGCATAGTTGTAATTTAGCGCATTCCAATGATTTTGGAAGTGATGACGAATGACTTCCGGCGTACATCGTTGGATCATTTTCCAAGCACTTGCATACCAAGGCAACCAGTTGTTCTCGTCTTCCCGATATACGGAATAATGTACATCGTTTGATTTCCAGGGAAAGAGATCATAGTGGATTGGGTCTCTTTTCATCTTTGATAACGGAACTTCATCAAATGGTCTTCCATGATGACCCCACAAATCATCATACACGGAATATGCCATAACTCGCTTCTTAACCTCCGGATCTTCTTCTGTATGGAAGTCTCCATAATAGGTCACATTGTATTTAGTTTTGTTGTAGTCGTCTTTGATATAGACCATGGTCGGTTCATGTGAATCTCCAATTGCCCATACGACGTTATTGGACATTGTGATTGAATGGTTGGCACTACCAGACAACGTGAATGTAGCAGTTCCGTTATCAATTACGACGTCTGGGGTAGATGACGTTTGTGAAAACGAAATTGAAGATGAGGTAGACCTATATGTACGCATTGTGTTGTACAAATTATATGTCGTAAACTGCTCGGGTTTTGTAACCTTTCGTATGAGACGCTTATCGTTTTCCGCGCATGCTTTACTTCGTTCACGTAAGTAATCTAAATCATACCAAGAATCACCAAGCCAGCAAATAACTGGCTTGGGTACTTTTTCGTTGAAGGTATACAGATTGGAAAAGTCGCGCGATTCAGTCAGGTCAACTTTTGCATCCATATCCATAGATTACATCTCCTTTAACTGCTGTTTTAATTTATCAATATCGGTTTCGGTAAAGGTTTCTGCCGGCAGCAAGATATCTTTTCCAGTTGCGTCTCTGTAAGAGTTAATCAGCTGATCCATGGTCAGATCACAATACTCATCTACCCAATCGGCAATGAAGAACAGATGTTCTGATGGGATCATATTACCGTTGTCGCTTGGAACTAAGAAGGCTCCGAAGAGAATTGGGTCTTTGTCTCGTTTCTCTTTTTCGACCTTACGAACGGTTTCACCGGTATAGTCTGTATAAGCGACATAGAGCATATCAAAGTAGTTACGTGCTTTGTCGACTTTATCAATGACTTCATCCGGGATCATTCTCTGATACCGTTTCAGTTCGATGATATGAATCGGATTTGGTTCTTTCTTTTCTTTTGCCTGCGTTGCAATGTCAATGACCCATGCTTCTAAGTCTGTACGGTTAACGACCTGATCGTATCCATGAGCAACTGCATTTCTTTCACGGGTTAATAATTCCAGTTTCGTTACCAATGCCTGACCAAGTGTCTTCTGACCAGTAATGACACAAGTTTTTAACGCATTGGCCGTTGCATCGAACAACGCTTTGACACTCTCAGAAGTAATTCCAGAACTCATATTCTTAATGTACTTGAAATACTCTGATGGAGTCTTGATGTTTTTCGGATCGATGTTTTCACGAAGCCAGTCCATATCTGTCTGGTTGATACCATCCACATATGTGGTTTCGTTATATGAAGTTTCTCCATCTTCTACCATACGATCGACATCTTCTTTGGTATATGCTTTATGTAAGTCAATGACACGTTTGTCTGTTTTGTAACTTTCTGGATCTGGATCAGGAATTTTAGTTGGTTCCTCATCGGTCTTCTTTGGTTCTGCTTTTGTTTTTCTTGGTCTACCAATTTTCCTCTTCGGCTGTAACTCCTCTGGTGTTTTTGTTGAGTTTTCCTCTGTAGTTGTTTTTCTTCTTGGCATGATAATAGCCCTCCTTTGTTTGATATTCAATTAGATAATATATAGCTAAAGGGCGGAGACTCTCCGCCCAATAGTATCAGAATTTAACCATACGAGAAATTCCTTCTGTCTTTCGATTGACAGATCCTCTAGTTTTTCCTTCCTCTAAAGTCTTGTACTTAAAGATCTTTAAAACCGGAATAAACGGAGCTAAGATATTATTCACCATTGTGGTCATATCGATATATGGAATTGCCCAATCTGGAATTTCCGCATTGGATGGAATCGCTAAAACGTTCATTCCTTTGGATTTATACTCAAAATGACCGGTATCATCGATCAGACCCTCGTATTTTTCTTTGACCCATTTATTCCAAACTTTGTATGATTTATCTTTGAATTTGGATTGATATTCCTTTGGGATCATCTTCCACCATTCTTTGGATTTTTGAACTTTTGGATCATTAATGTAAGTAACACCTTCCGCGATCCATTGTCTAGTTACAAACATGCCCGTGGTATCATTAAAGATTCCATCGTAAATCCTATGATATATTTCTGGATGTGTTTTGGATAGTGGCAAGATATCCTCTGGCTTGAAGATGTTCATCTTAAGCATTCCGACTTTGCTTGGAAGTTCAATCAAGTTATCTGGATTGATGATGTTCCAAGCTGCAACTGCTCTTACTGATGCCTGTCTGGATGGATCTGCATAGCCGGCTAACTCTTTGGCATTACCGTTTGGTAAGAACTTATTTTCATGGTTCTCGATGGATCTAATGATCTCATCACGGAATGCATAGATTTCACCAATGATCTCTCGAAGTTCAATTTCATCACTCATTAAAGCATGATCTTTGATGATTCGTGTAAATACCTGCTCAGCGTATTCTGAACAGGTTGCTTTCTTAAAGTCAAATCCCTTGATATCTGTCTTTGGTGGATTGATGACATTTCCTTCTCGAAGTAAGATGGAACTTAAGTAACGTTTCTTGGTTTCACCAATAACCAAAAGTCCAAACATAAACTCATTCTTCATTGCATAACGAGATCTATGCTCTTCTGGAATATTGGAATGAATGCCATAGCTTTCCAAGATATCGGCAACCGCTGTTGTAATCCAGTACGTTATCATATTGACACCGATATAGACATTGGATTTGTAACTACGTCCATAAGCCATCGCATCTTTTCCATCTGGGAAATAGGTTGCAATCATGTAACGCATTAAGGTATCTAGTGATAGGATGTTAGAGTCTGTATCGATGACTGTTACGGTATCACGTTTAAAGTTCTTTAATCGATAGATTCGATCAAATGCCATATACGGCACATAGACATAGGTCATCATTGCAGTTGTCAACACCTTTAAGGAATCCATGATTTCTTCCGGTGGACTGTTTGGGTCAATGAACATCTTATGATTGACAAACTTATTCCAGTCTTTTGGCTGTTTTAAACCAGGTCCATATTCCTTGCGAAACTTCTTTGGAATCTGGTCCATCCAATATGGATCTTTTGGATTGCCGTGTTTATCGACTTCAATAGTATCGTAGTTTTCTACACTTGCATAGAGTTTGTCAATTTCGTTTCGTACACCCTCATGATCTTCGATGAATCGAAGCATGTTATTTTTGTAGTAGAAGTATGGTCGTAACTGCTCTGGTAAGTGCTCAACCATCACATCAATCATCTCTTCTTCCTCTGGATTGAGGTCGATGATCTTCATTTTGAATCGTGCAGCTAAATCTTCTGCACTGACTGGTTTTAAGAAGTCCAGATTGATATCATCTTCGTGGGCTTCGTATTCATTCATAACGAGTTCCACCCAGTTACAGAACTCATCAAAATCTAAGAAATTATAGTTGTCTGCCAAAAATGCTTCAAATAAGTTCTCTGTAGTCGATATAACCGATTGCGCGGATAATGTTGTTGCCGGACCTGACCAAGTTGAATAGAACGAACTTGTCTTAGCTCCGGATCCACCATAATCATGTGTAGACTATATCTTCATCTCGATTTCTCGAGAGCTATCCATTTCGGTGTAAAACCTACATTTCGTCCACAATTGGACCTACTCGCTTCGTGTGGTATTTCAACCACCTTATTTTCGGGTTACCCCTAGCTTTCCCTAGTCGTTGAGCGGATCTCTTATCTAGCAAGAGACGTCGCTGCGGATTATCCAAATACTTACGTTTTTACCGAACCTTAACCATTACGTCTCGCCCTCACCTGTATCACTACGATGAGTTGGTAGTAAGTATTTACCAGAACTTCCCGCAAAAGGATAGATTTTCTACGTATGTCACCATACGCACTCCCATCATGGTTTAGGAGTTCGCGCCGACCTTCTTGTTCTGCTGTTTGATATCGAGGTCTTTGTATAATCGTGACGTTACGTCTTCTACAGTGAACATTTTCTTTTTGATTTTTTTACGGTCTCCTAAGAAACCTAATAACATGTGATTTGCTGGATTGGCTTGTTCGTATTGATTCTTATAGAATGTCCCGTTTCCAGCCATAATTGGTTTTCGTTCAAAGGTCCAATCTAGTACCGATAGCAATGTAGTTTCTCTGTATTCTTCGGTATAGTTGTTATCAAGACCAACCCCAGGACTTATCCCCTGGTCAAGAATCATATCATCTAAAACGTCATTTAACTCTTCTTTCGTAATCGAAGAATCTATTCGTTTTAGTGAATGACGCATTTGTTTTTTGTACTCTTTGATGAACTCACTTTTTTGTATCATCGTTTTATTGATACGCATGGGTTCTTGAGTAACTTCTATGGTAGCTTGTTTCCCCATAATGATTGTAACTCCTTTGCTTTTAAGATTAAGAGTTTGTGCTAGATAAACTGTGTTCCCATTTCTAATTGCCAGACATTCTTTTAATGATTTTACTTAAGAACCGAAAATAGAAAGGGGATACAAATCATGAATAATTCCAATAACACTCCTTCCTTCGAAGATATGATTACTGAGATGGTAAACAACGCCATGGACTCAGTTATCGGGGAGGAACCTGCAACAGAAGAACCTGTTGTAGAAAATGCAGATACAGAAGCCGAAACATCTGAAGAGTCTGGAGCAATCACTGAAAATGACGACAGTGAGTACAAAGACACCGGTATCGACATGGACGACGTACAGAGACAGTTAAAAATGGAATCTGACGACGACGATGACGATGATGACCTGGATGATGACGATGAAGAAGACGATGATGATATTGACGATGATGACCTGGAAGATATGGCAGACGACATCGCGAATATGTCAGACGACGACTTAAACGACATGGCGCATTCCTTAAAAGAGCCTCCAGTTCCAGAAGGTCCGGAAGTTTCTTTAACTCCAGATGAAGAACAGCATGCAGATGACCTGATGCAGGTAGCTGGTGCTGCTGCATTAATCCGTGGGGAGATGAACGCAGAAGAACGTACCGCTTTAGTAGAATCTGTATCTGATCTTCGTGTTGGTATGACAGAAGGATTCTTTAACGACAGCCTGATTATGGATCTGAAAGAATCTGTAGCCGATGTCACAATGGATGATGACGATGCGTTTACAGAGTCTAAAATCTATAATAAAACAACTGTCAAGATGAGTAAGAAAGCAAGATTAAACCAGCTGTTTGAAATCGCTGTAATTACTTGTGCCCGTGCTCACAACGATCCGGCATACATGAAATACAAGAAAGCTTGTAAGATCAAGAAGTTCTATCGTGCACAGATGCGTCAGAGATATCGTTCTGAAGCAACCAAACGTATGAAAGTTCTGTTTGCAAGATTAAAACAGTCCAAGAGCCCGATTATCAAGAGCCTTGGAAAGAAAGTAGATTAAGTTCTACTGTACCGTGGAGACTCCTATTGGGGTTTCCACGGTTTTTATGTCCTCCACATAAATAGTATATAGATATTATCCGTAAAGTGATTTTACGTATTTATACATAATTTTCGTGAATCAGAGAAATAAAATACCAATATCATATCTCATCTCTGATCCGAAAAGTAAATAGGATTGAAACAGATCCACACAGGTAATTGATCTCCTGGGTAGTCTTTTGATTACCAAAATTGTATGATCCGGTGGTGGGCAATAGATCCCAAGAGCCGTTGGAGGACATTATGTTATTTACTTCCAAATCAAACACAAACGCAACTACAAACACAACAGCTACAGAAACAACTGAAACAACAAACAACAATGGCGGTCTTCTTAAAGGATTAGCTATTGGTATCGGCACTGTAGCAGGTATTGGTCTTGCCGCTTTCGGTGGAACAAAAGCGTATAAGCATTTCCACATCAAAGATGAAAATCGTCTTGACGACGTAACTGATAACGAAACACCTGCAGAAAATGCAAAAGATACTACAAACGAAGCAACAGTCGAAAGCTTCAATGAAGTTGATACTGAGGAACCTGCAAACGAAGCACCTGTTACAGTTGAAGAAGCTAAAACAGAAGAAACTGTAGATGAAACAACCACAGAAGCTGAAGAAGCAAAAGTGGAAGAAACTAAGGAAACTTGTTGGGATGCTTTTAAAGATCCTAAAGAAGCAGCACCTGCTGAAGATAAAGAATCTAAAGCAGAAGAAACTAAGAAACCAGAACCCAAAGAAACAGTAACCATGAAATTCGAAAGAATGCTTGGTGAAGCCGTTTCAAGGATTCCATATGACAAACCAGAATCAGTTGATCTTGCATTCTATATTCGCTGTGTTGGTGGATATCTTCATGAGATCGACATGGACGATGCTGGAAACACCGGCAGATTTGTTATTGCAGAGCATTGTATTGCAATGACGGATCTTGTTAGTAAAGCCATTATTCACATTGGCTCTACTAATATTAGTGACCTTGAAGAGTATCATGTTGCCTATGGCGACATCAAACGCCTTACAAAAGAATTTAAGGCGAGCAATATCATGGACTTTACACAGAAGCCTGAACTATGTAAAGAAAAGTTTGAGGAGACTTTGGGTATGGTTGAAAAGAACCTGACTCTTACCAAACAGATCCTCAAATTAAAGGAAGCAAAACCAGCTTCCAAATCTGCAGGTGAAAATCAGACTGCAGATAAGGTAGAGGGTGAAACCAAGACCTCCACAACAGAGTCACCAAATGAAACAAAGGTTGGTAACTCAACGGTTGTCAGTGACAATGGTGAAACTGTTACACTGAAAGCCGAGGTATCACAGGATTCGATTGATAACGTAAACGCAGTTATTAGGATCCTGACACTGCTTCCGAACCGTGAGCATCCGGAACGAAACAATATGCCATATATTATCCGTACGATTGGAAAACACATTAACGGCATTACTGAGCCAAAAGCAACATTCCTTGCGTACGACGAGACATCTAAAAGTAATAAATTTATGGATGCCTGCGTAGACGCCTGCAACCTCGTCGGCACCGGAATTTGTAATATTACAAAGAACGGGAAAGATCCGATCACAAGCATCTGTTGGATCAACAATTGTGTCGACGAGTTATTTGCATCCGGTATTATTGATAACACCTATAATCCAGATGCGTACCGCGCTGCAATATTGAAAGCACGTGAGGAAGCAACAGATGCTCTTTCAAAAAGAGTAACACCAGAGATTATGGCAAAGCATAATCGTAGTGCGAAAAAACAGGTATCAAATGAAAACCAGGTTGATGCCACCAAGGTAACAGGTGAAACTAAGACTGTTACTAATGAGAAACTCATCGATGAAATCAATACGTACTTAAACGCAATTAATTCAATGGCGTTCAAACACTTTACGATGGTTTCAACAGATACATTCGTCGAAAAGCTGCATAAAATCGATGAGTTTATGACATCCCTCGATGACAGCAAACCATCAAAAGCAATAAAACGTACTGCATATAGACATATTAATGTTGCAGTACGTTTGTTCTGTACGAGTAAACTTGAAGATATCGATGTGTGCGTAGACCGCAATGATATTGACGAGTTATGTACAGATGTGAAAGCAATGGCGTCATTGAATCTCACTAATGTAATAATAACCGATGATACATCAAGTGAAATTAACAGAGCAATTACATCCGCTCAGAATAAAGCAGATGTGATTGCATCTAAGCATGAAAATCAGGGCTTAGAAAAATCTTCTGATGAAACACAGGCAGAAGATACTCTGACATATACAATGTCAGACAAGATTAAGGAGGCAGTTCAGCAGGCTGACGAGACTGCCGCTACTGCTGAACCCGAATCAAAAGCTCATGTACTTATGAGTCCGGGAGCATCGGAAATGGCAAGAAAGCTCCAGGAAGCAGGCGAACTCATAAGAGCTAAAAAATGGAGTGATGCTTCTGAGTTTTACAAAACTCAGTTAACTCCTTATCTGGCTGACGACAAATTGACAGATGAACTGCGAGAGGAAATCATGAGCATTAAAACAAAAGCAACAAACATGCTCATGAGTCAGAAACAGCTGGAAGCAAAGCAGAAAGCAGCATCTGCAAAAGCTTCTAAAAAATCATCCAAAAAGAACAAACAGCGTCGTCGCCATTAATCACATAAATAGAATCTGAAAGGAGGTGATCACATATGAGAAAATCCCGTAAGGTTCTTACTGCAGTAATCAATGTAGCAGCTTTCATTGGTGGATGCCTTGCTATGGGCATAGCCATCAAGAACCGTGAGTAGCACAGAAAAAAGAACTCCTTCCATTAGGGAGTTCTTTTTTTGTTTTATTTCGGACAATATCCTATTAGACAGAAAGGAGAGTCATTATGAACTTAAAAGAACGACTGGCACTTCGTAAAGTTGCTACCTATCGAATCAATTGGATTGAACGAAAATATTTAAAACGGAGAATGGATGCATGTTCTGCGATCTTAACAAGAGTGGAAACCAAAGTGGATAACCTATCTGGGATTCTGAATATCAGTACTGAGGTTGAGTCACTATATCGTTCTCCGTTATTATGGTATACGTTTAATAACATCATCGTCAGTCTTCGTACCGCTTGGGATGAAATCCACCCTTATCCATTCAAAGAAAACGATATCGTCTATCCTGGAAAATATGTGGATGAGATGGATGACTTATCTTCTGCAATTTTAGGGTGGGCACAGACTGCGGTTGTTGAATTTAAGTTAGATGCAGTTATTGAAAATAGTGCGCATCTGATCTTTGATAAGCAGGATACCGTACCACCATTATATGTCTCCCATTTTGAGATCATGATCAAATATCTAAAACGATACGTTAAGGATCATAGTTTCGATCCCCTTTGCTTATTTACACCAACATCGTTAAAAGCAGCAAAGAAACTAATTGACTATGCGGAATCTTCAGAGTCTTATGAGACATCAGTTCCGTTAAAAACAGAAAGTGAGGATTCTTTATGAGAGAATTTGGAAAAAGTGAAATTTTTAGATACAAGTGTCCAATCTGTGGATCAGTCAATAAACGAATGATTCCAGTCATCCTTGGACTGTCCCTAACAGCAGTGTTTGATGATCCAAAATGCATTGATAAGTATATCTTACAATGCTGTAATTGCGGTCACCAGGATACCTTTGTTCGTCCTGGTATTCATAGACCCGTTATCTCCGAATGCCAACAAGAAGCATCAATTCAGAATCAGAAGTGTTACGCACTGAACAAATGCGAATTAACCCAGTGCCCACTCTATGGAACTTATACCGCAGATAAGAACTCTGGTTACGATGATGAGCAGGGCTCTGATGACGACAATAAGGGAAATGTTTCCAATCATAACGGTTGTGGCCTTCCAAACTGTAGTTGTGGATCTGATTGCAACTGTAAATCCCATTTGGGCGTATATGCCGATAGCAATTCAAACCATACGGAACTTAAGATTAAAGTTGACCATAAAGATGGTCGAAAATTTGTTTAATCACGGAGGACGTATTTTACATGAGTTACTATATACCTGACTTTGAACCAACAGAAGTAGAGGCAGAAAAGCTTCTGGCAGATGCACCGTTATCCCTATTAATGCAAGGGATTGAGACACAGTTTGATGATCCATTTGAACATCGAAAACGTGATTATGTGCAAACCTTCATCACGAAGTATCATTACTGCCGCCAGTATGAAGACGAAGAAACCAAAGATGAAATTGACGAGTATCTTGCCAATTTCCTATCTTTTTTTGATGATTTAATGCAACGCGAGTTAGGAGTTGGGTATCCCAACTTAAATGATATGAATACTGACGATGCGTTGGAATTAATTCACCTATCCTATCGCTTCTTTATCACAAACATCAAAAAGAACTTTGTGAATCTGGTAACCAACTACTTTACTGAACACAAGAGTGATCTGGCTTCTGACTTAGAAGATCGTAAAGATATTACGACTTTAAACTTCAAAGATCAGATCGATGACCAGGAAGACATTTTGATCTTGTCAAACATGGACAAAGTTATAAGAGAAATCCTCTCAACCGATATGGATGTAGATGAATTTTTCAAATACGTGGACGATCCGGACAATATGGAACTGGAATTCGTCAGCGAGCAGTATGACCTATTTGAGATCACCGGAAACTTTGTAGCTGATTACATCGAAATGGTGGATGAAGATTTCCGTCATACTTTGGAATCTAAATTAAGAAATCACATTTTGAAAAAATACGATAACCGTAAAAAACTGAAAAAAATTATTAAAGATGGCGAAGACGCAGAAGACGATTTAACAGATGATGATGCAGAAGATTAATTAAGAACTTTTAACTTGTAGTGTTATATTATTTGACTGATACATAAAAAATCTATTATTATATTTAAGGAGGTACTGATTATGCCGTACAACAACAATCAGCAGGGCGCAGGTCCTAACATCAACACAACACTTACTACCGTATATGCTCCGGAAGCACAGCTTACTGTCAAATGCTGGAACAGATTCCTGTCCTTAGAGTTTGCAAGAGCTGTTGGAGAACCAGATGAGAATGGTTTGTCTCAGTACGACAACGATTCTTCACACCATATCCGTACATCACTCACATACGAAAAGTGCGTCGCTTTGAAAAAAGAATATGAAAAGACACTCCGACCAGCCATTCTGGAAGGAACTCCGAAAAGTATTTCTGTAAAAATCCGTACCAATACCGGAGAACGAAAACTGTTTACGTTAGGATTCAATGGAACCAATCCGTTCATCCGTATCGGTTGGCAGTTATCTGAAACCTTTACAGGAACACCGAATAATTTCTTAGATATGACCTTACGTCCGGTCGAGGTATTAAAAGACTTTAACATCTTAAATGGAGAAGCCGAGCCGGTGATCGAGACTTATGTAGATCTTGACAAATTCGTTGAGTGTTTAGATGCCGTTGGTGTAAAACCACTCTCTGTTTCTCATGCAATCCGTTTCGGAAATGCGGTATATAGTTCTTATGCAAACAACCGTATGTCTGGCAACAATGCAGCGTATGGACGCGGTGGAAATCAGTATGGAAATAACCAGTACTCCAATAATAATGGTTATCAGAATCGTAACAATAACGCGTTTATGCCGCCAGCTGATTTAAACATGGGTGGGGATATGAACGACGCATTCCCATTCAACTAATAAACCTTGGAAATGGACTAGCTGAAAAGTTAGTCCATTTCTTTTTTTGAATAGAAAGGAGAACCCTCATGAAGAATCCAGTTATGAAAGTATATCGTGCATATGACGAGATGTTTGTAAATTCCAAATCTCTAGTCATCGAATATCACGATGTGCTACGTGCTCAGTGGTTTGCAACGTTACAGTGTCTTGTCAAAACAGATGCTGTCGATGATTTTTTTGATCTGTCTTATTTAAAGACGATGGACGGAAACGAATTATACGAATGGTATGTGATGAGACAACATCAGAATTTCCTACTTGATCTGCCATGTAAAACCCCATTTGAGTCAATGGAAGAAAAAGAAAAGGTATTAGATCAGTTCTTATTTGATATCGGGGAGATCTCCCAGTTATATGCAAGAAATGTCACCTTGAACTTCCATGATATTTTTTTAAATCTCTTACATGATGGAAAAGGGATGGTTAAACACATTTACATCTATGGAGGAAAGATCAAAGATCCACTACTAGAAGCACAGGTAAAGCAGGAGTACACAAACGACGTTGATTTCTTATATGGCGATTTTGGAAAATCTCTGGAAGGCATTAATAAGGACGCTACGTATGTTTTATCTGATGTGACAAAAGTTTCTGACTTAGTTACCGTTGGACGTATCGACTTCGCATCGGTGTTAGTTGCTGATGGATTTCGATACAACTTTATGGAAGATGAAAACGATGGTTTAAAAATCGATGAAGATATGATCTTCAAAGATCATACCTGTCGACTGTCTTTTTTCAATAACTTATTAATTCCAGAGTTATTAGATGACGATGGGAACCGTATTGATCCCGCTACTGGTAGAATCCTAGAAGCGAATCGACATTAATAATCATGGTAACACCAATTTAACGAATTTTTAAAAGGAGGCTACTTATGTTTTTTGGAAATAAAAAACAAAATGAAGAACTCATCGAAGCAATTACACAGCATACACGTATGTGCGATGCACGTGCTTCTGAACTTGCAGATATGTGTAGGAAATGGCGCGAGGAGCGCATGGAAGAAGATCTCAAAAAAGCAGAGGAAGAACCCAAACATGATGTGTTAGATCCAGTGGAATTAAACGTCATTTCAAAAGATACGTTTGAAGAAGCTGCAAAGCAGGTCTTTGATTCTTATTCTGAGACACTCGCAAAATCCTTTGGTCCATATGGTGCACCAACTTTGATTTACCGTCATCCATTTTCACATGTGACAAAAGATGGTTACACCATTGCAACCAGTTTATCTACAAACGTTGCAAAGACCTATACCAATCAGGCAATCGCTAATATGATGACTGAAATTTGTGGTCGTATGAATACTGCAGTTGGTGATGGTACTACAACGGCTATTGTTGCAACCAATAACATCTACAGATCTTATCTACAGAAGAAAAACTGGTTCGAAGGAAAAGGAGTGATGTCACGTAATATTCTGGCTACATTTGAAGCACAGAAGAAAGCGATTCACGAACAGCTGTCCAAGCATGCAACACCAATTCATGTAGATCTTCCGGTTACAGACGAAGACGATATGGTTCAGTATATCAGAGACGTAGTCAATATCTCTGATAACGGAGATGACACCATCACAAACACACTGGCAGATCTGTATAAGAAATTTGGAATGCCTTGTATTACTTGTGATAAGTCTGTGGATGGTATTGAGAAAGTAGAAGTCGTGGAAGGATATCGTGCACCGTTCTTTATTACAGATAAGATGTATATCAATTCTGATGATAAGACGATGCAGCTTGATGAAGCGGATGTCTTAGTCTTTACTTGTAAAGTAACGGAAAACATCTACGAATCCATCATCATGCCAACTCTGCAGATCTCCGAAGCAATGGGAAGACACCTGTTGATGGTTTGCCCATCGGTCGATGAAGTCTTATTAGACCGTGTCATTGCTCCACGTTTAACTGCGGAATACAAACAGTGTCATGACAACTCTCTGGTTATTTGCTGTTATAAAGCTGCGAACTCATACCAGAGAAAATCCATTGAAGATTTTGCAATGCTTTGCCATACCCAACCAATCAGTCGAGCAACTGCAACGGCTATGATTCAGGCAACCACTCCAAAAGTGCCAATGCCTGGAACAACCGAAACTGGTGCACCAGCAGAATACAACATGTATGAACTGCTTGGATTCTATCGTACTTGGTGCCCGACAAACTATGTGCAGCTTGGACTCAACGGTGAACGTATGAGCTTAAAAGTCTTACCACATTCTCAGAATCTGGATGCAGAAAGAAGCATGATCATCAAATCAAAAGAAGTAGGTATTATTGTACCAGGTCTTCCAGTACGTGAAAAAGATGGAGAAGCATCTGTTGTAGATGAACCAACCATCTTAGAGATTGGATACTGTAAGGATCTGGAACTCGGTGAGAAAACTTCCATTATTCGTACTTTCTTCTACGATCAGGCAATGTATGATTTACATCTGCGTGAAGCGGAAGATAACTTACGTGAAGTCGAAAACAAGTATAAGAAACTTGGCACATTTAACCTGGAGATTACCAAAGCGCAAGAAAGACTCTTTAGTCTCGGTTTACAGTTAGCACACATCGAAGTTGGTGGAGATTCTGAACTTGCGATTGGTATGCGTAAAGACGTCTACGACGATGCGATTAAAGCAGCTGCGTCTGCTTATAAATATGGCATCATTAATGGATGTAACGTCTCTACGATCACTGCAATTGAAGAACTCTTACGAGGAGATGATGCTAACGGCATCGACCGTGAGATCTTGGTACTGATTCAGGACGGCTTCATTTACACATATAAAACCGTATTAAACAACTGGATTCCAGAAGAGAAAGTGATGCTTCGTAACTTCACATACGAAGAACTGGAAGATGGTGTTGGTGACTTCTACGAAGACGTAGAACGTGTGCTGATGCAGTATACAAAAACTCCATTATTTAGATTAATGGGTTGCGAAAAATCTGACAGTTACAACATTTTTCACCATGTAGTGTCACATATGATCAAGCGTACAAGACGTAGAGAATTAATGTTTTCATCTTCTCCAAGTATGCCGTGCATGCCGTACACTCATTTTTCACTGTATGATTTCCTGATCGAGTACTCTATCCTTAACGATACCGTATTTGATGTAGTGAATAAATGCTTCAGCAAATCCATTGTCAACAGCTTCCAGACAGACGATGAGATCTTAACCGCATCGGTGGACTTATTAAGTCTTATGATTTCTGGCAACCAGATGATTGTTACACAGCGTAACAGCTTTTGAGGTTAAAGTATGCAGCAGACATTATCAGAGTTCCTGCACGCCCCTTTCGGGCGTCAGGACCTCGAAGTAAAGAAATTAGACTATGATCGTAAATACAATGAGTATTTACGAGACAATAAGATCCGTATGGAATCCTTTACGGAAATCGAAGGATCTTATTACTATCATTTGACGGTACCATCAGAGTCTGCCAAAGACACCGGGTATCGATACGACGTTGTCATTCGTTTTTATACTCCAAATGATAAGGTCACAAAAGAATCGACATTAAAGAATTATTGTGTGCAGTTCTTCTCGAACTCACCAAGTTTTATTTATAAATACGCCGTACTGTATAAGAGAAATGGAGCGTTGATTGAAAGCTTATACGATAAGCTTAATCCAGAATACGCAGACACTTTACCAGAAAATACCAACAAGACGTTGGAGGTTAGTTTCGATAAATCCATCTACTTTACAGTACGGTATTTATTAGACCACAGCTTCCGATACTTATCAAAGATCGGTATGATTATGCGGTTAAAGAAAAGCCCTCATGCGTTCTTTACGGGTATTCGAGATGTTGAAACCATAAGACTCGAACGCATGTTAATCTCTGAGGAGAAACGACTCCAAAAAGAAGAGAAACGGTACAAAGATAAGAAAGGTCCAAAAGCACCGGCAGATCCATCCAAACGAAATGCCATCAAAGATACCCTGGCGGATAAATCCAATCCAGGGATTCGTGTGGTCAATCCAAAGAAAGCAACGAAACGGACCTCCGGTCTGTCTGCTTCTAAAAGAGTGACCAAGAAACGAGCAAGTCGTACGACATATCGTCCAATGTAAGAAATGGTGATATACTATTTTTACGGTGCTATACCAAATACATAACAAAGGAGACATAAGTTATGCCAAGAAAAAAGAAAGTTACAATGGAAGAACCAGAGGAGGTGGTTACCTCTGGGGAACCAACGGAAGAAATACCTTCCAAACCACCTGCTGATCCAGGAAAGCGAACCTCTAAGATCAATACTTGGAGACCTGGACCAAAAACCACCATCGTCGAACGTGATGGAAAGATCTTTGTCGTAAACTTCGATAAAGTCTTTAATAGCATGAAAGACACAAAAGGAAAAAATGGTGGAAACTTAAACAAGTTAAAGAAGTACAACCGTTTTGTCATCAATAAAACCAGTTATGAAAACCAGTTGGATATCATTACTAGATACACCAACTTCTTCATTCATTTCTATGATTCTGAACAGGAGCTGGTGACGGCGTACTTAAGACTTGCTATGTCGATGGATCCCGAAGTATCTCATAACATGTTTGGACCTAATGACATGCATGCATTTATTGATTTCCTGTATCAGACCATGTTTACCAAAACGATGGTACAGAAGATCAAACAGATGGTTGAAGACAACTATCTGGATGACATCGAGAATAACTCTGACGAGAAGAAAAAATATTATAAGGCCAACGAAAAGAAGCATCTGGAGAGTCTGGAATTTACCAACCAGCACATCAAGATCTTATTAGCAATCTCATTTGGTATGAAGATCTTATGCCCGGTCATGTTTCATTTCTGTGCGTCTAATGGAATTAAGATCGATAAGACCAACTTGGTAATCTTTACGTTCTATGAGCCGTTATTCGGCCTATTCAACGAAGACTGTAACATGTATAACAAACTTTATGTCTACGTCAAGACTAAAGTTTTGGAAAGCAACGCAAATAACTCCACGATCTTCGAACAGAGGGAGATCTTCGGAGTCGATTTATACTCTGTCATTACACAGTTCACAAAGGTAGTTCTTATCTCTGAAAACTGTGCAAAATATAAGTTCAACGAACACTGGAATGCAAAGCAGAAGAAGTACGCGGAGAACGTTGTTGGGTTAAATTGGCTCAACTAAAACTCCTTTTTATGCGGGGACAAACTCGTACGTATAACTACCAACCAAAACTGGTGACAGACTTGGGGCAAAGGGTAACTCCGGAGATATGGTAATCAAGGTTATACCAGAGACAATCCGCAGCGAAGCTCTCACTACGGTGAGATGAACGTTCAACGACTAGGGAAAGCTAGACATCCATGTAGGTAGAAATACCGAAATGACTTATGTCAGGTGGGTTGATAAGCGAGTAGGCCTCTAGCGGGCGAAATGTAGGTTTTACACCGAAACGGGGAGTACATCATAGTCTGGTAACAGGACTATGCTTGTAAAGATATAGTCTGCCTTTATTGATTAAAGACGTCAACAAAACCATGAATTGATTGTGGCAAAACAGGGTGACCTGTTGGAAAAACCTCTCTAACTGCGGGGACGTTCCGTTACTGTATAGACTACCAAACCAGAACAGTGATGATCTGGTGGCAATGGGTAACTCCAAAGGTATGGTAATCAAGGTCTATATGTAGGGGCAATCGACGCAACGAAGTATCTCACAACGATGAGATATGAGTTCAACGACTAGAAAAAGCTAGACATCCACATTTAATGGGAAACCAGGTGGGTTGAAAATAAGGTAATCTGAAATGGTTACACGAAGCGAGTATCGTTAGGCTACGTGCCGAAATGGGAGGCTCTCAAATTTGAGATGAAGATATAGTCTACATAGTGAATCAAATTCCAGCTAAACTACTTCCTCAAAGACCAGTACGAAAAGAACTTAACTGAAGTAACTAATACAAGAAACAACGATGGCCTGTCTGGTATTGATAAGATGGCAATGAACCTTGATAAGTATGATGAAGGTGCCGTTATCTTAGCAGACATCAACATCGAAGATACGTTAAATCGTATCCGTTCTATGGTAGACATTCCGATTTCCAAAGAAGAGATCGACTACTATATGGACAACTTGCATATTTCTCCAATTCATTTGGAGTATATCCGTTGCTACTATGCGAAGTATTTTGGAAACTGTCAGGATCTTTCCTTAATTCCAAAACGAGCAACCATTGAGTTACTCTTGATTTTAAAGAAGATTCTTCTTCTGGATCTTGGTTATGATCCATCTACGAAGACTATGAAGCAGGCAGCTCTTCCATATATGCTGACTGGAAACGTGGAAGATCGTATTGTCAATCGTATGATCCGTCAGCAGAAGTTCAATGACGCATTAGAAGCAAACGATAAATTCCAGAGATTCAAAGAACGTGATTATCATATGCTCTTACAGATCCCTGGAAAAGAAGATATCTTAAACCAGAAGTTATCCACGGTGATTAACACGAAGTTTTCCTATGTTACATTCGAGGAACCAGAATTAACTGGAAAAGAAATCGAATATGATGTAGTCGAGATCGCGGATGAGTTAGTCACATTCTTAGATTACTTCTAAAATAGGGACGAATCCGGGGATTGATAAAATTCTCGGATTCGTATTTTCACAAATAAAATGCATATATTATCTCTGTGATATCAATCATATGAGATATCAAATAAAAACTTAATATGGGAGGTCATCACTATGGAAAGTATGGCTATTATGAACACTGAAAAACTGAATATGGAACCGAAAAGAAGCATTTTATTTGGCAACAACGAGATCATTCGTCTGTTTGTCAAAACGAAGTACGAGAAGAACTTCTTGGCAACATCTATGTCGTTGTATCCAATTAATTCAAATCCGGATACACCGCCAATTTGCTCGTTCTTCACGACAAATGGACGACGTTATAAATTAGATTCACAGTGCGGTTCTAAGAGATATCTGGAAGGGCGTGGGGGACAGAAAATGTCTATTACATCAAAAAGAAAAACTGGTTACCACCAGTACCATACAGTGAATATTCAGGATGGGGACATTTACCTTGTGGAGGTAAAACGGACTTATCCAAATCCAGATATGCCGTTTCCAGAACCAAGTTATGAACTGGTTTCCATGCGACAGAGAAATGATTCATTAGACGATCAAATTGAATTCATGCTGCAGTATTGCAGAATTCGTAAAGTATTTAAACGTACCGAGATCTTTCTGGGAGAGAATCAGCAGGCATGGGGACACTCCGTTACAGTAAACGGATTCGGATATGCTGGAAAGACGTTCTCTAAAGTACGTCCTGGGTATTCTAAGATGATGCGTAATCGTGTATTTAAATACGATTATTCTGGTATCATCTGTTATAACACGGCGTATAAGTGCTTTGATCTCTTTGTAGGTCCGGAACTTGCAGAAAACGATGAAAAGTTGTTTGACTATCTGTCAACATACATCGTTCCACAAAGAGATCATAACATCTGGGGTATCGTGAAAGACGAATTTGTAGATAGTTGGATGGATTTTCCACCAACTTCATTTCCAGATGTAAGGTGTACACTGAACTGGAAAGGAGAGTGGAAAACATGGTAAGATACCATCTTGGTTTTGGATTATACGAAATAAAGAATACCAGAACTAGACGTAACGCCATGATTCCGATATCATTTCTGACATTAGGAGAGCAGAGCTCTTACATCTTAAGTAGCTCTTCAAAATACACCAGAACTCAACTGTTACGTCGTATGTTAGAGGACAGTCCAGGGATTATCAAACCACTCCTTGGGAGTAGTATTGATATTGAAAAGATTCAGGTTTCAGAAGTTCCAATGTCTTGGAATTCGACGTCAGCATTATCAACACCGACAAAGTCATCCCAAGATTTGGTTTTCCCTGCGATTTCAAACATGATCATTGAAGCAGTGGATGAGGATATGAAACACACGAAGTTTGTCATGTCCACAAATCTAAAATGGAACTTGCGAATCTTGGATTATGCAATTCAGCCATATCTGTTTCGCAACATTAATCACGATATTGATGTGGAACCAATCAATGATAGTCTTGGCTATATGCTGAAGATTATTTGGAATTGGTCGAACGAGCAGATCGATACGTTCTATGCGAAAAAGAAGCACGAGCCAACGTTATATGCGATTGCTTCCGACACGCATAAAAGGTACATAGATCTGATGTCCCAGCTAAATCACTTGACGATGGTGGAGTGCCCGGATGCAAGCAAAAAAGAATTAAACGATATCGTACGTAAACGAATCGCTATCTTTACAAGTGCACTGTATCCGTCGATTGATCCAAGCAACATCTTATTGCTTGGTACAGAATACAGCTCTACCATGACGGCAGTCAAGTATATCAAATTACAATACAAGAAATATTTGATGGTTGCCGCTGGATTCTTAAAAAACCCACAAGGAAGTTTAACGACTGCTCCCATATTTGAGATCAGTCAAGAAGATGATCTAATGACCATAGATTCATTAGAGAATCATACCACTGAGGTAAATCCTGAAGAAATTGGTTATAACTCTGGACTTATCTGCATGTATTTACATGAGTATCCAGATATTACAGAGATTACCAATATTCAGTTATTATTAGACTAGGAGGTGAAAGATATGGATTCAGAAACAATGAAACGTGTTGCAGTCGCTGTTTGAAAAGTTTTAGGAGTTGTTACACTCTGGAAACTGATCACAGTGATCTGCAACCACGCTCATAAATAACGCATTAAGAGGTACCAGCATCCAGCCGGTACCTCTTTTTTTGGGTTTCCATCTGAAACCCGTACATTCCGATATTAGAACTTTTTCATGATTTAACAGGACTTATATACAAAATGTTGTACATCAGTGACAACCAGTCACCTAACATAATGTTTAGAACATAGAATATTGATCTACAATTCTGGAAATCTCTTGTGCAACTACTTTCATATTTGCATTTGCGTCGTCATTATGAATCGTGGTGTTGATACGAACCACGTTGGTGTTCATGATCCGAACATTGTCAGATGGTCCTAACCATTGACGCATTGTGGTGTAGATATTCGCATTGAATCCTTTGGTATAAATACCAGGATTACTCTCTACAGAAAATCTACGAAGAACTTCTTCAATACGTGTGGTTTGAGACAACGGATCGTGGTATTCCAATTCTCTGGAAATGGTTCTATATAATAAGACTTCATACGGTACAACCATATGAATGTCGTTAATGTGAAAGTTTGTTTCTAACTCTACTTTATCACGCATCATCAGGTATGCATCTAAGTTCGAGCAGCACAGACAAACTTCAATATCATCACTATTAATATCGTCGAACATCTCATCCTCTGGAATGAAACTGTACATCCATTCTTGTAACGTCCCATTGTCTCCAACTACGTGATATGTTCGAATCAAAGATAGATCGAGAGCTTTCTCGAGCATCTCTGCGTCAGACACAAACTTGTATCCGCATTCTGCAGGGGTTTTACCCACTTCATCTGGACGTGGCGGACGAGTCGTATACTCGTAACCAAAGTGTAACTTATACGGCACATGCACAACATCATAGAGTTCGCGAAAGTGCTCAAAAAAAATTTCCAGATCCAGTGTCCCATAAAGTTTTCAGATTGTTTCGTACTGTGGTCTTTCCGGAACCGGATTCCCCACTTAAAACAATCACATATTTGCGCTTATGTCTTAATGGCATAGTAGTTATCCTCTTGTAATAATTATCGGTTTCAGTCCTCGTCCAACCATCTTCTTTTTCAGGGTAATTACAAGATCGTTTGGAACGATGACATATAAGGTTGTCTTGTAGTCACTTGGCATGTTCTTAAATCCTGCAGAGATTAAGGATGAATAGGTTTTACCATCTCCAAGTTCGATCATCGCGCACCCATCTTCTAAGATCTGTCCAAGTTTGTTGTAAACGTTGTTACGCTTTACATCGGTGTCAACCTTAAATCCCATAACGGTAATTGGCTGAGATAACAGGTCGCCACGAATCTCTGCTTTGAGTTCTTCTTTTTTTGGACCCTCTGACATCTGCACCACCTGATCCACTTTCTCTTCCACAGTTGGTTCAACCACTGGTTCAGGGATCGGTTCTGGTTTTTCTTCAGCAGCAACTTCTACGTCTAACATCTCTTCATTTACAAATCCAAGATATTTTAAATCATCGGATTTTTTGGATTTCTGATAAACAGCAACCCAAGAACGAATCGGAGATGTCATTGCCAGACGACCATCAATAATGACACGCTGACCTTTCTGAAGACGGACAAACTCAAAGTATTCATTTCCCGGACCATACAAAGTAGTACAGATGTCTTTTACACGGGCATTCGCATGAAACTCTCCGTATGCTACATTGGTAAGTTCTACGTTGGTTTCAATGTCATTTGCGACAACTTCAGAAGCATCTCCATTTACAAAATCTGCATCTTTAAATACGAAAATATGTTTCTCTGTAGAACCAAGTAAGATCTGAAGATTTTCTCCATCTACGGAAGTCCGATGACAAATACTAATTAATTTTGTTCCGATTGGTGCCATTCCAATCTGACTTAAATCCTTATCATAAATCGGAACCTCATGTCTTGTTACAGTGTACTGCATTGGATACAGTGTATCGATCTGATTTGTTTCACTCATTGTGTTGTTTCCTTTCATGATGTTATTTGGTGCTTTTGCACCGATTAGGGTACTGTCAATAAAAAAATAGAAAGAGCATTTAGCTCTTTCTATAATTTGTATTTCTTTAATTTGATTTGATCTCTTGGAACACCACAGTCTTTTCCAATGATATTGTAATAGACATAGATGTCTCCAAAGAGATATTTCGCTTTTCGAAACAGTTTCTGGAAATAATAAAGATCGGTTTTCTTTTTGGCTTTTTGATTAAACTTAGCATCGTTATCTGGAAAGATATTAATGTGAATATTGGAGCCAATAAAACCAAGATCAATCAAGAAGATCAGAAACTGTTCGTAATGGTTTCCGGTAATGCATACGTTTAAGGTATTCTCCTTGTTGTACCCTAAGTTGTATGCAACGGAAATAATATCCATCACGCCTTCTCCGATGTTAATCGTAATTGGAGCGGTCTCATAAGGATCCAATGCCGCTTCTAATGTATAGATGACACGATTCTTAGAAGACTCGGAAGAGATTGGATATTTTACCCATGATAATTCATGGGTTCCGGTAATATCTCGAAACAGGATGTGTGAATTTCCATAGGTAAGAAATCCAATATAATCTCGTTCCAAGATATTCATTTGCCATAACGGATATTTGTATTCCGATGGCTTGATGTCGTTTAGGATCAGAAACTGATGTAATGATGTAATTGTCTTACAAGTAACAAATTCCTGATCGGTAAAGGATCGCCCTAAACGATCTTCTACGTATTTGGTTTTTCGTCCACGAACGATTGGTGGTCGTTGATAACTAAATACGTTTAATTCGGTCTCATCCCCATACCCATTTTTAGCACGTTTTCTGGATGTCTTATTGATTCCTTCCAAGAGTGCTTTCGTGTTGACATCGGAGAGACCAAGAGCGGTCAGAAAGTCTCCGTTGACCGCTCCATGTTCTCCACATTTGTGGCAGATAAAACCAGGATTGTAATCGTTGTCTGTATTAAAGACAACGTAACAATGGGCATGATGAAGATTCGCACTATCTCCACAGAAAGGACACCGAATCAAACTTCTTTGCTCATCCACTTCACGGTAGTATGTGGATTCGGATTCACAGTAGTCTTTGATGGCGTCCCGTAATTGTATCTTACTCTCTTGGTTGTGCATCATTGTCACCTGCACTTTTCGGATTTGTAGCTTTGCTTATGATCTTCTTGGTAAGAGCCGCCTCAAACTCATCAGATCTAACGCCAATTGCTTCACATACGTTATATACACATTTTCTGGCATCATGGAAGTCATTGTATAGTTTGGCATTGGCATCCGCAATATCTTTCACTGCAAGTGGCACTGCTTTTAACTTTTCGGCTAACTGTGGAGCTTCCACCAAGATGTCATTATATTTCATGAATGAATCAACGAGTAGATTTGCGATGTTTTCAGGTTCGTTCTCCAATGAATGCAGAAGTTCATCCGGGTTGAACTCTTTGTCATCATTAAACGATACTTTTTTAGCAATATCATATACCCATGAGTTTAAAGTTAAATACAGTTCAGCGGAAATCACATCGCATTTCGCGGTAAATTCTTTTACAAGATATTTTGGACTGAGGTTCATCTTGAAGATGACATTTAGGTGTTTCGATAAACTATTGAAATATTCTGGTGAGGAAGTGACATGGCTATTAAGAAAGCCTTCCATAACTTCCTGAAAGATATCTCTCCTACTGTTATCTTCGCCAGATCCCTCATAATTTAAAGATTTACTTGCATCATTAAAATTGATAATTCCCATTTTATTTTCCTCCATGTTGTATCTTACTCTCTTGGTTGTGCATCGTCATCACCTGCACTCTCAGCTGGAGTAGATGCATTTTCCAGTACACGTTTCATAACCATATGATCGAAATCATCTGGATCTGTGCCGAGCATTCCGACGATTTGATGTGCAAGCTCTCTTGCATTATTCAAATCTTCATGGAGTCTGGCATATGCATCGATTACTTTTTTCAGTTTTTGAGGGGCACTTTTTAATTTTGTAGCGGCATTCGGGATATCATTGCCCATTTCGTTATATCGACTAATGAAATCTCCAAGTATTTCTGCCAAATTTTTAACGGCATTATCGACAATATCCAGATATTTGTCGAAATCACATTCACGATTTTTCCGGATAATATCATGTGACAACTCGCTCGTCCAGTCGTCCATTACGTTTGTTAATTCTGTGGATAATGCCGCATATGTGTATTCGTAGATGCTTGCAGTATGTGCTGGTGCTGTCAGACCATTTTTCAGCATTTGTACCTGCTTTGATAATGCAAGCATCTCTTTCTGCATATCCTCATCGTCGTTTCCGAATATAGAGTTTATTGCCTCATCCATAGATGGAGCATTCTCCATTTCTTTTTTCAACTGATCCATATTTACATTTACGTTTCCCATTGTTTATTCCTCCTTTGATTTGGTTTCAGTTAAATAGTATATCAATACACGTGCGTAGTGCCTTTCGCCTGCTCGATGAATTCTCTGATATGTTCCCGCAAGGCCTTACTTTCAAAAGCGGTTCCTTCCACGGTATCCATAAAGTTCTGATATTCTTCCGGCTGTTCACGTTCCAGATAACAAATGAATTTTTCGTAAGATTGCATCACATCAATCAAGACATCTTCGCCCCGAAAGACATTGATCATATTTGCCGTATTTAAATCATAGTCATGACAGGTTGCAAGAATGTCATTCACGACATCGTTTACAGTTTTCTGCAATCGGAACATGCAATCGACTGTCTCTACGGTAAGACCACGAATTGTTAAGTTATGATAATCGAGTTCGCTCAGCCAATCAAACAACCACGGCAAATATTTTTCTCTGTTGCCTCTATTTGGGTGTGCTACATCGATTGCTTTCTGAAGGTATCCAGATACAAGGATATCTAATCGATACCCTCGTTCCAGAATTTCATCACCTACTTTATACATAGTGCAAGTATCTTTATAAACGGATACAAACCCTTTCCAAATATTGTACTGGTTGTTGAGTTCTTGTTTGGTGTGGGTGTCTCCTGGAATATAATTCTTGATAACCTTTTCCGCATAGACCGGTAAGGTTTTTAAAACATCCATATTTGACGGAAGTTTATCGTAAAACTCCTGACAAATACGACGGATTAAAGATTTAATACTATTCTCATATGTACTCATTTTGCATATCCTCCTGTAATTATAAGCTAGATACGTGAATATCATTGGTCTTGAAATTGATACTTAAATCAATACCAGATGCTCCTTTGTATCTTGCATAGTAGATGCCAACCTGCACAATAGCAAATTCAATCTCATCGGTAAGCTGGATACATTCATCAATTATTTCATCGTAGAAGTCTTCATCAATCTTCCCAAGCGCATACATGTCATCGATTAATTTGTGATGAGCATCTACCTGCACTCTTGCCATATCCAGATTATTAAGGATTGATTTTCTAATAGATAACAGGTCTTCCTGATATTTCGCATTGCTAAATGGTGTAGCATCTGGTTTATCTTTATTCGCTGTGGCAACCAGATTGTATGTTCGATAAGACTCTTTGATTTCTCTGAGGAAATCATCCATATAATCGTCGACGTTCTCACTCCATGTTGTCAGAATGGATCTGAGGGTCATTTTTGTCTGGGTTTTCTTCAATGCTTCGATTATTCTCATTTTTATTACCGTCCTTATTCTTAAAATAATTTTTCTCATAAAACGAACTCAATACAAGTTCGATGTTGTTATGTCTTAATTTTGAAATCATGGTAGCTGCCCACTCTAAGGCACTTGCAGTTTCTTCAGAATATTCCAATTCATCATATAACTGCATTGCTCTATATGCATACTCACCCAATACGTTATAAGATACATCACGACCGTATAATGCCCTGGAAGGATATCCATGTGTACCTGCAAGGGTTGCTTGCCAAAAGTTCCATTCGGTTAATAATTGGCTCATCTTAGATGTCCATTCTTCAATACCCGTTAATTTTGGGTGTTCGGTGAATGTTGCATAGTAAGCACCACGATAAATGTACTCATCTTCTGGAATCAGATAGATGGACATACGCAAACCTTCTACATAGAGCACGTAATCATCAATGCGTTTCTGCATGGTGTTATACTCTGGTGCAGCCTCTAAGCCTTTCATCTTTTGCTCCGCATATCTCCGAATCATAGGAATATCTCGTAGCGCATCGTTGAACGCATCAAGTAACATTTTATCATAATTTCCTACGATCTTATTTTGGACTGCTTTTGCGTAAACCGTTTCCACGTTATGGTGGGAGACATCCAATAAGTTATAGACGTTTGCGAGTGCATCTTCCATTTGAAGAGTGTGTCTTGAAAACGTGTCTCGCATCTCTTTTGTAAAACTCATAAGGTTTTCCTCCTATCAAAAAAGAGACAACAGAGTTTTGCTGTCTGTTGCCTCTTTGTTTTCACTATTATTCCTTCTTATCGTCACTGATGCTGAATGACTTTTTATCAGCTGCCTGTTTTAACGTTTCAATATCCGCTTTAATCTCTTCTTTCTTAGGTGCACCGATAATTTCACCAGGCGCATCTGAAGGAATCGCACCGCAACCTGCCCAAGCAGCCAAATTCATAGGTGTACTACTCTTAGTAGCAACCGGAGTATCCAGTTTTCTTTTAAGATCACGATCTGGTGCAGGTGTTGGTTTCTTTACAGGTTCCTCCACAGGGTCTGCAGAGAGACTCTTGTAATATGGGCGTTCCTCTGTTGAACAGATGAAGCTTCCATTCAAATACCAATCGATGTCTACGAGTGGCATTCGGAACATACGAATTTTGCATTCATAGAAATCCGAATTTAAATCAACCATGATATCACTATTGATTCGTGAAAGAGTCTCGCGAATCATGTCAAACTGGATTTTGTTTACCTGTGTGATCATCTTCGGATATTCATCTGCAATTTTGTTTAATCGCTGACGAATGTTTTTAATATCGTCAGGTTTTAATCCGAGCTGGCATGTCTCGTTGAAACTCATGTACTTAAATCTTTTAGATGTAGTTTTAACATCTTTAACGTACATCTGGAGACTGCTGATTAATGTGTTTCCCTCATTGACGTATTTAGTAATACGTCTTACACCATGAATATACGGCATACGATCATCTGAGGCGTTAGTCTCGCACTTTCCAAGAACCTTTGAGAATCTTTTCTCATAAATCTTCATGCTAGCCTTTGCACCTTCAAAGGCCTTATTAGCTGTTTCTACATGTTTCTTTGCTTTCTTAGATAATTTCATAGGTCTTTTCCTCCATTATTATTGGGCACTCTTATTTGAATGCCCGTAATTTATTGACAATTATTCTGCATCGTCTGGATGCCATATTTTATAGATCTCTGGAAAACCATTCTTGTCGTCTCCACAGTACCAGTTTACAAATGGGTTGTCTTCACCGTCGATGTCGTTTATCATAGTCTCAAACTGATGAATGTTCAGTTTGAAGCGTGGGATGATCCATGATGGTCTAATGGCGTTATCACCAAACTCAAATGTATCATCTCTGTTACATCTAATAGCGAATCCTCTCTGATACTTACCATCTAAGTAAGTAATAGATACAACAATGCTGTCCGGATCTGTCGGTGTATATGTGAATATTTCTTTTGCGTTCGTAAGTTTTTCTTTAAACTCACGATACAAGTCCTGATCGATTCCCTCTTCTTCCAGATAATCTGACTCAGCTTCTTTCAGAATATCCGTCGCACTGTTAGTACTATCAGGACGCATGGTATCAGAGTTATGAAGAATATCCAGATCTTCATCGTTATCTTCATCGTTTTCATCTTCATCCGGATCTTCACCGATACCATCGAGGAATTCTTCGAGTAAACCATACTCACCCATTAACGTATCGATGTACACAGACAGACCCATGATTTCCGCATTCAGTCTCTGGTATTTGAGGATTTCTCTATGCATGTGATCAAACATCTTTTGCTGATCAGAATCTAATTTCATGTACTCAGTAAAACCATGATATTCTTTAACATCTTCCAGAAATTCTATCATGTTGTTGACCTGGTCAATCCACATAGAAAGCATGTTGTCAACTTCCTCATACACCTTCATCATCTGTTTGAATCCGGTCTCCTCATTGATAATACCAGTTGCAATCCCTGTCATAATTGCATAATGTTTATTATTGACATTCTGCTTGGCAATTGACAGATCCTTTTTCACGATCTTTTCAAGATCTGGATGTGGTACTACAGACTTTATGTTGTTTAAGATTTTCTTACAATTGTAACGCATAATAATTCCTCCTTTGATTTATATTTTATTGTGGTTACACGTAGATAATATATAGCTATAAAAGTGGGAGTATACCATTATCGGTATACTCCCAAATTGTTAGGCTTTAACAGGATAATCGCAACATAATAAGACATTCCATACTGGACGTGTTACTGTTCCGTTTTCCTCTAAACCGTAATACTCTTGGACAAACTTGATTGCCTCTTCTGTTTTAGCATCATAAGATCCAGAGATCGTCAGTTCTCGTTTGATCTTCTTTACCAGGATCTCCTGTAAAAGTCTTACTAAAGATCCACTGTCCCCTTTCTTCATTGTGGAAACAGATTTTCCTGTCTCTTCATTCCACTTACCAGTAACATCTAATTTCGCATTGCAGTTGACGTTCATCAGATACTGGTATTTACTGATGTAGTTATCTGGTACTTCATGGTATTCTTCGTTCTTGATCTTACGCATAGTTGCTTTGTTAAGCTGTCCATTCGCAGTCAATCCATGATAGGTCTGGAAATGTACCAGAGTTTCCAGAGTTGCTTCACCAAACGTTCCAGATACAACGATATCATATTTCCATTTCTCTTTCAGCATCTTCTGATATGCTTTGATAACGTTGTTTGTCATACCATATTTATAGACTGTGTCACCGGTAGTAGACGTAGGGGTATTTTGGGAAGGTTTTGTATCTTCCGTGGTGGTTTTATCCTCTGTTTTATTGCCGGTAGAACCAGATTCGATCTGTGTGACCTTATCATTTAATTTCTGCTTGGTTGTAGAATCGTACTTTCCAGTTGCATTTAATCCCGCATCTGTCTGGAATTTCTTTAATGCGGTTTCACTTCCAGAACCAAAATCTCCGTCTGCTCCAGCAGATCCAACGGAGTATCCAGCTTTCAATAACAGAAGTTGCATAGTACGGACAGCTTCTCCGCTATCGCCAGACTGCAAGTAATCTCGGTTGAATGGTTTCTCTAAGATAGCACGAGACGCTGGACCATATTCACCATCTACTTCCAAGTTATGATAAGCCTGAAACTCTTTTAAAGCTTCATAGGTAGACTGACCAAAGTCTCCATCAGCACCATAGTCGCCCAAATCATATCCACGAGAAAGTAATGCTTGTTGCATTTTCTTAACGGCATCTCCAGAGCTTCCTAAACGAAGAATTTCACTGGAAGATCCCGATGAGTTGCTGGTTCCAGTGGCATATTTCTTATAGAAACTTTCCGCTGCAGAATAACGAACTGGCCAGTTTGGAATGCTGGATCGTTCAAAAGCATCATGGAAAATCTTTACTGCATTATGGACATCTGTGCAAGCTTTAAAGTTCGCAAAGCTACCTGCATATTTCTTAATTAAAGATGCGGTGTATCCATCTCCACCGTATTCCACATCTCCACCAGAGAGTTCTTTGTCTAACCAGTTTAACTGACAAAGGAGATCTTTCCAAGTCTTACCTCTGGATTTTGCGTATCTGCTAAGCATCTTAAATCTACCAGTATTGGTATTGTAACGTTCCCACTGACAGATACCAGCTGCATAAGGAGTTGGCTCTTGTAAGCATTCTGGATCCATGTCAGATTCCTGTTGCATGTTACCCATAATACCACAAATCGCTTCTGGAGAATATCCATGATCAATGCCCCAGTTATATACCTGCTCTGCTACTGTAGTTCCAGTTAATGGAGCTTCTTCGTCAGATTCCCATAAAGCACGACCATAGCCAGCGATTCTACTATATGTACGATCGTAGGATTTCTGTCTGGTACATCCACCATTGGCAACCACGCCTGATGCAGAAGAAGTATTTCCTTCAATAGTATAAACCGTATCTGCGGTTACACGAAGTACCAATCCAGTATGACAAATCGTTCCGTTGGAGTCTTTAAAGAAGATTTGATCTCCTGGTTTTGGAGTTCCATTTGCAGGAATCCAGTGACCAGATCCTAAATTCTTAAACATCTGCGCACTGTCTGGGGTATATGCAGAGAATCCACCTAATGCTTTCTTTGCACGAGCATATCCTGCTGAGTTTGCTCCAGCACAAACGATGAAACAAAAGTCCACAAATCCATCACACCAAGGTTCTTCTTGTAAGTTTCCGTAACCAAGACGTTGAAGCTGTACCCAGAACCAAGTGATGTTTGCATAGCCTGGATTCCACGTCTTATTCTGTAATTGTGCATCGGAACCCATAGATGCTTTTTCAAAGTAGTTATCCCAATTTAAGGCGACTGCCAATACATTGGAAGGTGTAATTGCTGCCATATTGTAAACCTCCTTTCACATAGGTTATCTAATTGTGGCGACACTTAAGAAGAAGGACTGGCCTCTTATGCCAATCCTTCTTCAAGAAAAGAGGTGATACTTTTTACATAGGAGGGACCCGTTCCTCAAGCACTGTCAGGAGAGTCTTCTTGTTTACCGGTAAGATCCCGACGAGGCGAGTACTAAACATCCCAGAGATAAACCGTGTAGGTTTATCATGATAATTATCACTTACTTAAGTGTATAGTCACTGATTTTTATTTATATAATATTTATGTGAAATCCATAATAAAGGAGGTGAAACACCATGACAGATCAATCATTTTATAGAATGATTCAGCGTACATGTACAAACGGACCGACATCCGCTTCTGCAATGCAGGATGAAATTGATAGTGTTGATCTATCAGTATATCGTCGTAATCATTCTTGTAATGATGCTCAGCATGTATGCGGTCAGACGATCGCATCAATGTGCATCTAAACAAAAAAGATATGGGGAGGCTTCTCCTCCCCGTATTTTTTTTGGTATTTCACCTCTTACTCTACTGTATCATCATCAATAGCTTCATAGAACAAACGTCCTTGTCCTTTTGTTGGAACAGCTACTGTATACATCCAGTTATTATCGATATATCGAAACCAAATTGTCTGATGATTATGTAATAACTTATCGGTTCGATCGAAGTACATCATAGCAATATCTGCAGAACTTCTACGAAGTCCGTACTGTCTACGAAACTCTGGAAGATCTTTGTAAATCTCATCATCCTTATGAGAAACCATCAGGTCATCATATCTAAGGATGGTATAGACCATAACCATGAAGTTCCATTCATTTCCCGGATAGTCGTGTTTCTTTTTGTTAGCCAGATAAATAATCTGGCGAAGAGCGCGAAGAATGACTTCGTCTGTCTCGGAATCTAAGTCCGTAGTAAACGCTCTAAAAAAAGAAAAGTCGTCGATGATTTTCATTGCATCGTTGTACATCTGTGCATAGATGTCTTTTAATTTTCCGTTTGCGTACCATTTCAGTTTCGCAATACCAGCTTTTACGATGTCTTCTTTTGTTGTTGATAACAACTCCAATTTGTGCTGCATTTCAGGTTGCAGTGTACTTGAATCAAAAATATCCATTTTTTGACCCCCTTTTTAATCAAGATTTTTACTAAATAAATAATATATAGCTGAACGAGAAAATTGATTCTACGTTCAGCTATTGGATATATCATGGGACGAGGAAAATAGTTGATATCCATCTGATATCAGTACGAAATGGGTTAAATATCATTTACTTATGTGTGTCGAATAAAACAAAACTTGCTCACCAAACAAAGGCTATACAATCAAGTTCGTCCCTTGCCTATATGTTATACGATGGATAAGAAAAAATAAGACTAGCCTCGTGATGAAGGCTAGTCTTATTTATTTAATCATTTATACTTCCCTACCTAATTGTTGGTATGAGAAATACAATTCTATCGTAAATCGAAAACATTCACAGACTTAGAAGAACGTCTGATCACTGGTAAAATACGTTCATACATCTCCACACATTTCTGAAATCCCATATCTACGATATAGTAAAAGACGGTATCTCGTTGCTTTCCGTCAGCATCTACATAAGGACGTAAACGTCCAATCGTCTGAATCATATTGAGACGACTCGCCATAGGTTCTGTCAAGATGACAACTCGTAATCCTTTGATGTCCGCTCCAGTTCCCATCAGCTGTCTCGTACAAGAGATGCAATTGGCTTCTTCCATCTCCTCAGTCGTAGCAGGACTCTTACTATGGTTGACGATCACATCCCAAGATGGATATTCTTTTTGGATCTCTTCTTGGACGGTTTCCGTAGATGCCTGCAATCCAGAGAGGATCATACGAATGCCATCCAAATTCTTGGAATGGTCCAAACACTTCTTGATGGCTTTCATCATATCCTCGTGTCCTTCCAGATATTCATAAGTCATATAGTTAGGAGCGGAGTATCCAAATGCATTGGAGTGACAAACCGTTCGTTTAGCTGCATTATCCGGTTTACTATCAATCAAAACGATACAGGAAATGGTATGCCGACTTCTGGCGATACATTCGCCAAAACGAAAGACCGTACTATATGCTTTGTGATAGATAATATCTTGCTGCACATCAGAACGTCCAAATGTGGCAGTCAGATACCAGGTTCTTTGAATGTCTGTATAGAAGTCGATCATCAACATGTTTCGTAGATACAGATGCGTTTCGTCTAAGATCTTAACACCAATCTGTAGCTTGTCTAAAAATGGTTGTAATTGCCACCAGTTATCATCTGAGGTAAATGATGTAATCGTCTGATGCATAATGATGAAAAAGTCATACTGTAACGGATCAATTTCATCATCCATAAACGCTCGTATCATAGAAGATCCCTCGATGGAACAAATCTGATCTCGATCTGCAGAGGTAAATTCCTCAATGGATTCGATCCACTGTTTTCGAATCTTTTCCGTATGACAGATAATGATTGGACGATATTTCTTTTTTACCGCTGCATGAATTGCACAATACGTCTTTCCATGACCGGTAGGCATATTTAATCCCAATTGCGGATGATGTTGTGGCAATTCATAGACTCCAGATTCTGTTAAGAAATCAATTCCGTTTTGCTGATTTTCATCTTTGGGGTCCATAACCATTTTTACGTCACTCATCTTTGTGACTGGATGTTCACAAGAGATGGCTCTGGCTGTACTTCGAGTAACACGTTCAAGTACCTGGATATTGTATCCTTTTGGTAACCGAAGTGTATCCGTAGATTCATCTACATAATACCCAATGGGTTCCAGACAATGAAGTGGTTTGTTTTTTCTGGACATCTCCAGTTCTACATCCGGAAGATCTCCAAGTCTGTAGTTACTAACTTCGATGTGAGTTTGATAGATGGTTATTTGGTGTTCTCTCATCGTTGTTTAATCCTTTCTAACCTTAAAAAATACAGGTGTGTTTTGTTTACACACCTGTACTTCGAAGTATTGATTATCTTGTCCAACTTCCGTAAGAGTCTCCTCCAAGGAAGGAACGTCCGGAACTTGAACCAGCTCCTGTAAAGGAACCCTTAGAAGATTTCTTAGATGGCTTGTCGGAACCACCAGTGGTACGTTTTGCAACATATTCCATGGCCATTGCCAGAATCTTTACGGTATCTTCTGATGAAAATCCTTTGCACATGTTTAACACCTGATTGGTAGTTCCATCTCCGGATCCAGAGCTTAAGGCATAATCTGCAATGGTCTTTGCTGCCTGTGAAAGAATCTTGTTTTTCTGGGATGCTAAATCCTCTAATTTTGTGGTTGCTTCAATTGAATTCATAATGTAATCCTCCTTAAAATAATAATTTATATGAAGAGCTTAGCTCATCATGACTTTTTTGCGAAACTGAAACGTATCGCCTAACATCTTATTGGTATCTGTAATTGGTACAGACCATGAAGTGTCTTTGTGTACCAACATACATCCATGCAAACAAAACTCCTCAGATATCTCCATGTCAAACTGAATCTGTTCTCGTAAACGATCTTCAATACACTTGGCAGTTGGAACATCCAAGGATTTTGTAAATAACGTATGAATGTCTGGGTAATTTTTCTTTAAATATCCAAGAGTAACCAGATTACAGATATCCTGAATTTGATTGTCGTATAAACTTGTAACACGACTTCTGTCACTGAATACTTTCACAATCACATCGACCTGCATACGATAAAGCTGTTTGTTCTTATTTAACAGCATCGTATAAACACATTCCATTTCACGTTCGTTACGACTAAGCTGTCTGGTATTGCGTTTAATTTCCAGATCCTGTCCTGCGTTGCGTTCTGCCATTTTTACAAATCTACGATTCTTAGAAACAAATCCAATCTGGAATCCGGCAAGCTGAGATTCCCATTTTGTCACATCGATGAATTTGGCAATCCGTTCGATTATCTGACGATACTCATCGTCTTCTAACTGTCTTTTCATAACTGATGTCTGCGGCTTTGAAATCTCCGCTTTCTTGAATATTCCCATGTTGTGTATCCTCCGTTATTCTTCGAGGTCCTGCGATTCTTCGTCGTCATCACTTCCGAAGTTAATGACCTCTGTACTGTCTCGTGCCTCATCTTCTTCTGGTGTTAAGGATGCTAAGATTTTTACATGTTCATCATCAACGGCACTATTGATGATTTCTAATAGCTCCTTGTACTGCTGATCTGAAATGTGACCGACCATATCACGACTGTCGTTATAGACTAATGCATGATAACCATCATCATTCGGATCAAGATTTCCAGTAATGACAAATGCCTCTCGTTTTAAGAGCTCTCGCCATAAATGGAAATATGGGACAGACATTTTTGTACCGTTCTTTAACGCGGAACTCATATTGGCTGTCTGATGCTGTTTGTCAATCACTGGTAAGTTGGAAAGACTCATTCGAATCTCTCGTAACTCGCATTTGACCATTTTCTTTAATCCATCGTCTGCCTGTTTGACGATTGGGAGAACCATACTAGATCCAGAGCTTAATAAGTCTTTGACTCTCTGGTTCTGCACGATGGAATCATTGCTGATCGTCGGTAAAACATACTGCAGATTTAAGCAAACCATATTGACTACGTTTGCTTTGCTCTTCATTTCATCTGTAATGGTTGTGAAACGAAGACCGTTGTTTTCAAACCAGAAGATCGGATAAAAAGAGTTCTTTCCTTCTGGCTGTTCCTCGTTGTAGATCCAGACCTGGTTAGTATTGATATCTACATAGCCTTTTCCAGGGATTGGATGAATCTCTGCAACTAAAGCAGGATCGCTAAAGTCCGCGCAAGCATCTACCTGAACGGTCTTTAAGGAACCTAACTTCAGATAACAATCCCCAAGTTTGTCACCACTATGTACCTCCTGTGGTGAACAGTCTTCACCATCCGGTGTCTCTGTTAAGACTGGTTCGATTAATTCTTTGGTTTCGTTATTCATTGCTTGTACCTCCTCATATAAATAATATATTAATCAATTCTTATCCTGATTCCAGAATCTCTCTATGGAAATAGTTTTGCAAATATCTGAAACCGTGGATGGATAGAATTTTTCTACATCATCAACGACTGTTGAATACTGGTTGTCACCAGCCGTTGCAAGGAATTCTTCTTCCGTAATGTTGTTCTGTTTTAACTTCTGAGAAAACTGTGCATAATTCCACAAATCAAACTTGATTTTTTGGTTGATTCGTCCATTACGGATAAGCGCTGGATCTAAGCGGCCAATATGGTTGGTACAAAGTACCACAATATGTCCACAAGTAACATTGTCTAAGAAATCCAATAACGAAGATAACAATGCCTGTTTCTGGTCACGTTCGTCAGCTATCATCGTCGTTTGTCTATTATAGGTATACAAATCAACTTCATCAATTAAGATAATGCAATTTCCATACCCATTTGATATATTCAAAAGGGATGACAACTTACTATTTGTAGATCCGTAGTTAGATAAATAAGATGCATCCACTTTCAACAGTGGTACCTCTAATACAGATGCTAACGCAGTAACAAAGGATGTCTTGCCGGTACCAGGCTCTCCATACAACAACAAGTTGTAATGCCATGGTTCTCCAATGTCACGATAGAACTTGTGAGTACGATCAGAAGAAAACCGTTTCAATGTATTAAGAACGGAAGTCTTCGTCTCCTCATCCATAATGACTGTGGATAAATCACGTGCTGGGATGTATTCACAATTATCATCACCCGTATTCATAATACGAGTAACGGTAACATCTTTGGTGGATGGATTCTTGTCTCCACGATAGTATGCCCAGTAAGTATCGTTAAAGCGTTCCGCAAACTTTTCATGTCCACGTCCAACAAACGTCATGGTATAGGTAACGTTTCTCCAGCTACGATCGACAAACTCAGAAGATAAGCTAATAAATACATATAAACCTTTGATGTATTTCTTAAGTGGAACAAAGAATGTGGTTCCACTAATACTAAGATTGATTCTTCGTCCAAATGCACTCGCATTTTTAAATTCAGATACTGCTTCTGGATAATATGGCTGAATCATCTTAGCCACCATATATTCCATATAATCCTGATCGGTTGGACGGTTATGTCTACTAACCGTAGAAAAGATCTTAAACTTTAAAGTTGTATAGAAATGCTCCGCTATTGCGTGCATCATAAATGTCGGAAACTTTGTGATATTCAAGATATCGTCTGGAAAACTGTTATTTCGATTCACCGATGAGGAGCCTCTGGTTTCCTCATCGTCATCATCGGTTCTGGTTATATAATCTGACATGTATATTCTCCTTATATCTCTGGTATATTATTTGCTTTCTTTGGGATCGCAAATTTTGGACTATTGTCCAGTCCTGGATCTTCTTTGATTGGTTCTCCAATTTTCAATTCTTCTATCTTTCCAGTGTCTCGTAATGCACTATAAAGAATCTCACTATCAATTAGTTGAAGTGCCAATGCCGTCATATCCAGGGTATTCAAAGTATCTAACAGATATAACATCTCTTCGTATGTTAGATATGTAAAGTAATCCATCTTATTGAATGCCATGATACATCCTTCGTAGAAGAGATCTTTTTCATTCTCGTCTTGCACGACGCATGGCTCTAAGATGATGGATTTGGTGTTTGTGACCATCGCAATCTCTCGATGAAGATTTGCTAATTCTCGGTCTACCATTAATTCACCAGACTTGTATTTGTAAAACAGGTCTTTCTCACTTTGGTAAGCCGCTAATAATTTTCGTAATCGTAATTTTAATATAAATACGCCTTTCTGCCCAAAGGACAATTGATAATTTGGATCGTAACCGTCTGTCTTTTTAGATCGTTTGTCTGTAATATCGATCGTAAGAAAGGGCCTTGGATTGATTCGAATATAAGAGTTGTTTCGATATGCAAACTTATGAATCACCTCATCATTACCCCAGTTCATCGCCCGGTTACGAATCTTTTGTATCTCGTCTTCCTCAAGTATCACTCCTAATTTAAGCGACAGTGAGGCATGAACGCGACATAACTCCACAGTCGCCTTGTACATGAGTATCACCTCCAACTTTATATTTCTTTACCCATGAAAATAATATATCATTCTTCTTTCATGTCAATAGTTTCTTTAAACTTTTCCTGCACGAGTTCTCGTATGTAGTCGCGCATTTCTAAGTAAAAATATACACGCCCATCCATATTCTCTTCGTGGTCTTTTTCACATGGAGGATCTGAGTAATTGTCATTTTCCATATTGATTTGCCCCTTTCTTTACCTATGAAAGAAGTATATCATTCTTCTTTCACGGTGTCTTTTATGGTGGTAGTGGCTACAAAGTGTTTCTTCTCAATTTCTTTCACGCAGTCACGCATTGCCACATAAAACTCAGCAGCATCCAACTTATTTTCCTCTCTCAATGCAGTAAAGACATTTTCTAATGCATCATAATACCAATCGATTTTTGAACACTCGGATACACCTTTATGATTCTTATAATCAATGCCTCTCGGGTATTCCGATAATAATTTAGTTGCAGCTGTAAAGGAATCTGTGATGTTTTTGATTGCAGCTCCTTTTGATATCCCTTTGCGATCTTTTCCACATGGAAGTCCCAGATATGCTCTTGAATTGTAATACGTATCGTATTTATCATTAAATATATGAAACAAATACTCATCTAAATTATTGAAATATCCTTTTGTGCATGATGTTCTGGTGTCCCAGTTCTCACTTGTAATACCATCTCGGTATCCTGCGTAAAATGTGGTACGGAATATTCCATCGCTCCAACGTACGTAGTCGGTGCATTTACCAATCATATCAACAGGGATAATATCTGCGTTTACAATTTCAATGTGATGGAATGGATGCCATTTAAATAAGATCGCATAAATAGATGGGAAGTTCTCTGAAGCATCTGATGCCGCTAAATTAAAGTATACATATTTATTCGCAGTAACAGATGGGATACCTGCATTGATTAATTCAATGATAACGATCTTTGCATTCTCTTTGGTGTATGCATTAATCGCTTGCACCAGCTCTTTTACTGCAATCTTAAAGGTTTCTTTTTCTGCCCTAGATGCTACCTGCGATAAGTATACCTTGCAATTGTCAATTTCCATAAATAAATTATTTTCCATATTAACGCCCCTTTCTTTACCCATGAAAGAAATTTATCATTCTTCGTTCATGTCAATAGAATCTTTAAATCTTGTCTTCTCAATTTCTTTCACGTAGTTGCGCATTCCCATGTAAAAATATGCGGAATCTAAATTATTCTTTTTGTCTAATTCGTTAAAGATTAATTCTAACGTATGATAAAACCAATCGACTTTTGAGCATTTTCTACTCTCGTTATAATCAATTCCTTTCGGGTATTCGGATAATAATTTTGACGCGTTTTCAAATGCGGCTGCAATTTCGGCTGGTCCACTAATAACAGCTTCACTATGAACGCAGCCCAGGAACAGTAGGGCCTCAATATAATCATAATAGCTATTCGAAAATACATGGAATAAGTATTCGTTTAAGTCGTAAAAATAGCCACCTTTATGATTTATGCAAACGCTATCTTTCCATGCTTTATATGTAATATTGTCACTAAATTCCACTGGATACGTAGCACGAAACTCATTATTTTCCCAACGGACGTAACCTGTATATAATCCAATAGAAGAAACCGGAGATTTTCTCACTTCGTCAATATGGATGCGGCAGAATGGTTCCCATGAGAATTTGAACACATACATATGTGGTTCTTCTTCACCAGCGGTAGCTCCGCTAATGTCAAAATACACGTACTGATTTAACTTAATATCAGACATCTTATGTTCCACTAAGGTATGAACCATGTCCTTTGAACTCTTATCTGAGTATTTATTTAATGCATTCACTAAACGTTTCAGTGCGATTTTAGATGATTCTTTTTTCAAAAATACAGCATCTTCATCTGATACATTGCTATAAATCTCATAGTTGTTAATTGTTTTAAATAAATCATTTCCCATATTAACCTTGCTCCTTTCTTTAAATAAGACAAACAGAAGCTCTTAGGCTTCTGCTTGTCTCTTTTTAGCAGCTTCTTTTGCTGCTTTACGTGCTTTCTTACGTGCTTCTTCTGTCTCTCCATTGTCGTCATCGTTATAGTAATCAAAGGACTCCATAACTAATCCAAGATGTCCTTCCTTAGAAGTACCGTAACAATGAACATCTTCGTTCATCTGCTGAAGATCATATAAAGCACTGTAATAGTCTTCTTCTTTCTCAAACTCCATCATGATGTAAATCTTGCCTTTATCATGGAAGTACTGATTCAAGTCATGCTGTAAATTCCAGAAGAAATTGCCTGTTTCCATAGAGTCATCAAAGTACAAGCCCTTGATCTTACCCCACGGAGAAAGTAATCCATTTCTTCCAGGATCTGAATTGCCTTGTTTCTACGGATGCGAAAATTACAGTCGGCGGAAAACTCCGAACGTATTTTCGTAATTAATTCCGTTTCTATTAGTCATACCTAATAGCACAGACTATCTCATCATCTCATATATCCTGTAACCAAATATATGAGAGCTCTTCGTTTCGGACTTTCGTCCTACCTTTCGTCCACATTCGGACCTACTCGCTTCGTGTAGGTATCTCAACCTACCTTATTTTCAAACCACCTGAATCGAATGATTCATTTTGGTATTTCTACCATTATGGTTGTCTAGCTTTCCATAGTCGTTGAGCACAACCTCTCTGTTATGAATGATATTAGTTATTTAGTATCTTCGGTAATATATGTATCTCGGATATACTTCCAACAATGCCCATTGATAATATTATGGATCAAATTCTTAAATGAATGAATCCAATCTTTGGGCATGTTTTCATAGCCAAGAATCGCTACAATCTCTTTCTTGGTATGTATACCCTGATTATAGACAACATCACATACTTGATGAACGATATCTTCGGTGAAGAAAGAGTCTGTCTTTTCCTCGCCTTTCAGATATCTGGATCGTCCGGAATATTTCTTGTCGTCCATATTCATCTGCGGTGTTCCCCAGCGTAAATTCAAGTACACGTTACAATCACGAATATCGTTATTGTGTAAAACAAGTGTACGTGTTTCTGGTTCTGGATTCGGAACAAACGCGATTGCGACTAAACGATGTACTCCCGTTGTAGTACTTTTCTCGCGTTCATTATTGTATCCTGGTGTATGTGGTGGTATCTTAATTGAAATTCGTTGGTATCCATCCCGATCATAATGAACCTTTTTTGGAGATCCATTGATGCACTTGATGTTACCTAAATTGCTTATCAAAAGTCCTGGACGGTAGTCGTGCTGAAGTACAACTTCTTTCCATTCTTCTTGAATGTCAACTTCACGATTTTCTAAATAGTAATCGAATTTACCTGTTCGGCCATTCAAATATGAATGCTTTACTGGTATTATAACTTTCATATCATTCCTCCTGTTCTGAATTGTGAAATCGTTCATAACGAGAGGTCTTCGCACCGGATTGTCGCTATAGACCAGATCAATCTATAGGGTGTTCCCGTTTTAGAAGAGTTTTTCCAACGGATCGCTCCGTTTCGGTGCCGCAATTAACACACTAAAATATCGATGTTTCCAATAAATGACGGATGAATACTTCTGTACCGCACACCAACATTGTTCCCATTCTTGTTTCCAAGCGATTGCGGGCCCTTAGTCGTAAATTTGAACTTCTTAAAGAAATTCAAATCATTTACGGAATCATCGAAACTTAATAAGCCTGACTGAAACAGCTTCGTGATCAAGAGATCACCTGGCCATTTAAACATCTCTTTGAAGTTCTCGATGGTTGCTTTATCTCCAAGGGACATCACACGGGATACTCTCTTGGAGAACTCTGCGGTTAATAAAGAACTGCATGTCTCTGCACAACGCAGTCGTTTATTATCCAGTGATAAATTGTCTTTTAATCGCAATGTATTGTATTCCTGACAGATCCAACGTAAGAGTGTATAGATATCTTTCTTGTGATACTGATACAGGTACAAAATTCTTGTGGTGGTATCGTCAAGCAAACGATTAAAGAATTTTAATGTGTCTTTTCCCTTATCGTAGTTTGGTGGATTGGAAATACGTTTCACCCACTGTTTTCCATCCTCTAACTGAGAGACAGTAGTACGGTTGGTTGCAACGGTCATAATACCACCAACAACAGACTGAATATAAGGGTACTTTTCAAATACGAACTTTAAGACTTTTAAATAGCATTTACCAGAAATCTTAAAGTATAAATAATCCGGATCTGGTTCTTCCGGATAAGATTCAATGCATTCAATGCAATCCTGTACCTGGAGTTCACCAAGTGATACGTCGATTCCTTTGGACATGTAGAAAAGCATGACCGGAATCTCCTTACGGAACACATAAATGTAGTAAACTGGTACATGATAAGACTTGCCGACAACGTCTGCAATCACACGTTCGGTACGATCGGCTCTTGCATCTGGATCGGCATCGGTTAATGGTTCTAATACCTCCTGAATTTCTACAGGAGTTGTAATATCGGTAACCGGTTCAATATTTACCGGTGTTCGTTTGACGGAAATCGGCATTAAACTCTTGAGAACAACTGACTGGCTTGACGTGTCACTTCAAACCCTACCATACTTCTCAGCATGGGGTAGACCATATCTTCATCTCACATACGTGAGAGCTCACCGTTTCGGTGTCACCCTACATTTCGCCCGCAAGGGGCCTACTAACGCCTATGATTCACTTCATAGGCGCGTTCCCTGGTCGTTGAACTTTACAAAATCTATCTATGAAACTAATCTCGTATAACCACTAAAGTCATACTGTGAAGCAATTTTCTGGCGGCATTTGCCAGAACGAATTTGTTTTACCATATCATATGGCACATCTGTCTTTTCTGCGATTTGTCGCATGGTAAGCTTATTACGCTCAAGTTCTTGACACACTGTATGAATTTGCTCATCGGTGTATTTTCGGTACGGATTCTTCTTACCGTAGCGATTAAAGAATTCTCCAAAGCTATATTTTACAGAAACACCTTTATGCGCACGATGGTAAACGATATTTTTAATCGTTGACTCTGGAGTACCTGTACATTTTGCGATCTCTGGAATAGAAAGTTTTCCTTCTTGCAAGAACGTACAAATTTGGATAACGGTCTCGTTACTGATCTTGCAATGTGGATTATCTTCTCCAGTCAGAATCGTACAAAGTCCGATATCGTACGCATGTTTAGTATTCTCAGATGCACTCAACCATTCCAAATTCGATTCCTGATTGTGCTCTTTGTTTCCATCTTTGTGATTCACTTGCGGTAGATTTTTCGGATTATCTATAAATGCTTCTGCAACCATCCGATGTATGCGTAATGCATAGACATTACCTTTGTATGAGATTGTAGAATATAGATATCCAGATCCATTGACTCCTTGTGACAGAATTTTGATTTCTTGTTTACCTGCGTAATTTAATGCTGCGATGTATCCATATGAACTAATGAAGTATTGTGTTGGTTCGTCGTCGATAAATAACTGCTTAATTTTCTCCGGATTGGATGCAATACCAAGTCTCCGTACAAAGTCTCTTTTGTTCATATTGGATCATTCCTTTCGTATGTATATAGATTTTAGATAGATTTTGTCTTAGCTGCGGATTGCCTCTATATCCAGCCTTACTTACCATATCTCCGGAATTACCCTTTGCCCCGATTTCTCGGTTGGTAGCTGGATCTTACCAAGGACGTCCCCGTCAATTAAATGAGGATTTTTCTGCATGTCGCCATGCAGGCACCCACACGTTTTAAGGTGCTCTTCTCGACCATCTGATAGATCAAGTAGTATTTTTTGCCTTTGATGTAGAGATACCCGTCTTCGTCCTGAAGCGGGATTAACATCGCTTTTGTGATTGGATAGACGTGTTCGAACATCTCTCCAGTGTCAGGATTCTTTTCACGAACCGTAACATGAATTTTTGTAGTCAGCTTTCCGTACCGGTCATCGTTTACATATTTATAGTCGAAACGTTCGTTCTTACGTTTCTTTTTCTCACGCTTGAAGATGTGCTTGTTGATTTCGATATCGGATTCTTCTTCGGTGTATTCAAAACTCATAATCTTGATATTTGGAATAACCTCCAAGGATCTCCACGATTCTTTGACGAACTCCACTAACGGTAAGTCTGCAGACTTCGTCATCAATGCTGTATTTAAGTGCTTTTCAAATACGCAATCCTTTGTGTAATTCGGAATGTACTGTTTCATATGTATGCTCCTTATTTTTCATGCTGACCAAAGATAAAAATGCCATTCTCGTTTAAGCGTTTTAACGATATTGGCGGATGAATGTTGTGCTTCTTGTCGGGTTCACGAACCTGAAAGATGGGTCTTCCATAATTTGGAATACTCGTATGTGTGCAGATTAGGGATTCATGCACCCGGATGTTTTGATCTACAAGATTCGTATACATGATGTAGACGTCCATAGGTACTAAGAATCGATCCTTTGCAGAATACGTAGAGTAGATAACACCCATTCGTTTTTCCAGATCATCTAAGATATCAAAATAGCTCATGTGGCTATTTGTGTACTTATGTGCAGATTGATTGATCGCAAGAGACGGCACCCCATGTTCAAGAGCTCGTAATGCTCTTGCAACACGTACCAAATCTTTTAAACGATCTAATTTCTCAACTGCATCTGGATGTACTTCATACGTATCGTCTTCCTGTTTCGTGATACAGTTTTGAATTGGCTCCAGATTGATGGGACGATCATCCTGGAAATCTTTTCCATATGTACGACCAATCATAATCGGACAATCCAACGTATTATAGACGTTATAAATATACGTATGTCCGTTTCTGGATTTCCCTTCCAAGGGAACACAAAACTGTCTACGTGGTTGTATTACCATTATAACACACCTCCTTTATTTTAAACGTATCTACAGAAATGAAACTTCAGTAGACCAAAAAAATAATATATCGGCAAAAAAGAAAACCCAGACCAATGAAGGTCTGGGTTCTTTTCTTAGTTCTTTCTATGGTGCATCGCCAGATAATCCATAAACAAGATAGCTGCTGGATCAATCGAGTTTCTGTTTGCCGTTTTTGGAACGCCTGCATCGTTGAATACGGCAATGACGTTGTTGGATGGGAAAAGCTCTGTAATATGAAACAGAGCAGACTGAAACAGTGACCAATATCTACAGTTATCCAAAATGGTATCTGCGATGGTTTCACAAGCCTCAAGATGTACCTCCATACGATCATTTCGAAATGCAGTTCGATTGTCCGAATGAGTGCGCTTGTTTGACTCTTCTTGTGTGATGTAACGCATTAAGAATCTGGTACGTGGAGCACCTGGCTCAGACGGAAATACGAAGTGCTTCAGATACATCGGATCCATTTGCTTACAGGATCCAGATACCAAGAACTGTACGATCAGATTTGGATTGGTTAAAACCGCTTCATTGTTCGAAAAGATCTGCCCATATGGACGAATGTTTGCAAGTCGAGCAATGTCAAAGATTCTGCAGATCGGACGCATGTTGCATTCATATCGCTCAGTGTCGGATACGAGTTCGATTCGACGAACGACAAATTTCATCAATAACGCTGGATCCACGACATAGCTTAAATATCTGAACGGGTTTTTATTATTTCTGAAATAGAGGCGGAAAGATTCAAATAAAAGTGGAATCAATACTTCTTTTTCTGGATCTGAATTGTAAGCACCTACGGATTCCTTAAAGGTATCAGTATAGGTATAGCATGCCGTATGGGCATACAGTTTCATGAATGCCATAAATGCCGGTAAAGAAAGTCGATCAATAAGATAACCGTTATCTCCATCGGTTTTAAATGAAGATAAGAGCAATCCTTCCATCGCATCTAAGCAAGTAAGGACTTCCGTGCTACAATCCATAACGGATGAGACCGTGTGGATGTTCTGGCGATTGGATTCCACTTTCAGATCCTCTGCACGCATCTTCGCTTCTAAAGTACTGAAGATAGTTGGGTCATAACCGCTAATATCAGAATTGATCGTTACACCAAAATGGGCAAGGAGGCTTCCCTGTAGAGTCATTAACATATTTGACGGATTATCTGCAAGCTGTTCATGACGTTCTGCAGAAACCGCGATAAATTCATTGAGTTGTTCGATCACATCACGACCAAGGTTGCTTATTACAGATCCAGATAAGCAACCTGCCAGACGGTATACATTTCGTTCACAGTCTACGAATTTCTCAATCTGCAATAACTGACGATAGTTTTTACCAGCTACTAATTCTGCCATGTTGATACCTGCATCCGATAACTCATTTAAGAAGTTACGGATATTGAGATAATATCTGGATGGATCATTGATCACATTTTCCGGAATCTCGATATTGAACATAGTATGGATAAAATTTGGATCTGGATTGATCAGAAGCACCGTTTTCATAAAGAATTTCTGCAAGGCATCACGATTATGTGAAGTTGCTAATCGTAACATTTTCAGATTGCTTCTTTCAGAAACATACGCCCAATATACTTCCCTGGCATCTCTATATGGGATCATCATCAGTACTTTTACGAGTTGTTCCATATATTCACTGACAAAGTATCCACGACGTGCAATATTTGCATAGAAGTTGATAACCAGTTTAGAACTCCAATTATCGTTAGCATCGATCATATCGTATAAGGATCCCAGATAAATTGGAACTTTTTCACCCTTAAGGGTAACATCACAAATCTTCATGGAATCTCGGAAATCTTTTGGTAATTCATCTACATCGTCAATGCCATATGTAGCTGCATTCCAGATAGCATCTCCATATAAACGAGCAACGATTCCCAAATCAAGATCAGATAAGCTGTCGCCGATATGGATCGCTGATTCGTAAGATTCATCTTCCATTTTGCACTCATCATAGTATTTCGTGTTTTCGTAAAGTGACAGCTGGATGCTTAAATACATCAGCACGTCATTTAACGAAATGATTCCAAATGCTGGAGTGTCTGAATCATCTGTGGTAAATAATTGGAGTGTGCTTTGATTAGTCTCAAGGTATGTATAATCGACGATCGGTTCTCCATTCTCAAGCTGTTCTTTGTGTGTCTTTACGTAGTCGTATACAAAATTCTTAATAGTAGCACGAAGATTCTGCCATCTTGTGTTTTTCACGCGTCTAAATTCCATAGTAGTTTCCTCCTAAAAAAGAGGGAATCTATTAATAGATTCCCTCAGTATGTGTATTATTTGATATTCTCAATTGGTTCTATGACACGACCCATTTTGAAGATCTCTGACATTTTTGGATGTTTAATGATGTCTTTTCTACACTCACTGATACTCTGTAAATAGAGTTTCACAGCACTTGCAAAACCATCATGATGCACACCTGATCCCTGTGGATGTCCACCACCACCATAGTATTTTGCAAGTTCATTAACGCGAGCCACTTCGATCTTCTCATCAGTACGGAAACTAATGGTAGAATCCATCAGATCCAATGCCATAACACCAACCGTATAGTCTTCTTTGAGTTTCTTATATTCATCAAGCTGCATCATGTAGTGGCACACAAGTGAGAAGTTTCCGACTGTCGGAAACGGAATTACTACCCAAAGGTCTGGCGCATTATGTCCACGAATGCCAAGATTCATACTGCTCACGTGGGAACTGATTGCCCATAATTTACGAGCCATACTCTTCAGAAGTTCATCGTGCTCTTTCAAAGCTTCCATATACTTTGAAGGCATGAAAGAGTATTGCTCTGGGTGAATACCTCCCACGCGATTCCAGAGATGGTCAATTAAGTCATTGATATCCGCATATACTGGACGTTCAAATCCCATGTTTCCAATCATTGTTGGTGTAACAGATGTAGGATTAAATTCTGGATGATCTCTCCACTCAAATGTGTCCCACTGAGAGATTGCCACGCAAAATTCATAATAATTTTCACGATATTTTGCAGTATCTATAACATCCATACATGTTGCATTCGTAACCAATGGGTCTAAGATTGCAGCCGTAATAAAGGTTGCTGCAACTTTCAGTTCATCGGTACCTTCGTTGATAGCTTTAGTTAATCCATCAGGAATTCCTACGCCTTTTATTGTTTTAAGCTCTCCAAAAGTCGGGAAGGTGTACACACCAACTGGGAGTTCTTTCTGTTTATCGACATAATCCCTGTAAAATGGATTTGTATTGTGATGGTCGATGTACATCGCAAAGTGTTCTTTTGGTGTACCAAACCAATCAGTACAGGGTTTTCCTGCTTTAAATCCATGAACGAGCTGCGGTGAGAATACGTCTGTCCATGTAAATCCATAGTCATCTCTCAGCTCTTCATACGTATAATCATGGATCGGCACATCAGTGATTAATAAGGTCCACGGACGTACATCTGGAATATCATGACCAAACATATCTGCGAACGCATCCAGTGCTCGAAGAATGTAAGCCTCCACGAAATTCTCCGGGCATGGAATCACGAATGTGTATCTGTAGGTATCAAAGAACCAATATGCGTGCGCATCTGCAACCTGCATTGGTAGTGCAGATCCATAACCATCTGCATCAGTATGAGTACACTGTAAACCAAATATGAACTCTGAACACCACTCGGCAAATTCAGCAGCATCACATGGGTCATTTGGGCCACACTCCAGATACTCTTTGTATAAGTCGTTGAATGATGTTTCGGATGCTTTAAAATCAAATTCTTCATGCGAAAGAATGACATTACCGAGATTACGAATCTGCTCCATCATGCTGGTAACGATATTGTATGATACCCCTACCATGGCCATGTTGTTTATCGATGCATGTACCACTTTTGAGTCACTTGTCTTTTCAAGTTCCTCAAGAAATCCTGGACGGTCATGTGTTCTGATTTCTTTTAACTCAGATAATACCTGATCCAGGTTTCTGTAAGCCTTTAATAAATTAATTGAATGCTGCATTTTGTTTTCCTCCTTGATTGTAAATATTTATTGAAAAGAGATCAGAACGTGAATCTGTATCCCTTTTTCACTGTGTTGGAACGACCTTCCTGAATGATGTGAAGGTCTACTAATTCAGCTAAGATGCATTTGACATCGGACTTTTTCATTCCGAGTGTTCTAGCAATTGCATCAGCTTCGACTTTTCTAAAGTTAACCGGGTCATTATCTGCATAGGTTTTCGACTCCGGCCATCCTTCGAGTTCTGTAAGTAACATCATCACGACTCGAAGCTGCTTCTTATCTAATTCGTCGTTGTTTACGACACGTTCCAAGAATGCTTCTCTTGGAACGCTAAAACATGTAATCTGTTGATTCACGCTATTTCTAGCCATTTCTTATGTCCTCCTATTTGATTATATCTCTAATCTTAGTTTCAAAATCCTTAAATAATGTATTCAAATATGTGTGGGGATTTTGATATAATCCATGTGGATTAACCATACGTTTCTTAAATAATAATCGCTTATCTTTTAAGTATTCATCCATACTAATATTGCGATATTTCGTGCAATATATTAATTCACGATGCCAAGTGACTTCTCCTGGTTGATTGAAGATATACTGATCGATATCTTCGTACTGACTAACCGTTGTTTTAATTGCCTCATATAAATCATACAATGCGACTAATTGACAGTGGATCGCAGGTCCGTCATCCAGATCTGGATGACCCATGAGAAACTCAAACGATCGGATCGTTCCGGCTAAGTAGTCCATAAGAAGAATCGTTTCCATCATATTGTGATGGTAGAAAAGATTCTTGTATTGGAATAGTACGGATGTTTCAGCTTCCACTCCCATCAATGCCGGATAGGTTTCATTCAAGAAGTCTCGTATAATCATTGCATTGAATGGAACTACTTCTAGTTTATTAAAGGATCGAAGAATTTTTTGAAACTGAGCAAATACCACATTAAACAGTGTTAAGATAGGATCTTCCCACCGGTTAAATGGTTCAGTTTGATTATTACATGGGATATCATAATATGATCGTCCCATTAATTCCAAGATATCAATTAATTGAAATCGAATATATGGAATAATCTGTGGTAACCATGTATAGATTCCAACAACATTGTTCTCTTTGTACGTCGTTGGTTCATAGTATACCTTTAAATAATCATCTAAAGATACTGCCATGTGATAGCGATTAATTGTAGAAAATGCAACTCCCAAATAATGCTGATCACCAGCTCTATAAAAAGCGAGCACTGCGTATTGTATTTTAATAAACCTTCGATAAATAGATTCAATCAAGTTGTATTTGGTAACACATTTCTTGAACATCTTGTGTGCTCGGCGGCTTCCCCAGGTAATTGGAGAATTTACCTCACCGATATCATATAAGGACATTTTAAGAACCTCTTCCATAAAGCTACTTTCATAGCACGTTGGTGTTAAAATATTTAACTTTCCACCACGATCTATGACATCTTGAATGTATCGTTCTCGGTCACAGACGAAATTAAACGTCTTATTCCAAGTATCATCCGAATATGTCCAATTGATGGTTTTCTTATCACGTAATATTTTCCATTCATCATCGGTGAAATATCGCGGTAAGTGGTCGAATGGTGATTCAATGTGTTTATTATACTCAAACGTATCATTCTTTATTTTTGAATCACTCTTGATATCTGGGATGTCGAATAGTGACATCAGTTTACAAAACATATCATTTGCCATTGTTTTCATCCTCCGGTTCTCTCATAAGATCTGGTAACGGCATATCGTCTTCATGCTCAGCAAACAAACGAACTGTCTTTGGTTCTTCATCATGATCCGATGGCTGTATTGTAATTTCAAATTGTATGGATTTTTGTACCATCGACGTATGAATATAATCAATTGATACTGATTCATACTCCGGTTTCAAAACAATCATGGTTTTAAGAATTCGTTTGAGATTCGCTAACAGATCTTTTTGCTTCTTAATCGTCCAGCGTGTAAATGTGGAACGATACAGGTGAACAAATTCATTCACATAAGCCATAATGGTGATCATGTCATCACGAATTGTTCGTTCTTTTTGTTCCTGTCTTGGATGTCTGCATATATCCAAGATCTCCAGATCAGGCTCATAGAAAAAGTTCTCAAATTCATCGCAACGAATCACCTCTCCCCAAGATTTATCTTTGCCTGCATAATGTACATCAATATCGATGACAAGATGCTTTGTATTACGATAAGTAACCTTAAATTTGTCTCGTCTTGACCAGCACAATGTATCTAACATTCCTGGAATACGTGAATTGAATAAATCTTTTTGAGCCTCTTTATTCCAGTCTCCTCTTGCTTTCATGGTAGTAAGGGTACCTATAATAAAATTATATAAGGTCTCCTCCTTATCTAAATCGTAAAATTCACTCATGGTTTAAACCTCCTTTGCTTCTTATTCCTATAGATAATATATGAATGAAAGGTGAGAAGAATACCCTAAAGATATTCTTCTCACATAATTAACGTTCTACTTTCGGAACGCCTAAGACTTCTAATCGGCATAAGGGAACAGTTGCGATTTCGCCATCTTCAAAGATGACAACTCCATAATCAGATAGTAATTTTCGTTCCACTTTCTGTAAGTACCCATACCGATATCTGGAAGATTTGCATTTTTCGCAATCTAAGTCTTCTTCATCATCCAAATGATAATCCATACACTGATAGCAATGCATCATGTTCGGAAGCATCTTGACTGGTGTATCGTAAATTGGTTTTCCTTCTAATTTCGGTTTCTTACTCATACGTCAGATCCTCCGGTAATTTCTTTATATATCTCTCGTCTTCTCATTTCTTTAAAAGTCGCTTCGTCGACATAGATCCATTTATGATCATAGTCGTTGTATCGATAAAATTTATTGCAATTTTCACAATATCCATATTTGACACCATCTATGTACTGATAATTTTTAAACTTATGGTGTCCTGATTTGCATCGAATTTTCTCAATCAAGATGATGATCCATCCAATGGCTGCAAATACGAGCATGATTCCGATCATGACAAGAATAATTGTTAACCCTACTGGAATCATTGCAATAACTACAACAGCAAACGTAATGATAAGTGCAATTGCGAATAATACTGATAGACAACCCATATTCGTGTCCCTCCTCTTAAGTGTTTAATACATACGTGACGCTATCGATACCTCTGGTAACGGCAGTATAATGAATTCGTTTTCTCATATCTGCAGACCAGACACCTCGATCGTCTTCTAAGAATACTACGTTTGGATACTGGGAACCTTGTGAAGAATGTGTGGTGATTGCATAGGCAAACTCAATCTTGTCAAGGTAACGCTCTCCAGCTTTCTGTCGATCTGTCATCGTTTCATCTAAGTTGAAAAGATGGTTATACGAAACCGGAACACTTCCAAACGACTTATCTAAAAAGTCCGGCATAAAATCAATTTTAATCGTTTTGCCATTGAAGGATGACATGTTGACATCCGTTAAAGTACCAGTCAAACCATTGGTAAAAAAGACACCCTTACCTAACGATAGATCCCAGTTGTTTTTACGACAAATAACTTTTTCTCCGATGTATGGACGAAGTAAGTTGTTGTATTTTAACAGATACTTTCGATAGTAGTTATTCACGGAAGTACGGATGTTGTTTCGTTCCGTCAATACGATGTCCGCATTCTTAAACATGAAGTCATTTAAGTCTGCTCGGTGAATGACTGCGGATTTTCCATACACACCTGGTTTTAAGTAATTGCCTTGTAGGATCTGTTGTGATAACCAAACGATTGGGTTTCCTTCGGATTGACGCATGATCTTTCGTAGAATGGAATCCGGTTTCTGTAAAAAATAAGGATTTCCAAAGACTGGTGGTAACTGATTCAAATCACCTAACGCAATGACTGGTAAGTCATAACTTAGAATATCTTTGGCAATATCTACAGGGACCATACCACATTCATCGACGACAATGAGCTTAATTCGTTTCTTCATGTGATCTTTCAAAACAAACTGACCTTTGCATTTGACGCGTCCGTCAGATAAAAAGATTCTGTGGCCGTTTTCATCCTTGACGGGAACGACTTCATAATCGTAAATTGAAGAATGAATGGTCTTTGCTGGCAACCCATGGCGGGCCAACTGTGTAGCCGCTTTTCCCATGTATGCCATAAATAAAACTTCGTCTAGGGATAAACCCAGTTGCTCTATCAGATATAATACCATTGTGGTCTTTCCAGTACCAGCGGCACCAGAAATCTCATAGGTTTGTTTGGTTCCTGAATGATACCAATGCTCCATATCCATAGCGGTAAAGAGTTGGTCTTCATTTAATTCAATACCCATTTTTGTCACAACCTTTCTGTCTGTGTTAAACCACTGTCAAATCTAAAGAAACCAAAAAAAAGAAACCAGGATTACTCCTGGTTCTTTTCTGCAGCTTTAGCTGCCGCTTCGCTCTGTGCTTCACACCAAGCTTTGTAACGTTCATATTCTCGTTCGCAAGCTTCATATGCACGGATACTTTGTGGTACAGCTTTGATTGCTTCAACTAATCTTAGTACGAAGTTTGCAACTAAGATAATGGAAGCAATCAAAATTGTTCCATGATAGCCCCTTGTTGTAGAAGCTATCAGAGCGTATCTGATTATGAGAATTAAAGCTAACGCCTCAATCTCAAGATCAAATAAGTTCATTATGGAACCTCTAATTGTTGGAACCTCCATTAAATCGTTTGCTTTGTTTACGAGTGCCATAAGTTTTGTTGTCATAGTCTTCATATAGACCTTTCTTAACGACTTCCGCTAGCCGGAATCATAGCATTTTGTACTTTTCGTACAGGGATCCAACACACCTTTTTGCTTCTGTTTCAAAGCTATGTATTTTTCTGATCAGAGTTTATGGGACGGATTATCTATATGATTTCTCTGATTCACGTAAATAGTATATCAATACACCAAATCGCTCTACGGATACCAAACACCTCATTAACGACGAAAGGAGGTTTTCGAGATGTTATCCAGATTGGTTCCACCAGTCACATTAAATGACAAAGCCTTTACAGCAAAACTGTATTCGGATATGAAAACACCTTCTCCAGGAGATCCGATGAAACTGTATATTTCTGAGTTGATGACGAAGATTTCGTCTGGCACTCCAAAAATCTCTACTCTCCAAGTTAAGGGAGGAACGATTTTAAAAAATGCAAGCGAGTGCAAACCAACCCTTAAGACCACCTTAAAAAGTCAAAACTATTTGACTCTCGCATGTTCCAAAAATACGAACTGGGATGGGATTGATAAAGTTTATCTGACAGGTGGTGGACGAATTGCGTATCGAGAATTAAAATCTGGTACGAAGGTCAATACAGAATTTCTTGGTGGGTTACTCTCACATGGAGTTGTTGAAACTACACGTGATGCATCTTATAACAGCGATAAGAACACATCCAATCTCTATTCTGGAGATATGAATCATGTTCATGTATCTGACCCAGAGCAGATCAGTGTATTATCTGATCATGTCGATAATCTGATCTCTCATTTACAAGATAGCAAGATTCTTGGATAAAAATAAAAAAACCTTGATCAAGGGAGTTGAGCTCCCTAAAATTGCAGGATCTCGAACTTCCTGAATTCCACGGAAATATTACATCACTGCAATTATTGATTATGCGGATTTTCAATTGGAGGTGAAATTCATGAGTCTTTTAATTCCGGCAACTACGGATGATCAAATCAAAGATATTAAACAACGTGACTTATCCTATCGACTTCTTCATCCAGCTTTAATCATGTACAATCGGGAATCTGATACTATTATAGAAACACCGTTTTCTTCCTTAACTGCAAAGTATCGAGATTTCTTATCCCAACATCTTGTGTATGTACAGCTCTTGGAAGAAGATTGTGCAAATTACAGATTTCGTCCAAAGTCATTTTCCTATGATGTATATGGAACAACAGAGTTTTGGAATGATATCTTAATTCTTAACAACTGTACTTCTATTAGAGAATTTGATCCAAAACCAAACAAAGATCTAATTTATTATGATCCAAACTATATGAAAGATATCTTAAATGAGATTATGATTATTGAAGATATGCTTTAATTATTTATAGAGTGCTTTTATATGTATAGAGAATCTTTATTATCTTACACTTTCCACATATTTAGTAGATATTATAGAGATTTTCTTTCATGTAAATATTTATAATTTCGGAACGCGTTAGCGTTTCAAATTATAAATTATTAGCGCTCTAACAACCCCGTAAGGGGTTGGAGAGCTTAACGGATGCGAAGGCAGACGTTGTATTTACTAATACTTAATACGAACTTGCGGCCGCAGGAAGCGTTAGCAAAATAACCCTTTACAATGTAATTCCCAACTAATAAAGTATCTGAAATCAAACTGTCTAGTAACCCGGATAAAGCATTCGGGTTACACCATTTTTATCTTTATATGATTAAAACATGGGTACGGGGATCAGATGGATCCCCAAGAAAAAAAAGATTGCTTTTAATTTAAATTATAACCATTATGAATCCTTTATGAGATTTAAGAATTATTTTTGACATTACACTACAGTAGGATTGAAAAAGATCCGCTATAAAATGGTTAATGTTGTTGTGTACGATCACCAGAGTGGGTGATCAGGAATATAGATGAGGCGGTTTGGAACCCGTGCTCATCTATATTTTCATTTGTCTATACATTTAAGTAAAAGATATTTCGAGTGATATCGGTAATTTCTTTGATAATAATTGTATAGTTTTTTCATAGAACTGTGCTCCTTTCTTATGTATATAGATAAAATTTTATTTTCATGAACTTAATCGTACGATTCTCAGATGGAGAATCAATTTTGTAGAGTTGTCCAGTGGGTGGATGACTCTACAAAATTATTTGATTCTATACAATTATTTGAGGAGACCATTTCATATCATATAGGTCATCCTCCTGTAGAAACGCTATAGACAAAATCACAATCCGTACGGGGATCAGATGGATCCCACACCCCTCGAAAGATAACCAGGTTACGATCTGGTTATCTTTTATTAACATATCTACAATATATTAGGACAAGAATCTTTGTTCTACTTATATACCACAATATTATGTGAGATGTATCAGAAGGTATATTCTCCGAAAGTCCTTTTTATTTAATTGAGGTCTTTTTATTTGAACTATATGCGTACAGAGACCAGATGGGTCTCTAACTAAGTTAGTGAGTCGTGAGATTCACTAACTTTTTATCACTGCTTGTACATTAAGGTAGGGCATCACAATAGCCCTGGGGTAATGCTTAGGACAGCATTATTACCTGCCTTATTTTAATCAATGTAGTATCTTGTTAACTATATTGGTGTAAATCGTACGAGAATCAGATGGATTCTCAGAAACCACATACGGACCGTGAACCGTATGTGGTTTTATTTTTACATCTACATTTAAGTAGGGCAGACGTTACCTGCCCTAGGGTGTAAATACATCTAATATCCATTTTATTAGAAATTCTTTCTTTTTCTACAATTGAGAATTTCAAATCTTAACGGTTGTGTACGAAGATCAGACGGATCTTCAATATTCATTACATGGAGAGACGCTAGATGTGAGCGTCTCTCCCTCCTTCCAAAAAAATGGAAATTTAAAAGAACGCTTACATTAGAGTAAGTGATGTAAATCACTTAGGTTATATACATGATTAACCGTCTTGGAAAAACCAAAGTAAATTCAAGTACGTTCCAAAGATGTTGGAACAATCAAACCTCGATCCATACGCTAAGCTGGCGTATGGATCAAATGCTGTTTCACTATAGACGATACAGTCAGTTAGAGGTGACAACTATAAAAAAATACGGGGAAGAGAAGCTTCCCCATATCTTTTGTTTGATTATCGCTCTGATGTAACATAAGCGTCTGTAGTTCTTGTCTGTATAGACTGAACTTTACGCTCAACACAATCGATCTCAAACTGCAATTGTTCTTCTGTACACATAGGTACACGAAGAGCATATTGCATTACATGATGAAATGTGCAATCACTCATGGTTGTCACCTCCCTTCATATGTATTCGTATAGATATTATATCAATGAAAATCCTGTGATTACCACGGGAAACGATATATTATTTACATAGAACCAAACAAGAAAGGAGATTTAACATGGATCCAATAATTGAAAAAGTGAAGCACTTATATGACAAGTGCGTAGTAGAAGACGCAAAACCAAAAGACTTAATAGATCTACAAACGGTGGTTTATAATGAAACCAGACCGTTTGTAGATTACTTTCTTGGGATTAGTCTGGATGATTTACGAGACAACCTAGATTTAGAATTAGAACTGGCAACGATCTTAAAAGCTGCCAGTATCATCTATGAACAAACTGGGATGGATACACATATCGAAGATCCCGAGTATGATAAGCTCTGGGAAAAACTAGATCTTTTACATGATTTAAGAATTGACCTGGATATCACACAACCGGTCGTAACCAATAAACCAAAAGGATATCATCTGTATCCATCCCTACGAGGAACTTTAGATAAGATCTACTACTTAGGTGAAAAACTAGATACTTCAAACCGAAGAGGTTTACGTGATTGGGTTAATACATCTGGAAATACTATTAAAGAACGAACTGGAGAAGCATATCCATTATGGGATACCCATGTGTATATCTTTCCGAAATGGGATGGTGTCTCTGCGATCTTAGAGTACGATGAGATGGGAGATTTACAGCGAGCGTTGACTCGTGGATATACAAAGTTAAATGAAGCCATCATTGTCACTCCGGTGTTTAAAGAATTGGCAAAAACGATTCCGACAATCGGGCATAGAACTTCTCCATTTGGAAATGGGAAACCATTTGGTGTTAAGTTCGAGATTATGACCAAATCGGATGATCTTGCGAAATACAACTTGGAACATCCAAAGAAACCATATAAGAATACGAGAGCGTTTGCTTCTGCGATTATGAATGGTGAGACCAAAGGAGACTTAAAAGAATTAATTCCATACTTAGTTCCGGTTCCACTTCGTGCTTCCTATCTGGAAGAAGGTGATGAAAGCTTACAGATCTTAGAGCCAGGCGTATTTAGTTATCCACATCTGTACTGCAATCTCGATGACTTTGAAAAGATCGAAGAGTTTGCAAAAGAACATCACGAGATTGGTGGGCTTCGTTGTGACGGTGCTGTTATCTATATCATTGATGAGAAGATTCAAAAGATCTTAGGACGTGAGAATAACAAACAAAAATTCGAAGTAGCTTATAAGTTTACCGAAGTCTATGGATATACCGAAGTAACTGATGTTAGATTCTCATTAGGCTTATATGGAAACGTTACACCAGTGGTTCACTTCAAACCGATTCAGCTAAAAGGTAACATGGTTCAGAAAGCATCTTTAGGCAGTATTGGAAACCTGATGCTGATGGAATTAGGCCCTGGAGACATTATCAAGATCGGCTACGATATCATCCCAGTTGCAACTTTTGATCCTGACGACCCGAAATGTAAACACAGTAGAAATCCGAGAATCGAAGTTCCGAAAAATTGTCCGTTATGTGGACAACCCCTAGAGATAGGTGAAGTTACTGCTTGTTGCGACAATGTGGAGTGTCCTTCCAAGAAAATGGGAAAGATCAAATCTCATATTGAGCGTATGAATATTGCATACGTAGGAGACAGCTTGATCGAGCAGATGTATAATGCACATTTGGTAGATGATATCCCGGATATCTATAAGCTACGAAAGGTCACAAAAGAATTAATGACCTTAGATAACTTCGGTGCTAAAAAATGTGAACGATTGATCAATTCGATTCAGGGAGTGGTAGATACACCAATCGATGAAGCGAGACTTTATGGTTCTTTATGTATCAAGCACCTATCAACTGCTACATTCCAAAAGATCTTTGATAAGATAACGGAAGATGATTTGTTAGATGCGGTCGATAATGAAGATTATGATGCATTAAAGAAAATCTCTGGGATTGGAGAAATGACAGCCCATTGGATCATAGATGGATTGCAAGAAAAGTCAAATAAAGACACTTTGAAGTTCTTGAAAAAGACGTATACAGTTCGGCATTATACGAAAGTGCAACCAAAGTTTGAGCTGGTATTTAGCTCGTTTGGTGCAAACGACGAACGAAAGAAGACCGTTACAGAATTAGTGGAATCCACTGGTGGTGCAGTTCGTAATAGTATCAGTGGTCGAACAAACTTCCTAGTTGTTCCAACCCATAACATCAATAGTACCAAAGCAGTATATGCAAAGAATCACAAGATTCCGATCTATACGGCTGAAGAGTTCATCCAGAGATACAAAGCACAAGACTGAAAGAAGGGACTATTTAGTCCCTTCTTTTTTATTCGTTTTAGCCGAAACGGTTATATATTATTTTATTGAATCATTAGACTAATGATTACACTAATTATTTAAGGAGGACATAATTATGTCAAAAAAGAACAAACTGGAGAAACGCGTACTCAAGAAATTACACAAACTGATGAAGCAGGCAGCAAACGTATCCGACCATGAAAGTAGACTTGTTATGGTTACAGGCCCTTATGGATTTTCTGTAGTTCGCATGGAAGAAGACCCGGATAGCACATCTATGTATGTCGTAGACAGATATTTTCATCTTATGAATACAAGCATTCATAACGCGCTTGGAACAAATACCGGATCCAAAGAAAAACAGAAACCAAAGACAATAAGACTTATACCATATGATGGTTCCACACTTAAGGACATCAGCAAACAGGACTTCAATTATTCACAGCCAGACTATGCGAAGATGCAGGGAATCGATTTGGATGAAGCAGCTGATCGTCAGATGGATCTCTATACTGAAGGAGCAGACACGAGAAAAGCATTAGTGATGCACAAAGCAACTACAAATCGCCAAATGGATAATTACATCGATACTACAAACGAAAGAAAAGCTGAACTCGTAAAGAACGCTTCCGGTGTGGAAAAGGAATTATTTCTACGTGCACAGATTGAAGGTATCGTAAAATCCAATGCTGAATTAAAACGTCAGCTCGAATCATATAAACGTGATATGGAAGGTTCTCAGAAAGCATACGAGAAACAGAAAGCGGATCTTGAAGCAAAAGAAACCGAGCTGAAACATGCATACGATAAAGCTGCAGAAGATTATGAAACCATCCAGAAATTAACCAAAGAAGTTGGAGATTTAAAAATCCAGATTGGAAAACAGAACGAAACGATTTTCCAGCTGAAACATCCAACACCAATAGAAGTAGCTTCTATTGTACCTGTATCGGAAAAACATAATGAATTATCTACAATCGTTACGGATATGAATACTAAAATTGATAAACTGGCTGAGAAAGTAGACAGTGCGGAAACCAAGGAAGACAAACCAGAAAAACCAACAGGACCAGATTATGCATATCCAGTGGTTCTATTACGACCGAAGATTAACCGTGAAATTGAGCTGGAAGACAAATATGCTTTCAGACGCCTGGACGAAATCAAGAAACCGTACAGATTACGTGACATCTTCAAAATCGTTCATAACGAGATGTATACAGAAATTCACGATAATGTTTATAATCTCCTTGGTGAAATTGAGAATCCTATTACCACACAGGTACAGAAATTCCCTCGTCAGGCATATGCACTTGCAATTGCATTAGCAGCACCGGCATCCTATGTTTCTGCGTTCTGTGATCGTCTGATCGAAGATTATCGCAAGGGTGACTTTGTTCCAACACGTAAGAGTTGTATACCAGAAAACTTCGAAAACTTATTGGAATGCTTATATCCGGAGATTTGTCGTATCCAGCAGATCCTGTTCCATGATACCAATAAACTTCCCTATGTATATAAGAAGTATAGTAAAAACGGACTGTATACCTTCTATATGATCGGTGCGAAATCCTATGATACACCAGATGAAGTTCCGACAAAAACCTATGTAGCGATCCCGAAAGATGAAGAACCATACGAATACATCAATCTTGGTCGCGAAGAGAAACTCATGTATGTGCTGGAACATGGCCAGTGCATGAAAAAGAGAGATCCACTTGCTGCAATGAATGATTGTGAATATGGTCCAGAACGTCTCTATTCTGATTATCCACATACATTAAAGGATCAGATCGATGAAATGATCGGAGCTTCTGAAGAGACAATCATCACATTAGATACTACAGACCCTGAAGAGGTTTATAAAACACAGTTACGTTATTATCCGATTTATCCGGCATATACAGACACATTCGTAAATGAACCTGAAAAATAATCCTTCTGAAATCCTATCTGGATGGCAACAGGATTCTAACGAAAAATAAAATCCAGGAGGGTTAATCATGGGCTCAAAAATTAAAAAAACACCAAAGAAACCAATCGGGACCAAATGGGCAAATAGCTCTGCGGTCCCAACAAATACCAAAAACGATCACAACGACTTTGCAAACAAAGACAAAGAATCACGTCCTGCAAAGTTCGATCGTAAATATAACAACAATGGTGGATCTAAACCACCGTACAAGAAGCCATTTAATAAGAATGGCAAACCTGGTTTTAAGGGTGGCAAACGTCCGATGCCAAGAAAGCCAGTTGCACCTGGTCCAGAGAATGCTTTAAGCAAACTTCTGTCTGCATTATCTAAAGAAATTCAGACATACTGTGCTGACACATTCAAGGAAGAAGGAAACGGTGTTCGCATTAAAGTGACCTTAAATAAGGGACATGAGAAATTCGGATTTGTCACCATGAAAGTACATATGATGGATGAGAAGATTGACGTCCGTTACAAAGATTTATTCTTTACAGCATCCACTGATCGTAACAGACGTAAGATCACTCTGGCAATCATCAATGACGTTGGTGATGGCTTTGCACCAATTTATAGTACTGCTGGTACTTCTGATCAGATCAAGAGCAAATTGACAGAAAAAGATTACTTACATAAGATCTGTAATAGTACTTATGAGAAGCTGCAGAAAATCAAAGCCAAATACGCGAAAAGCGGAAAGTAACTGAACGATGCGATTACACCATAGAGATATATTATTTCTATGGTGTAATTAAACATCATAAATCAAACAAAGGAGATACAAACATGGCAAAGAAGAAAGACTTTAAAGTAAATTTCGATACGGAGGGTACCGAAATCACAACCGACGAGGAGGACACAATCACAATGGATGATGCCATTGAAGAAATCGACAACGAAGAACAAACGGAAGAGGTTCCGGAAGACTGGCAGAAACTGATCAAAGCATATGACAGCAGAACTTTTGAGAATCAGAAAGATATTGCATTAATCTGTGATACTGCGAACAAGGTGATCTATGATCGTTTCAGAGTCAACTTAAGACGTCCGGATGATCCATTCTTTAGCTATTATAAGATGACTGCAATGATATTTGTAGAGACATTCAGAGCGATCATTCAGCAGCTTCTGGACAGAAGAGCAACCAACGCAACTTATAACATCAATATTGGTAACCGTATCAATATTGGATTCTCAAATTCCGATAACGACGAAGATGAGAAAAACGGAAATTTCTGTCCATATGTAAAAGATATTCCGCATTATACCGTTAAGGATGACGATGATATCAAACTGGATGGACATTGCAAGGAATATATCCGTAACTGGAATCAGGAGAATATGATTCAGAATCCAGAAGATACTTTAACAATTGCAAATCGTGCATTAAAGTCATTGAAAGCAATTGATATTAATCTGGGTTCACCAGAATTAGTATTCCCGTTATTTGTAACCATTTATGAAAGCATCATCAGTTATCTTAAGATCCGTAGACGTGAATCTGAGGATGATGAGTTCATGATCAACTTTTGCAATTGTATTACAGTTGACTGTATTGGACAGGATGATGGCGTTGATAAGATTACGATTATTCCGGCAATCGAAGACAAGTTAAACATCAAGTCCGATAAAAACGGAACGGCTATTTACGAATAATTAATTTGGGGACTGAGAGAAAATCTCAGTCCTCTTTTATTTTTAAGGAGGTTATGAATATGAGAACTACACAGCGAGCTATATTTAGAAAATGCACCAAAAAGGATTCTTTGATATTATTGCGTTTTGCAGGTGTTAAACGCAGACATGCGTTCTATAGAAGTTATCGATTAAATTGTGATACACATAGATATTTTCTGTTGACAATACCGTCCATACTGAATCGATCATCTTTTGCAGTTGCAATGAAGAAAGAATACGAAAAACCTGTTATCCTGGAACGTTACAGCAACCCATCTGTTGCAGATTGCATCATCAATAAGAGGGTCTAAATGAAGAACTCAGATGGCCATATCGCATACTTATTTTATCGAATCGGTACCCCAACGAGACTTTATGAGGTACCGAAATTATATGCATACACATTCGATAAGAAGTTGGCTAAGAAATTCATGAAAACACGAAACATGAATTTCTTCAATTATAAGGAACGCTACATCGAGGATCCTCTCAAGTTTAAAGATACTTTTCGTTCTAACAACATACGAATGTGCGGCTTTGAGACAAAGAGTGAGAATCCTTTAAGAAAAAAAGAAGTGATTGTAACGATCCCTTGCACCTATGATGAAGAAGAGACTATCTTTCTTCAAACGGACAAGGTATTCTTTGAGATTGGAAAAACGATAGATCCAATTTACTATCGAGTGGTAAAAAATTGCAACAAAGATTTTCAAAAAGTCTTAGAAATCTTAAAGATCACACCGATCGCAAGATTTCATAATTACATTACCAATGACAGTGAAGGCAAGTATCCAGAGATATCGATAGAAGAAAAACTCTTCTCCGGATTTGATGGGTTTGCTGTTTTAGAAGATGATGGAATGAAAGTTGACCAATTAGGACTTTTCATCCACTTCTTTGGTGATACGTTAAATACCGATGACATCAGGGGTTTTAAATAACCCCTGATTTTTTTGTATGTTCCGGAGGACAATCTATTACAGATTACGAAAGGAGAACATAACTATGGATATGAACGATATTAAAACGACCTTAGAGTCGTTGGATCCGTTAAAGATATCCGAAACATACGATCGGATGAAAGATAGTTTACAAAATGCTGGTTTGATCGAAGTACCAAGACCAGTTCCAGAATCAACGGTAGTACACCGTTCAGGAGGACTTCCTACCGGTGCTGCCTTAACTCCTAGAGAGGTTGCACAAATGATGCATCCGAATACCCTAAGTGGACATTTAACAGAGCCTCTTGGTGCACATATGGCAATAAACAATGACGGCTGTGCCGATAATACTATCGAATCTGAACCTACCATTCCAATGGTATCTCCTCATTTTTCAACCACATATTTCGGTAATGCTCAGACTATGGCACTTGCGAATGTGGTAAAAGGAAAACTCACCGAAGAAAAAGAAGCAGCTTCTGATGTACCGCTTTATGAGCAGTTTGACGATACTTTAACCAAACTTTTCGAAGAAATCGAAAATAGTGATGTATTATCTGATGGACAGAAGAGTGCGTTACTGATGAAAGTACACATGACTTCTGCAAATATCTTAAAAAAGAAATATGAGGTGAACGTCTAATGCGAAATGCAATTGTACAAGCTCTCTTAGAGAGTGATCCAAAAGATGAAAGACTCTACTTACCGGATTCCACATCTTATTCCTATAAGACTGGATCACCGGTCATCGACTATTCTCTTGGGTATCGTGTCAACGTTTTTAACGAGAACGATGAAGTAGTCGATTCTTATGCAGCTCTTGGAGTTGCTGCAGGAAAGCAGGTTTGTTGTATTGGAAAGCCATCTACAGGTAAAACGACCTGGGCAGTCCAGACAGCAGCGGCTATTGTAAGGAACATCCCAAATGCAAACGTGTATCACTTCGACCTTGAACAGGCACAAAACTATACACGTATTATCAATCTGACCAGATTTAAGATGAGTCAGATTGAAAAAGAAGACAAGTACATACTGAAACAGGGTAGCTACTCCATTAGTGACATCAAGAAACTTCTGATGAAGATCTACATGGAGAAAGTCTCTGATCCGAAAAAGTACAAATACGATACCGGAAAACTGGATGAGTTTGGAAAACCGATTCTCCTGTACGTACCAACTGTAATTATCATTGACTCCATTCCACAGTTATCAACGGATGTGAACTTAAATGATAAGAAAGATCGTGCGAAAGTAGAAGATATCTCCTCTCAGACAGACCGTATGCGTGTAACTGGTGAAATCTCCAGATTTTACAGTGAGATCGGTCCATATCAGCAGGAAGCAAATATCATCGTTATCTCAATCAACCAGATTAAGAAACGTGGTAACATTGGTGGTATGCCATCACCTGCAGAAATGCTTTACTTAAATCAGGACGAAACCGCTCCTGGTGGATTAGCTCCACAGTACTTAGCAAACCAGCTTCTGAAATTCATTGCATGTGGATCTGAGAAGAAGACCGTGGAAGATGACGGAATCGATGGATTTGGTGCGAAGATTCGTGTTATCAAATCTCGTACATCTACTAATGGTATGGATATCCATGTTATCTATGATAAGGTGCGTGGATTTGATTCCTTAAGAACCTCAGTAGAGTTTGCAAAAGAAATGGGCCTTCTTGGTGGTAACCGTGGTGGTTATTACTTTGCAAATCTTGAAAATGGAAAAGAGCATAAGTTTACGGCTCGTAATATGACGGAAGATTTCAGAAACGACAGAGAGCTTTACAAAATGCTCTATAGCCAGATTATCCCAATTCTGGATGCCCGTATTCCAAACGTAGATCCAGAAACTGAAGCGATCCCAGAAGAAGAACTTGACTACTAAAACAATTTAGTAAGTCTGGTCGTGGTGTAGTTTTTAAATTGGGGTAAAGATTCGCGAACGGATTAAGATATAATTTCACCTAGTGTTAGCATTCAGTGCTGGCATTAGGTGAAATAATTTTTTATAAGGGTTCTAACAAGATAATTAATGGGGACTGTTGCTATGAACCCGTATGAGATTGGTTACTTCTATTAATTATTGGACTGAAAACCCAAAATATAGGACAGCTGACGAAGCTGCCTATCACCGATCTCGCTTGGCTGACAAGGTTGACAGCTCATTCCATAACATCGCGTATAGTCTTGGTTACTTCTATTTCTTATATTAACAGAAAATCTAGGGTGTGCCTGTGGTTACGTGCCGCAGGAGCGCACACCCTGAGCCAAGAACCTCACCGAGGCTGCTTGCGATACAAATTAAATTTTGTGGTCATTGACGTATAGGTATTCTTACTTCTATCAAATGGTTGTACATAAGTGTATCGGTTCGAATCCGGAGTATTTCCGAGTCACATCGGAATACAAATATAGAGTACCTGCTTGTCAAAAGAGAACCACGCACATTGAGAAAAGAACTATACCATTGGACGTATAGAGTTGATTACTTCTATTAGGCTACCAAAGCCGCAATACTGCTAATATTGTGATAATCATCGACTCTGCTTGTCCAATGGGTTCTTTTTTCTTCAACACAAACACATGAAAGGAGAACTCAATGAAACACTTATTAATCGACGCGATTAAGGCGTCAAACAAATTAACACTTCGTTACAGAAATACGATTGCATTCCCTGCATTAATGCATGACGAAAGTGAAACACCAGTAGGCACAGAAACCATTCTAGCTATCTTAACCGAAGCAAGAACCCTGCAGGAATATGGATATTACATCCATCCGTTAGATATCATTACAATGATTCGTCGTGTGGTAACGGAAGCGGATGGAGCAAAGGTCGTCTTTAGCCTGAAGATGGCAGATGACTACCTTGCAGAAGTAACTGGCGCGACTAGAACGTATAAAACGTTATATGGAGCACATGTAACTGCAGAAGATTTAAGAAATGCAGGCGTGGATCCATACATGGTCCAGTATGTCCATTATACTATGGTAGCTCTTGGTGCCGATGACCATGAAAGCTACAATATTTTGGACAATGCAGCTTCCGAACAGGCAGTAGAGTCTGTATCAAAAGCAATGACAAACGAGCAGCATCCAAATCAGAAAGAAAATCTGGAAGAACTTATGAATGCTCTTGTAAATAATATAGAAGGAAAAGAACGTCTGTTTATCAGCTTCTATATGATTCATGATGCGACAGCGATCTTTACCGAATTGGTTGGATCCAATAACCCGATGAGCGATACCATGAAAAGTGACGTACGTCGTTTCTTAGAGTACGTAGCTTCTGATATCGAAGATTGGGATAAAAAAGAGATCGAAGTACCATGCAAAGAAACCTTTGCGATGTTGGTATATGAATACTTACACCTTGGTTTCAATGCTACAAATCTGGTAAAGAATATCAACAATGCAACTGATGTATTACGCGCATTTGCCGTATATTCAGACCCGACATACGATGGTTCTTTAACAACCAAACCAAAATTCAAGAACCACTTAAATCACGATGAGCGTAAGTTCTTCATGATCTTACTGACTCATGCGGAACATGTTGATACTGATGTCTTCTTATACCCAGAGATGTGGAAACGCGCATTTGAACGTTTGAAACCACAGCAGTTTTTACATAAACGCTTTAAGAAAGTAAGAGAAGCTGCGGATAATCTGTATCACAGAAAGAAACCACAGACAGTCAAAGGTATTGCAGAAAACGCAGTTCTTCATGCTGGAGATAGCTTAAAAGACTTTGAATCAGGTCTTAAGAAATTGGAGATGTTCCCCGGTACCTATATGAGATACTTTGATAAATATGTCCGTAGCTATGGCAGCAAGATCAGTGATGATCTTCAGGAAAATCGTCATTTCCAGCATATTGTCACGACTTCGTTATACCGTGTGGTATCCCAGGTAGAGTCCACAAAGATGTTATGCCAGCTTCTGATTCTATATCAGAACCGTAGACATGATGAAAACAACAGCAATCTGCGCTATATCAAACCGAAAGGAAGCCGTTCATATGTGCCGTTAAAACCAACAGCAGAACCGCTTTGCGATAAGGTTTACTTAAATGACTTCTATGATGAAATCATTGGTATCTTACGTAATGAAGTAACTAGACGTTTCAAAGACAAACCATACCTTGGAAAGGTCTTCATCGACGAAGCTGCTTGGGGAGTTGTTGTTCCTACAGAATTACGAGAAGCAAACGATAGTGGATTACATATTGTTGGTAGAGGTTCTTACTTTCGTTTGCCAACCGTGGAATCCGCTCCTGAAATCGCTAAACAGGTTCATGACATCATTGTCCCGTATATTCACTGGACAAATGGAAAAGATGGCATGTACGATCGTGTGGACCTCGATTTATCTGGAAGTTTCTACACCGAAGATTTTAAATACGTTGGAAAATGTAGCTACGGAAATCTCTGCTTATCTGCAGGATCCGGATCAGATCAAAGCGTTATTGCTACGCACTCAGGTGATTTCACTGATGGTGGCCCATACGATGGCCCGGGTGTTGCCGAGTATCTTATCGTTCGTCGAAAAGATGCAGTTGAGAAATTAAAAGCAAGATATCTCGTGATCCACACACATGTATACACTGGACAGGACCTTACAAATACCAATGCATTCTTTGGTTTTGAATATCTTCAGGAGAGAAACGGAGAGCAACAGCTTGAGCAGTATGCACAGATTATCCATGGAGGCCAGAAAGATATGGCGTGCAAATCTTTGATTCGCCCAGATCGTACGCTCTTTACTTCCAACTTACGTGGAAAAGAAGATTCTATGATCAATGTGGTTATTGATCTTGTAAACTCTGTTGCTTGGTATGCAGATCTTGCAACACGTATGATTGGATACGATTACGCAACAGAGTACAACTATCTGGATGCTCCAGTGGAACAGCGTCAGGGTACAGAAGATAAAACTCCGTTCAAGGCGTATATCAATACCTCTCCAAAACAGAACAACGTAGATGGAACCAAACTGTCTGCACTGGTTCAAATCAAAGCCTTATTAGAGAAACCGTATCTGTATTGTGGTGATCTGATGTGGTTACATGGAGAAGTACGTGGACATATCGTTAGAGATCCGAAGAAAGCGGATGTCATCTTTACGTTACCGGATAGCCGGTATGCAAAAGATGCAGATGACGATCAGGAAATTATCACACCGTTTATGACTGATCGTATCTTAGACGAGTTTATGCCAACTAAATAAATGAAAGGAAGACCGTAATTGGTCTTCCTTTTCTATCCGCATAGCATAAGGATTTTATTTATGCAATATCTCTATGAATCCATAAGGATAAAACCATATTAAACACAAAGGAGGACATAATTATGCCAAGATGGAACTACTACAAGAAAGACCTGATGCCGGTCGGAAACCTGGAGGCATTAGTTGAAACACTTGACCACGAGGATATGGATATCGGGACAGTTCTCGATATCTTTAGAGCGTCACAGAACGGACAGGACGTTGCTGATGACGACGAACTCTGGACTACATATCATCAAATCCAGAATCAGCTCTCCAAAGATGTAAACGAATACATCTCTAACAAGCGAGCAGAAATTAAAGAAGCTTACGATGTGCGAGACTACAAAGACATCGAAGCATTTGATAAACTTGCTGAGTTCATGAAAGAACTCCCAGAAGAGCTGTTTGAGGACGCAGATGACGCTATCGAAGAACTTCGCTGGTTGATTCATGTTGACGAGGATACCAGAATTGACAAGTACGATGTCGAGGAAGGAGAATACTATGAATAGATTTCTGAACGGGCCTTTGCCAGTATTAATATTAGCAGCACTCATGACCGCATGCATAAGCTGGGGTTTGAGATAAATTATTTACATATTCAAGGAGGAATTAGAAATGAGAGTATTATGGTTTTCAAGACACACAATGACACAGGATCAGTTAGATGATCTGAGACGTATTTATGGTGAAGATATCGAAGTGAAACAGGTATCTTCGACAGCAGTTAATTATAAAGATATCTTAACTGTAGGAGATGACTGTGATGTACTCGCAGTAGTTCTTCCGCCAGCAATATTAGCTGACTTGACAAATCCAAGAAATAATCAGAAGCCGGTGATCCGTGCGATTGCAAATCGCGTTCCAACAGGAAACAAGATCACCAATCCGGCAACTGGGAAACTTGAAGATGAGTTCAAGTTCGAGCACGCTGGTTGGGAACGTGTCATCAAAATCGAAGTCGTTACTGAACGACTTTAAATAAATCGGTACTAAGAAGCGGACTAAACATCCCTTTTTTTGTATTTGTAAATCCCGTATCCGTAAATCCATTCGACGTATTTATATATCATTTCCGTGAATCAGAGAAATTATATATGCAATCCACATGAACTCTGATCTGAAAATTACATAGGATTGAAAGAGATCCAAAGGGTCAAATGATTTCCCTTAACCTTTCGGTTATAAAATGTATAATCCGGCGAGTGGACGTCGTTAAGAAAGGCCTAATATGGCAAAATATTATGTAGAAGCAATTAACTGTCCGACACTGGTTTACATCATTGATGTGGACCCTGAAGTTGTTAGATCTGAAGTCCTCAATGGATCTTCTGATCCGAAACTCCTGTACCTGTATGATATTTTGAGATCGGATGCTTGTACTGGCGTCTTTTCAGTTCCTAACAGAGTTGTTTCACAGAAACGCTCTGAATGGGAACCTCTTCGGTACGGAGCTTTCTCACTCGATGTTGCAGCGGAAGCTGCAGAACTCAGAAGAAAGGAGGAAGAAGCAGAACGCCGTCGTGAAAGACGTGAGCAGAAAGCTCAGGTACGAGAGGCGGTGAATGATTTTATGAGGAGTCCCAAGGAATCTTGCGGGACTTCTCTCGCATCCTTATTAAAGAAGAGCGGCTTTTAAAGCGCTCTTCTTTTTTTTGTTTCTGCGTGGAAAGTCCGCCTAAAAACAGTCCTTTAAACCTGAAGCTTATGGGAAAGGAGGACAAAATCTTGACCGAAGCTATACAAAATCAGCTTAGAGAAGCGCTTTTAAATAACTCGTATGATCATGAATCGACACATTTAGCACTGAAAAAAGAATGGGAAAATTCATTCTCTTATCTGTATAGATTACAGATTGAGAAGATTCTTTACGATGAATACCACTACTACTCTAATGATGCAACCGGTAAAACTCCAGACATTATTGGACACTTGTATCTGGATTCTAACATCCGTGCTTGCTTCGATATCGACAAAGACATTATTCATGTCTGTGACCGCGAGGAGTTTAAGCGCTCCAATTATTACCTTCGGTATTTCACACTTCAAGAAATGATCGATGATGGTCATATCTTTCAGTGGATACCTATTGTAATTATTGATGATCAGGTGGTTTGGGACTGGGAACTGAAAGTTATCTCGAAAGATGCGATCCAGTTCCGTATGCCAAAGCCATTCCGTAGACAGTTCGTATTGAAAAACGAACGTGATCCAATTACGGATGAGATCATCTATGTAGATCATAAAGTACAGGTCTTCGTCGTTCAGAATGATTACTTTGAAAGACTGACCTTAAACCGTATGAATCTGTATCTGGATAATGAATCGAAGACGATCAAGATCCAGAAAGAATATTTAAAACAGCAACTCCCTGGCGAAAACAAAGAAGGTATCTACTTTGTAACTCTGGCATTCCCAGATGATGGATTACAAGCCCAGTATTTATTTACTCAGCTTGTAGACCTTTACGAAGAAGAAACCTATTTTACTGGTACATTACCTGACCCAGTATTCGAGAAGGTACAAAACTATACCAAAGATATTTCGGTAACCCTTGTCTATGTCAATGAGTTACATCGAAAGATTTGGTATACTGGTTCGGATACAACAACTGCAGAAGCAAACGATTGCAACCTCATGGTATTAAACCGTGATGGTGATTTCGTACCATATGCGTCTCCAGTTCCACCAGAAAACTTTATGGTATTCCGCACCAAGAAAGACGAAGATATTCCGGCGATTGTACCAAATACAGAATGGATCAAGTTATATTATCCAAACATCTATCGTATCACAAATAAGACGATGGTGGACGGGGATCAGTTTAAAATATTCTATTTCTATCACTACAACACGTATTTGAAGTACACCTGTATCCATGATTTCTGGTATCGTTTCTTAAAGATGCATTTTATGACACCGGACGAGAATACGACAATGGAAGAAGTCATTGATCGAATCTGGCGTGGTAGGATGAACTACCCAGGATGGACCGTTGCACAGATTGAAGACTTCACACAGACATTTGAGAAGATTCTTTTTTATCTGTATAAGCACTACAAATACGCCGAGAATGATTTTCTATATAATTACTTGGAAGGTGATACGAATCCGTATGACTTCAACGATATTGATGGAAAACCATTCATGTACAAGCAGGGAAAGCTCAAAGAATGGATTCGGGATGATCCATGGTTATTGAGAGATTACGTCTTAGAACAAAAGAAAGTCGGACGAATTTATCACCTGTTTACCAACCAACTGGACTTAAGTACCAGACTCCGTACGAACACAAATACGGAATTGCATTATGATTATGAGTTCGAAGAGCCCATGTATGTATTTGCATTAAATAACACCAGGGAATATCCAGTTTACATAGATATTCGCTTTTTTGTTGATGGAATCTTCGCAGAGAAGATGTATCAGGATCGTTATCTGTTTATGGACTATCTATATGTGCCAGCTTCTATGGTGACAGATGATAGCTATTTGGAAATTGAGGTATTCCCAAGATACGATTTCAAACAACCGGTTCGATTCGAATCGATGGATGATGTAAAAGAAGTAACGATTGTAGAACCAGACGAAGGAGATATCTGGCCTACGTATGCGGATGCGTATCTGATGTTGAAAGCTGGAGAACAAGACGAGTATACCCATTTGTATGAAAACTCTTTGAATGAATTTTTCAAAGTAACTTCCTGTTATACGGAAGGTGAATGGGAGGTTAAAACAATCGATAAGGACAAACCAATTCGATTTACTCGTTTACGGAAGTTCAAATTGCAGCCGACAGATGAGTCTGTTTTAAATAAAGACATCAACTTATGTATCAACAAACATCCCATGGGACTCCCGTATCAGATCACCACAGCAGGATATCCATACCTGCAATTAGTCGGTGCAGAAAGTAAGTTTCATTACTCTGCGGACTATATTCGTGTGTATCGAAATGGACGTTTGCTTCCAAATGTCAAATGGTGCTTCTATTCATCCTTTGAGTGCCCTCGTATTCAGATGATGGAATGGTTTGATGTAGGAGATACGATTTACTTTGATATCACTCCATTTAGATACAAGATGATCTATTATCAGGAAGAACTGGAATGGCATCAGACCTTAATCGATCTTCGTAACATTATCACAAAACCATTTGACTGGAGATACTACGATGTCTATATGAATGGACGTCGTTTATCCATGAATAACTTATTCTCCATCACGCCATGGGAAATGACTATGGTAAACTTAAAATCCAAATATAACCTGGCGATCTATGAGAAAGAACGTGACTGGGAATATTATGGATTAAACTACAAAGAGAATATTTATTTCTTTACACCAGATGATCTGTTTAAGAAAGATTGGGTATCTGAAGATGAAAAGAACCAACTCATCAAAGATATCATCGAAGCAGAAAAAGATCCGAGATTAAATATTTATCCGAATACGAACGACGAACCAAAACAGGATTGGACGGATGATAGGAAGTATGTGCTTCTTATGGCATTCTATTGGAATGAGCTCATTCCGAAGACGTTCGTGAATCCGTCTGTGTTACAGTTCAATAAGAGGATTATCTCAGAAGAATATCCGATTGTCTACGAGACTTACGTACATCAAGGTGATGAATTCGCACGAACGGAGTACGAAAAAAAAGCTTTAAAAGATGCTCCAGAAGCGATGATGTTAGATCCTGACACGATCGTGAAAGGAGAAAACAAGGAAAACTTAACGTATGTCTATATGGTAGGTCATCCATTAGATGACGCTGCTGACTACGTAGACGAGACGATTACTATAAATAACTCAAAGTACAAAATAGGAGGTGATTAACCATGCCAACACCGGCACAGCCAGGGCAAGTCCCAACCATAATCACCAAACCAAATCAGCGTTTTGCAACAACCGCTCTGTCAACCAAGTATCGTATTAATGCGGTCAACGGAGAGCTGTTAAAAGATGATGTCACTGGTGAGATTTTTTATAAACGTCATGGTGACGGCAAAGTTGTAAGCTTCTTCCAGAATAAAGAACGCATGCAGGATCTGGTATTAGATCTTCGTGTGCTTCTTAGTACCAATATGGGATTTCGTTATCCTGCTGGTCTGGAGAATGCATTCTTTATTGATACCAACTACGACCTCGTAGCAATCAATAAAGAAAAACTGATCAATATCTACAATGACGATATTGAGATCAATAACGAAAATACAGAATCTATGTATACCTTCCATTTTAAGTTATCTGCGGAATGCAATGGCTTCTTCATGGAAGTAGATACTAGAGATTGTGACAAACCGATCGTTGAAGTAATCACCAATTACTACAACACAGCATTTAAAAACTACATTGGGGATTCTCCTCTTTTCTTAGCTGAGAAAGACAAATTCCGTGTCACCAGTTGGGAACAGTCAAATGCAGTGGTTCATTATCATTGCGTTTGCACAAAAGGAGAAACCACACATACGTATGGTTGTACTTCTAATATCCGTCTGAATGAGCAAAGTATGATTGATCTTCCAGATTTGGATATTGCAACAGACTTCAACGGAAGACCAGAAACAATCGAAGTCTTCATCGACAGCATCACATTTGATAAGTTGCACTTTATGATTACCAATAAGGATCTGGTTGCAGGTACCTTCCCAACTTTATTAGACAAATACATCTATGAAGATGGACATATTGAAGTATCTGTAGCGAACGTCATGCAGTTTATCGATAAACCAGAAGATTGGAAAGAACTTGGAAACGAGATCGTTCTTGCATTTATTGATACCCCATATTTGCATCAGTATATGGGACGGATGATGTCTCTTACGAACAACGGAGATTTCATCTTCTCTATTCGTAGACCATATGCCGATGAATGGAGAGTTAATGGTGTTTGGGCCGAGATGGTTCGTATCATTGATACTAACGGTAACATTAAGAATACAGGATCTGAAAACTCTGGTCGTCTTGGTGATCTGGAAGATGTCTTCGGACCGAACCGTATCCATCATGGACGATTTACGTTCTTACCATCTGAGCATGATGACTTCTTATTTGATGACCGTAGTGAAATCACTTACGAGGTATAGGAGGTACCCATATGGAAGAAATCAGTTTATACTCTGTAGATCCAGGCAGTGAAGTACTACAATCTCCATATCGTGGAGGTGTTCACAACTGTCAATATGTGAAATCAGAAAGTCAGTTGGCAGACGTACCAGCTTCTTTATATGCCGCTGTTGCGAAAAAAGAAGTTACTTATGACGTCCCAATTGATGCACCATTATATGCAAGTCTTGTCTTGTATGCACCAGATAGCACCGACGTGAAGGAGGGTGAATAATGGCAACCATTCCGAATTTACCAATGACGGATATCCTCTTGCATGGAAAGCCGTCTGAGAAAGAAGAATACCTTGGATTTCCAATTACACGTTATCAAAACATCATTGGAGCTCCAGCATTAGTAACCGCATCCACGATTAAAGGTTCTGCCCCATTTCAGCTTCTCAAGACAGATGAAGTGGAGTTAACCGTTTCAGCAATTCGTACGATGTGCGGAAATATCATTTAAGGAGGTACCTCTTATGGCACAGCAGAAAGCGGTCGTAACGACCTTAAAATCTCCAGTACAGGATGATGGAAGTAGAATGACCTTATTCCCACAGACCATCTCCTCTGCCATCGTACACGTTGATAAAGATGGTAACCAGAAAACTCTGGATGAGATCCTCCACAAAGACGTCGAAGAAAAACCAGACAACGGTGGCGACGCCAAAATGGAAGATATTCCGTTTATTTCAGCGGAAGAACCGGACCATGCTTGCCTTTGGGCAAAGATTGATCCGTCTAAAACAAAAGTGGAATAATACTTGTAGGATTAGAACTTCTGGTTCTAATCCTACTTTTACTTTTCGGTAATGTATTATCTACATGATGACAACCCAGTAACGCTAAACAAAGGAGAGACAAAGAAAATGCCAAAAACAAAAGCAACGGAATCATACGAACATGCAGGGAACTTCTTTGAGTACACTGTCAAAGATGAACCTGTTAAGAATACGACGTCAAAGATTCCACTACGAAAGCGGCTCGAAGTAGGAGCCATCAAAATGCAGAAATTGCCGATTGCCTTAGATATCCAGATGTTAGATATGGTAATCGCATTCTTATTGAAAGACAGCGTCTTACGAACAAGAAAGACGATCAATAATATAGATAAGCTGATGGACGCCATTGACCCAATCGTCTATGAGGGGAACATAGAATTGGAGTCCAGAGTACGTGTCATTCAGCAGATAATTACATGTATCTTGGAAGAACGATTCGAAGATACTTCCTTTATCCAGGTATACTGTCGGGATCACGCAGAAGATGAGTATACCAGAGATTTGATTGATCGTATGGGAAGTTTTACGATCAAATATGCAGAAAGCAAATACTTAGTTAAAAAGATCGATAACATGTTGGAATATGGGTATGTCATGACATGTCGAGGACTCATGATGGAGATCCTGGAAAGTATCGATCCAAGTGACTATTTAAGTTATGAAAAATATAGTGAAGATCTGGTTACAATTGCCAGATCAATTATCAATATTTACAGACAAACCAAGAGTTTGGATGCAGACCAGACTTTTAGTCTGGATGGGGAGCAGTTTGAAACAGTCATTGCAGATGCCGTCAATAAACTGAAAGATAGAAACCGTATCTTCTTAACTGGATCTACATATTTAAATGCAATGCTTTCTCCAGGTTATATGAGTAAGCGATTGTATACCTACTTAGCATTTCCAGGAAAAGGAAAGTCTACGATCTTGTTAAAGTCTGCTCTGGATATGAGACGATACAATCCAAACTTCAAGACGAAAGACCCAGAGAAACGACCAGCAATATTATTCCTGACATTAGAGAATGATATCCCTGAGACCATCGAGCGTATGTTCAATATGACCGTATGTGCCGATGATATTCGTAACTATACACCAAATCAGGTTATTCAAGCCATGCGCGAAAAAGGTGGTTTGAAGTTAACTGGAAAATCTTCCATTGATATTATCATCAAAGAATACAGAAACCGTGAGATTGATACTGATGATTTGTATGGTATCATTAATGACCTGGCGGATGAGGGCATTGAAGTTTGCGGTCTGATTCTTGACTATATGAAACGTATTCGTCCTGCAGAGAAAGCAGACAATGAAAAAGGAGAACTTAAAAACATCACCAATGAATTAAAAGAAGTTGCCAAATTCTTTGATATTCCGGTTATCACCGCACAGCAGCTTAACCGATCTGGTATGGCAGTTATTGATGCCGCTCTACAAGCAGAGAAAGAAGACGTCACCAGACTTGTTGGAGCAGAGAACATCGCTGGTGCTTGGGAAATTCAGGAGAACTCTGACTGGACGTGCATCGTAAACCCACAGAGAAAGAAAGATGATGGTACGTTATGGTTCGTATTCAAGTTACTGAAACGTCGTTATAGATCTTCTGAGACTACCGAGAAGATGAGACAGCTTGACTACTTCAACCAGCCATTCGAAGCAGGTAATGAAATCCGTATTATGGATGATATTGATTTGGATGAACCACTTGGATTATTATCCTTAAGTGTCGAGTTCGCTCCAGAGAACTATAAGAAACGTGGAGCAACCAATGCAACTGAACGTAAAGTCAGAGACGTCCCAGGTGGAGAAATTGAGGATATGGCGGATTCCTTCTTCGATCTAAATGAGCATGATTATTCTGAGTTTGCAAAAGTATAATAAAAATCTAAACCAAAGGAGACACACAAGTAATGAATAGAAAAACTTTCACATTTGAAGAATTTGGAGATTTGTACTCCAGCTTGATTATCAAGGGTATGTATCAGATCGGCATCAAAGAATACATGTGGCGATATGATGGCAATGACTGTTATGGACCTATGCGTATCATTATGATTCGTAATAAGTTTGACGGATACGTCAATACATATTGCATCCTTGATAACCATACTGTTGTTGAACTTACTGAACGTGAAGTGGAAAATCTGTTATTCGCCTATCAGACTTATCATTATTCACCGACAGATGATGCAAAACAACAGGAACCCTGGATGTTTACAGACTTCGACAAACAGGAAGCAGACAAATTGTACATCGAACTTTCGGGCCACGAACCGAATGACTCATATGAATGGCTTGAATGGCCAGATGGGATTTCACTTCGTGAACCACTCAGTTATCCTAATTATTTCTTTGCAAATTAAAGAATTTTTATTCAGAATCACCTGATGCAAATGCAGGCGATATACACTCCTTTAAAGCAAATATTTTCTTTAGCTTAATAAGACTTATAACTTTAAAACAAGGTACGAGGATTCCCAGTCACGGAGTCCCGTACCTTGTTTTGCCCTTAAAACAGTCGAATAACGGAAATGAGGCCTCCCTCATTTTTTTATTTACGAAGAAGAAAGGGGGCTACACCTTGTCTAAAATTAAGTCTCGTATGGATTATGCGAGAGAACTACAAGACGAGATCAAGGGTGTTGTGATGTATTCTTATGAGAGACTGCAGTCTCTTAGAGATGTAAATATCCGTCTTCATCAAACTGGAGAAGTCTGGTTTGAGGATTCTTTCGAAGGTCACCGTGACGAGCTCAAGCTCAAAGAAAAAGAAGAAAAAGCCGTGAAGTTATATAAGGAGTTGGACTCCTTTACGAAGCAGACGAAATATAACGAAATCTACCGAGACTTCTTGGTTGCCATCAAAGACGAGGACGACGAAAAGAAATGGCTTGGCATTTACAACAAATACAGAGATGACATCCGAGATTTAAAGATTGATATGAATAGTAAATATCAGAAATTCTTAGCTGATATGACTGAAATATTTAAAATCGTCACAACTCAGAAACGAAAGGAGAGAGAATTTAAAATGAAAGAAACTCCAATTGAGGAATTTGTGAGAAATGCAGATCAGATTCGCAAAGTTCTCTATGAGAAATGCAGTGCAGGAATGATCACCTTAGAGCAGCGCGAAGCTTCTCTTGCAAAATTAAATGCCTACATAGAATCTGCAGAGCGATTTACTTCCGAAGTAAATGGTGCTGTAGAAGCATACTGTGAAGGTGAACTGACTTGTGAAGAATTGGATAACATCGTCTCTGGATATTACAGAGAAAACCCACAGCAGGCGATGTATTACGAAGGTCTTCATATTGACAATCGATTCAAGGCTATGAAGAATGAGATTGTTGGATTATACAAAGAAGGTGTCCTTAGCTTAGAGGATGCTAGGATGAGCTTAGACTATCTGGATCAGCTCTATGATGTCCAGATGTACGAACACGGGGAATACTTAGAGAATGGAGAAGTTCCAACTTTAGAGTTCACCGTATCCGAAGCAATGAATCGTTATTTTAACCGTATTAAGACATTTAACGAAAGCGCAAGCGATGAGGAATCCGATTACGCAGAACGTGTGAATGGCTTGAATGACTTTAATGCTGAAACTGCAACTTACTTTGAAAGTGCTGGCGAAGTTATCTTAAGTAGCGTCGTAATTGGAGCATACTTAGCTTGTATTGCGGCTGTTATCTCTATTCCAGTTGGTAGAGTCATCAATGCGAAAAAAGGTTCTAAACTGATCAAAGCATACGAAGAGTTACATCCAGATGCTGTGAAGTTTAAATCTCTTAGAATATCTAAGATGAGCATCGAGAACACAGGTTCTAAGTACATTCCAGAGATCAAAAAACTGGTAGATGGAAACCTGAATACTTCTGGTAAATGCTTCTTGGCAAAACATGGTGGAAAACCGTTTGCAGTGATTGCATCTATCTTTGCTAGTAGCACCACAGCTGTCATCACTTCTGATGGGGTTGGAAGTGCTTCTACATATAGCAATACCAGATACTATTTCAAAGCGCTGTGTCCAGAAGCTGTCGCACATAAAGAGTTCTACGAAGCTGCTTTAATGCTGAAGAAATTCAAAGTATCTACACCAGAAATCAAAGCTTTCTGTAAGGATATGAAAGCAGAACTTCAGGATCTTCGCAAGGAACAGGCACAGGCAGAAAAAGATAAGATCGATGCAGAAAAGAAAGCAAAATCTGCAGCGGAAGCAAAAATTGCAAAAGAATCTGCTGGTATTGAGTACGATAATGATAAGATTTATCAGTACGTACGTGAGCAGTTAATGCAGAAATACGTAGATGGTGAAATCACTCTGGAACAACGTGAAGGTGCTTTAATGGAAGCCAGAGATCGTCTCTTTGGGGATGATATGGATCTGATCAAAGAAGGTGTTTTTGATAATTTCGTAAAGAAAGTCACTGACAAAAAGAAAGGATCCACTGATAAATCTGCATTTCAGAAATCAAGAGCCGCTTATGCTGCTAACAACGCTGAAATCAACCGTCTTAACACAAAAATCAAATCTCTTGAAAAGATGGAGGCTCAGAAATCTGATCCAACTACTTTGAAGAAATGTGCGGATGAAATCAAACGTCTTCAGGCAAAAGTTCAGAAACTCGTTTCTAATAATGATACACTTTCCAAACAGATGCAAGCTTGTATGGTGGGTGAATCTTCTGAAACTCCTGTTGGTGAGCAGATCTATGCAAACGTTTGTGAGCAGGTTACTGACAAATTCATCAACGGTGAGATCACTTACGAAGAAAGAACAGCTTTATTAGAAGCCGCTCAGGGACGTGTCATGGTAGAAAACGCAGATCTGATTGAAGAAGGTGTGTTACAGAAAATCTCTGATAAGATTCAGAATCAGAAGATCTCTGGTTCTGTGGAGCAGTTACGTGCAAAATATCTTTCCAATATGCAGGAAGTAAAACGTACCGAAAAACGTATCAACGAATTAAAACAGGTACTGGATCGTCGTGACATTGATCCGATCGTTGCAAAGAAAACAGCCCGTGAGATCAACCAGCTTCAGGCAAAAGCAAAGAAACTGGAAAGCGATGCAAATTTTGCATATAAGAAAATGTCTGCACAGGATTTCAAGAATGCTCCAAGAGAAGTATTCAACAACAAACTGGCTAAAACAAAACCTGTTACGCAGTAGGAGGTGAATCCTATATGCTGAACTTATCAAATGTCGTATCACGTATTAAGTTCAAATTAGGAATCGCAAATATGGCATTGCCATTTGATAATCTGGATAAGATGATCGTAGATATCATTCAGGAATTTACCGTTCCCATCTTTTCGATCTATGTACCCGATAAGAAAATCAGTACGGTCAATGCTAAAGAGAGTTTCAAAGTCTTGAATCAAACGACGTCTCATACCACCTATTTATTACCGGACTTTAAAGACCCAAAGTTGTTGTATGTCTTTGACGTGTACAACAACGAAGATGCCTTAACCAACTTAGGTTATTATGCAGGAACGATTCCGTTCTCTATGACAGAAGGATCCTTAATGGGTGAAATGATGTTGAGTAATATGACCGCTCGTATGATCAATGCAGCGGTTCCAAAGTTGACCTTTGACTTTCAAGCACCAAGAACGTTAAAAGTATACAATGCGTTCTGGACCAATACGTTTACGATTGAATGGGGTTTTGAACATTCAAAATCTTTAAATACAATTCCAGACGATGCATTACCGTCTTTCTTACAATTGGCACTCTTGGATGTAAAAGAAAACTTATATCCAACCGTTGCACAATATCAGGAGCAGTCCACGGTATATGGAACCATCCGGTTACCGATTGATACATGGACCAATGCAGAGTCTGATCGAAACGAATTGTTACGCCAATGGGACGATATCTACCATTTGGATGGAGAACCGTTCTATTATGGATAATGATAGATACCATACACTATCTAGTGTATGGTATCTTTTTTTGTGTTCCCCGTAGAGCCCTTGGTTATATTGATATATAATTTCCGTGAATCAAAGCAATCAAATACTAATATCATTCAGCTTTGGTCAGAAAAGTTAATAGTCACAGAGATAACATCAGCAGGTGACAACTATAACTTTTATGGGTGGAGATCATTTCAAGAGCCCGGAGGAAATTATGACAACATATACAACATTACAGGTACTCTTAAACGTAGTAGATACAGAGATTATTGATAGAACCAGCGAGTTAAAGAGACTCGAAAGTTCCATTTGTGATCTTGCTGTAAAGTCAAATCAAGTATGGCATGGCGTTGCAAACATGCCGCTTGATTGTATCTATACCAATTACTACGAGTCAGTTAAATATATTAACCGACTTTCAAAGAAGTATTTCAAGCTTCCGTTATTTAAGGAAGACAACGAATCTTCCGTGCTTGAGATATTCGCTCAACACGGAATCGATTACAAGCATGAGGTAATCGATGTAGATCATCTGATCTACAGAATCAAGAATGCATAAAAAGAAAAAGAAGCGGACTTAACATCCGCTTCTTTTTTTATTAAAATGACGTAAAGAAGTCATCTACTTTATGTTTTGTCTCGGGACTGATCTTTGCATAAATCATATTGTCGTGATCTTTAATGATCGCGTGTTCATGAGTGTCGTCAAATCCTACCAGGTCTCTGATGTCAAGATCAAAGCTTTCCAGAAGAATCTCCGTATTGGTATCCTTATTGCCAACGAGATCTAAGATTTCATGTAATGGAATCATAATGTCGTCTGGTGTCACGGAAGGATCCGCAGGAGTAACGATGCCAGAAGCAGACTCCATCATAGGTTTCTGTAACTGACCGATCATCTCGGCTTCGCAATGGCTTGGATAGAATACCCAGTCATAGGTTACCAGTAATCGAATGACTACAGTTGGTCGTCCATTGATCTGTCGTAACGTTGCAATAGAACGACAGCTAAAACGTGGAACCATTCCCTGGATAATCGTTTTTGCAAATCCAATACCAGCCTCTGTACCAGCATCTGTCTGGATACGTGCTTTTAACAGATTTCCATCGATTCTTGGTTTCATGATCTTATGAGATCGATTTGGCATCCACACGTCTCTAATTCGTTCTGGAGTTAACTTCGCATCTGTAAATGTTTGTGTTGGATGGTTTTGCTCCCCAAACCAAGAGTCGTGTGCTAATAAATCTTGAATCTTTGGTGACTGTATCGCTTGCCAGACGTTCTCTGCTGTGTAATATCGGTGGTTACGGTTTTCTACCCCAAAAGACTGTAGAACTGAATCAAACTCGACAAAGAAAATATTATTGTCATTGTAGATCTTCAGATCGCCGACTTTGGTAAGCGGTGTGTCCGCACTTTCGCAAAGATAAACAAACCCGAGGTCATCAATTTGCTTATTTGTACGCAATTTATTACACCTCGTTTCGGGTTAATTTCTTACCAGATTGTTTTTGGCTTGAACGTTAGAACTCCATTTTTGCAACCACAGAAGAATAATGCCCTTATAGATTTTCGTGATATATTATTTTTTTGCTCTGACCAAATCACTGCAGATTAAGCGTCGTAAATCTATAGGGGTTTGAAAAGTCAGAGACTTTTCTTATTTCGAAATAAGAGAAACGACTTGAAAGGAGCACTACGAAAATGGGAAAGAAGCGTGCAATGTTAGCCCGTATGGACTGGGATACTGCATTTTATGCAGACATGCAAAATGATGTGGGGTTTCAGATTACCGAACCAGCAGAGATATCTTTAGACGGATCCAAAGAAAAATCCATGTATGGGCCACAATCGCCCTTATATGGAACGACTTATGGAGACGAACGAGAGTTCATCGAACGCTGGAGATGTAAATGTGGACGTAAAAAATCCCGTGCATACGAAGGAGAAGAGTGCCCATTCTGCCATAGCAAAGTAGAAGCAAGAGGATCCAACATCAATATTTGTGGATGGATCTCTTTGGTGAAATCCGGCGCATTTGTGATTCAGCCACTCTATTTTCGCATCTTGGCACAGGCAATTGGCAAGGAGTTCGCAGAGATTGTCAATTGTAAGAAAAAGGTAGATACCAACGGAATCCAGAGCGAATTAAAACCAGGAGATTTGGATTTTGTTCCAAGTCATCCGTTTTATGGCATTGGAATTCAGAAGTTTCGGGATCGCTATGAAGAAGTCCTTGATTATTACATGCACCAGTCCAGTAAGAAGAATAAGATTCATACATTCGAATTACTGCTGGCACAGAAAGATCAGGTCTTTATCCAGCACATTCCGGTATATTCTACATATCTGCGACCGCAGTCGATCACCCAGGATACATTCTATTTCCAGGGTGCCGACAAGATGATCAACGTCATCTTTAAATTATCTGAGCATTTGGAAGACTGCCCAGATATCGAGTGGGATAATTTCCAGGCAAGACTACAGATCAAAGTCAATGCGTTATGGGACTATGATTTTACGTCTATGCATGGAAAAGAAGGTATTATTCGTGACATGTTACTTGGTGGGTCTCTTAACAAAATTGGGAGACGTAAAACCAATCTAATTGCGGGGACTTCCGATAAACGACAACTACCAAACCAATGTAGTGATACACTGGCGGCAAGGGGTAACTCCCAAGGTATGGTAATCAAGGTTGTACGTTTGGAATATCGACGCAGCAAAGCATCTTAGTAGGATAAGATGTGGGCTCAACGACTATGGAAAGCTAGGGATAAGCACGCGTCCTGAAAATAAGGTAAGTTGAAATACTTACACGAAGCAAGTAGGTCCAATTGGACGAAAGGTAGGCTTAACGCCGAAACGGTTGGGTGTCATTACGACATAAGATATAGTCTGAATGTGTAAATTACGATTTGCAATTATACTGCCAGAAATGTCATCGTACCTGATCCTACATTACGTGATAATGAAGTTGACCTTTCTTATCACACATTCCGCGAACTTTTTAAACCAAAAATTATCAACTACTTAAAGGTCTATGAAGATATTCCTTTAAGTAAAGCAGAAGACATCTGGGAAGACTCCTGGATCTTCAATGAGAAAGTATACGACATAATGATGATGATTGTGGAAAAAGAGAACGTCAGTCTCTTAATTAACCGCAACCCGACGCTAACCATAATTTGGTGTCGTTAAACCTATCTAATGGCGGGGAAGCATCTCGATAATCATTCACTACGTACTCATAGCAGCAATGTATATGAGGGCAACGGGTAACGCCGAAGGTATCGTAACAATGTGAATGTAGAGACAATCCGCAGCGAAGTATCACAACTAGACTAAACAGTGGAGGTGATTAATATGCCAAAACAACGTCAAGAACCATCAGAGTTCCTTAAAAGATATTATGATCTAATCAAATCAAGTACTGAACCAGAAATCTGGAAAGATATTGAACTTGGTGACAGACCATTATATCAAATTAGTAATCATGGACGTGTCAGACGTAAAGACAATCAATATGTAATAAATCCATTTCACTCATATCGTAAAGATGCTGATGGAAATTTTATATATGAACGTCCAACGTACTTACGTGTTCAACTTTATTACTATGAAAACGGGAAACGACGAAAGAAGCATTGTGAAATTAGTCGTCTTGTTGCACTTGCATTTATACCGATTCCAGAAAAGTATATATCTGAAGGCTACACTGCAGATAGCCTTGAGGTAAATCATATACAAGGTGGATATCAAATATTCAATAACTTTGTATCGAATCTTGAATGGTGTACCACGCAAGAAAACATTGATAAGGCATTTGACACAGGTCTTCGTCATCCACCAAAAGGAACCAAACATCATGCAACGTTTGTAAGTGAATCATTCGTAATGAGTATTTGCGATTGTATTGCAAACGGTGTTGGTGTTGACGATGCATATCATAAATTAAAAACGAAATTGCCTTACAAACAATTCAGACCATTGTATTATAATATTAAATACAAGCGGTCTTGGAAATACATAAGTCAGTTTTATAACTTCTAATATGCTGGTATGTGATATATGCTCATCGACTAGAAAAAGCTAGACATCTACGATTGTAGAAATACATAAATGATGTAAATCAGGTAGATTGAAAATAAGGTAACTTGAAATGGTTACACGAAGCAAGTATCGTTAGGTTAATTCCGAAATGGTAGGTCGTATTTATTCTGGTAATAGGAATCAATACGAAAGATATAGTCAGATGCTCCTGTTTGAGCATTGGAATTATTATAGTATGCTTTTATTAAAGGTACGTAAGGTAAAACGCAGTGGAACCGACTACTGTCTGAGCGTACCGCTGTCGATAAACCTAGTGGTAATGTCGACATTAAACTATCCTAAATGCGGGGAACTCCTGTTATGTGTTATCTACCAACTTCTACTGGCGACAGTATTAGGGCAAAGGGTAACTCCGGCGATATGGTAATAATGATAACAATAGGGACAATCGACGCAACAAAGCATCTCATCTTATTCACTCCATTTAAGGAGGGAGTAACAAATGAAAATATGTCACTTAGATATTGAAAATGCAAAGTTCAACTTTGAAGTACATGATGATGGAACCGTCTGGAATAGCGATAAGAATACCATGCTTAAAGCTCTTGTAGATAAACGTAGACCAACCGAGGGATCTAAAATAAAATTTCCGTTACGTAACGATAAGCACATTTATATGTACTTACGTGAATTGGTTGCTGCGAATTTCTGTGATAACTATAAGTCAGGAATGAAAATCTTACATAAAGACGGCGATATTAGAAATTGTGCAGCTAATAATTTGGAATGCTATAGTCCAATGGATTATATCTTGCGGTTTGTAAAAACAGATGCTACTGAATGGAAAAAGGTAGATATTGGTATTCCTCTATTATATGAATACTATATATCGAATAAAGGTGATTTGTTTAATGGTACTACTTTTGAAACAGTTGTTCCATTTGAAGACCTAAGAGAGCAAAATCATGGATACCTTAGATTTAGCATATATAAATCTGACAAGAAATATATTCATTATAGCGCAGGACGATTAGTAGCGAAGCATTTTCTAAGCGCTCCAAAATCAGATGATGGTACTGATTTAGTATATTTCAAGGATTGCAATCCGAAAAATCTCGATTATCGAAATTTAGTTTGGGGTAATCGTTTAGATGTTATCAGTAATGCATATCGGAATAATCCAGATAGAAAACCGATTCATAATTATGCATTTGACGACGAAGAATGGAAACCGATTGATTTTCTTGGTAAATTACTATATGAGTATGAAATCAGTTCATTTGGACGTGTGTACAATAAATCGTTGAAACGAATGATCACTCCACAACGACGAGGAAATAATCCAAATAACCAATCATGGCAATGTGTTGTTATTCACGATATTAATTGTGTCGGAAAAGTATACACATTACATCGATTAGTTGCAAAAGCATTTATTCCAAATCCCTGTCCAGAAAAGTATATTCATGTGAATCATATAAATGGGAATCCTGAATGTAACTGGGCTATCAATTTAGAGTGGTGTTCACCAATGAAGAACTTGTACCATGCCATTGCGACCAATCTTCAGCATACATCATCATATAGCGGAAACGTTACAGATGAATACTGGAGAACACGTACAATTATTGCTTGGTGCTTTGCAGGGGATGATATTGAAGATAATGAAGCTAGACATAAAGTATTCAATATGTATAATGCGTATATTAATTCTATTGAAGATAAAGTAGAAAAATTCAATACATATGAAGACTTCGATAATAGATTAAATTCTTTATTATCTGATAAGGATTTCCTTACATTATACAAATTTTATCATGAAGAATACAGCATAATTAAATAGTGAATTAGAATGAGATGTGAGTTCAACGACTAGGGAAAGCTAGGGACTAATTGGTTCTGAAAATAAGGTAGTTGAAATACTACACGAAGCGAGTAGGCTCAACTGTGAGCGAAATGTAGGCTTTACGCCGAAACGGATAGTACCAACCGGTAGTACTCGGTCTAAATATGCTACCGGTAAGTAAAGATATAGTCTAAACATTGTGAAAACACGATGCATAATCAATTCGTTGATTACCCGGTTTAAATGCCGACTTTGATGGTGACATCCTTAATATGATCGCTATTGTAGATGAAGCCATCAGATACATGTTTAGAAAGTTCGACCCTCTCACACGTATGATTATTGCGCGTGATACAGGATTATTAAATGATTACTTTGCAGTTACAAAATCACAGAAGATCGATCTGTATCATTTTGCAACTTGCGGCGCACAGGAGAATGATACTCCTGAAACCTTCCCAGAAGAGATCTTAACTAAACAGAAATGGGAAGAAGAGGTTGTTGTGCACGAACAGCCGAAACTGCAGTTATTCATGGAGAAAGAAGATTTGACACTGATCCCACGTATGGAAGAAGTAGAAGATATTCCTTTCAAACCAAGTGCCAAATTAAAGAAGCGATTCGCTATCGCTTAAACAAAAAAAGAGATACCCAACGTTACGAGTGGGTATCTCTTTTTTATCCGTAAAATAGTTTTTGATATTGATATATAATTTCCGTGAATCAGAGAAAATAAATCCAAGCAATCCGTCCTAAGAACTCTGATCTGAAAAATACATAGTGTTGAGATCATATCAATAGGCACAAAAGGTTATCTGAATCCCCGTACATCAAGTACAAAATGTATGATCCGGCTGGCGGAAGTCGTTAAGAAAGGTCACTATGATGACAACAATGAAAAACGCAATCGCAACTGTTAAATCCGTAGCAACAAATATTGAAGTTCAGACAGGTGTGATTACAACTGCTGGTGTAGCATGGCAGATCTACTTAGCTAAGAAATATTTCAAAGCTATGGTTCCTGTCATCAGAGATACAGAAGACAAGAAACTTAAAGCCTTCTATATCGTAGCTTCCGTATTCATGGGTGGCTTCTATGCCATGAATATTGTTACAAGCATTGCTTCTTGGAAGACGGATCACGATGTCCGTAAAAACAACGAGGCAATTAGAGAGAACCTGGAACATCTTCAGGATACTCTGAAAGCAGAAGCTGGAACCTGGTCAAACATCAATCTGGACACAGATGAGGATGTTGAGCAGGTAATCAAAGATCTCAAGGAATCTGCAAAACCTTGGGACAGCGACTTAATTGACTAATCATATAAATAGGAGGACGAAACTATGATTAACAATACAAAAACCTTAAAGAAAATGGCAGAAGCAACAATGAAACTCGACGCAGAGATTACAGGAGACTTGCTTGATGAGATTGCATCAAGAGTGATCCAGAAGGACATCAACGAGGGATTTGGACTTGTTGGTGTTAGACACGCAGGTGATTTCTGTGACGGCTGTGCTTGTGATGACAAGGTTTGTGAGACTTGTCCATGGGCACAGTACGTCCCAGACACAAGAAAGTAAAAGAAAAAGAATCGGACTATACATCCGATTCTTTTTTTTTTGATCTTTTTAAATATAGCGATATATTATTTACGTGTAAGAATGCAACGCTATTCTAATTAGTGTATATTAGTTTAATATGGTTTTAAACTTGCAAAATACTTTCAGGTTATAAGTATAAGTATTTACAGTCATGTACAGAGTTCATCTACAGAGTTCATCTGATTCCCCTATCAGACATGGAACTCTTATGTTGCATTCTACAATTATGTATCGGTCTTGATCTGTGCTTACTCCTTTGGGCATGGAAGAGACGATCTGCCAATGAGAAAGTGATGTTCCTCTCCCCATATTGTGAATGTCACTTTCTCGTAAAAAAAGAAAACTTTAAATTTTTTATACACAAAGGAGAGACTAGGAGGATATACAAAATGGCAAGACGCAAACCAGTAAACGCATTCGAAATTGCGAAAACGAAAGAAGTTGGATTCGTATACTTATTATCCGACTTTCGAACAGAACATGATGTGAGCTTTGGCACAAAGAACGTGCCGGTATGTGCAGATGAGAATACACCAATCGATGTGTATTTCTTAAAGAATGTCTTAAGTGATTATGGTAGAGGACCATTACTTGCAATGGTAAGACCATTTAACTCAACCATGCGCGAGCGCTTCAAAGAAGAAAACGAAAAGGGTACTGTTATGATCCCTGGAGTGACTGCAAGCGAAATGGAAATTATTGAAATTATTGATTTGACATCTACCTTCTGGATGGAACGATTTGTTTCTACTGGATTAGTAGATATTCACGCTGGAGATGATCGATGCCTGAGATACGTATTCCATCATTCTCCATGGCTTTGGACTCGTCTGTCACATCTGTTAGATGAACCAAGAAAACCAGGTGAAAAGCCAAATACTGAAACCGCAATGCGTATCCAGGAAGAAGAGCTTGCGAAAATGAGAGAGGAGAACGTGCTGTTATGAAAAAATCTACTTACGAATTATTTACATTAAACCATGATATTGACGGTGGTTATGTAGGAGATGCTGAAAAATTCTTAGTTGTCCTGCATGGCTTTAACGTGGACGCAAAAGGACATAAGTTTACAGACTATGCGCCATGGGATAAAAGTAGTGATTTCACAGGTATCTTCATGGATCGTGAAAATCCGTTTGTTTTAATACCATTGGAATATGCAGACTTAGTTGGTGGAATCAGTGATACGGTAGCGATTGTAAGTCCTGTATATTGTGATATTTCACAGGAAGATCTCCCAAATCTCACAAAAGGATTAAAGACCATTAAAAGTGTCTTAACACAGTTTGAGTCCATGCACATGTTATCACCGTTTTGTGGATTCAATCGCTTCCGTCCAGTACCGAAGAAAAAGAAAACAAAAGAAGAGTTAACAAAAATTGCAGAAGTACGATCCCCACGTACGAGTAATGATATGTTTGGCTATAATCTGGATGACGAAAGTGATACGTACATCAAACGTACCTTTAAACTTACCGTGAATGGGGATGATAGCCGGGTGGAGCTTGGTAATAAGAAGTTAGATAAAACAGTTGAAGAAATCCACGCGCAGTACTTACGTCCAGTTTCAACTTCTATCGGAATCTGCTATGAATGCAGTTCTATCATGATTGATCGGATCGGAAACATAAACCAGATTGGACGCGGCTATATGAGTGAAGAGCGTATCAAAGAACATGGATATCAGCATTATACCGATGTGTTAAATCTGTATCCGAGTATGTGGACTTACTACACAAGCACAGAGCTGAAAGATGTGATTCGTGAAAATGCAGAAAAGATTTATGAAAGACCTACTGAATTTGAAGTGGTCGATCGTGAAGATGAACTGGATGCAGCACGTATGACGATCCGAAATACAATCGACTATTGCTTAGATGTTGCGCCATCTGTCGTAGAAGCCAGACGTGCCTTTAAAGATATGGTCGATGATCTGGATGAAGAGACTTTGACTGCATTAGCAATTGGAAATTATCAGGATGCTACCGCGGCTGTCACTAAGCAGTTTGAAGAAAAAGAGAATCCACTCTTTGACGCAAAAGAGTTCAAAGATGGTTTGGATCGAAGATTTTCCATGTTACGTACCAAGGACTATGACCCATACTACGATGAATGATTAAGGAGGTATGCTCTATGATTTACCAAGGACATTTAGAACCACTGGTGTTCACTATACAATGTGAAGAATTTAATGAAAGAACCAAACAGTTTGAATCTCGTGAGCAGGTGATTTTAAATCGTTCACGTCTTGGTATGAGATGGTCTAATTTGTATACATTTTATGTATTTGAGAATGGCGGGCTCTACACAGAGTCTGCCTGCATCAAATTGGTAAAAGCATTTAACAAATTGGAACATCCAAGAGACATTACAAATCACATATCCGTTGCACGTATCAATCGAGATGACAAAGATTTTTCGTCCATGGAGATTTATGCAACGGATGCATTTGCTGATTTTCTGACGGCAAAGTTGAACGGACGGGCAAAAGCTATCACAATCGATTTCATATATTTTCGTAGCAAAGCAGATAATGGAAAACCTGCACCGGGAACTGCGTTTGCATTCAAAACAAAGATCGATGAGATCATCAAAAATGCCACTGGAGAAACCAATCCATTGACGGTTAATGTCTATTACTCCGAATACTTTCAACCACATGTATTCGTAGAAGAAATCACAGATAAGACTGAGATTTAAAAGGAACTATACAAAGGAGAACACACCATGGAAGAAACAAAGATGGACGCAGTCAGCGTCTATAATCAGGTGAAGACCTGTATCAAAGAAATGCATGAAGCGGGATTATGTATCAAACGAGACCGCTTAGAAGAGATCGTTACCGATCACCATGGAAGTCATTACGGAAAAGAAACCAAACAAATGGTATACTTAATGCAACACAATCGAGAATTTCGCAGAGCATTATTTCGTTTAGACGCCTTAAACGAGTTCGGTGTTCTGCGACGTTCCGAACGAATCTTAGATCGAGAACGTCATAGCATCAGACAGGGGCGTCTTCTTACGATGGGATGCATGGCGATTCTCTTTATTGGAATCATCATTATGACAGCAATTCATTGCAGCTGGTTAGGAATCGAACCACGATATAATTTTGTAATGATAATCTCTGAGATTGTCACACTTGGAATTGGGATGTTTGCAATTGATATTCTCGTAAATACCAATACGATGGGTGAATCTCATGCAGAAGATGGAATCGATCCAATTATCAATGAAGAGCTGTATCCAAAAGAAACCAAAAATTATTTATTTAATCCACCAAATAGTTTATATGTCAAATATGTCGACCTTGGATATGTTCTGCTTCCGTCAGAAGCATTTGCATTTGCATCCTATCTGGTGGATCTACTAAATCATCCAAAAACGATCCTTCTTCTTGGTGACCGTTCTTTTAAGGATGTCTTCTCTAAAGAATATCGAAAGATTTATTCAGAAATTGGCAACTGTTACCGGTTGTTTGAGACTCCCTCTCAAGAAGAGATTGACGACTTAAAACTGAAAAACCGTGCGAAGAATGGTGGTCCGCAGATCTATAATTTAGATAAACCGTCAAAGAAACGCAAAAGGAAGTCAAATAAAACCGTGAAGAAATTATCTCAGAATGGGAAGCTTATGCAATTTGATATTCCGATTACGAAAGGAGAAGACGATGACCATCATTAATCTGATATTAGACGTGGTCATCCTTGTTGGGGCTGGAATGTTAACATTCCAGCTCTACTTATACGTGACCATGTTTCGTTTGAAACGGCAAAAGAAATGGACAGCCGCTAGAGAAGCTCGATTAGCTGATATGATCGTAACTATGCGAGCGCTCGTGTCTTTAATGATATTTGTAAACTGTTGTTGTCTCATCGGGAAGGTGATTTTATGGATCTGAACTATTGGTACACTGTATTTGGAATCAGCTTTGTAGCAAGCATATTTGGTGCCGAGATATTTATAAAAGACCTTGAGAATTCTACCTTGTATATAGAAGTTGCAATTCTGTTGGTGTTTTGCATTATTATGATGCTTGTATCGGCAAATATATTTATGATAAAATTATTATTATATTACATATAATAGGAGGTGGCAAAAGATGTTACAAATGATGCAATCATTAGGGGAGGGATTCCTGGCAATGTTCGGCGTCCTTATACTTATTGGATTAATCGGAATCTTGATCAGTCTTTGTCAGAAATATGAGATTGAGGGATTCCCATTATTAACATTGATGCTGTTATGCTTATTCGTGATTGGCGTGGTACTAATTGTACTTGCCAAATGCATGACAGGAACCGCATGATATAGGAGGATATAAAAATGGATGCTTTATTGGTCGGGCGCATTGTAGTAGTTATATTTGGATTAACCTGTTGGTGTTGCTTTGTACGTTTACTGGTATCATACAATAACAAAAACGGAAACGATACCAGAGCAAATGCATGGGTATGCTTCGGTGTTTCGTTGATCGTCTTCGGAATTACAGCAACCGTTTTCACAATCACACAATAGGAGGACATATGTCTGCATATATGATTTATTTTATTATTTTAAGCATTGCAGAAATTGTAGCATCTCTATCGGTTGGGTATTGGTTGCCATACGTGGTTTTAGGTATGATGAATCACGAGAAATCTGCCAAAATCTATTTGTTAAATTTTATATGTGCAATACTTTTAGTTATGGTTTGTAAATATATATGCCATAAGTATTATTAAGGAGAGACTATGAAATTTCTTCATACGTTATTGGTATACCTCATGCTTGGCAGTTTTATCATTGCCATCTTATTAGGAATCATCGAGGTATACGCATTGCATCGTGAATTAGAGACTGTTTCACAAAAGACAGTGAAAGCGATGTTAATCACTTTAGGATGTATGACCATTTGGTCATTAATATTATCATACATATAAGGAGGAACCACTATGGTTGAAAAGAAGTACTACTGGCCTGATTTTAAGGATACCTTTACAGTCAAAACTGAAGAAGGAATGAAACATGAATCACTAATAGGTGAATATGATTGTGATTTAATTATGAATTACTTGATGTATGCTGCGGATCATCTCATGACCACTTCTATTACGGGTGATGTTAGTTATTTCAAGGAACATGCATTCCCATATTTACCACTCTACGGATATGATCCATTTATTCTTGCTGGAGAGGGTATTTTGAAATACATTATCGAAGTAGATCTCATCAATCATGTAGTTACGATAATGGAATTTCAAGTTCTTACCAGTTTTGCCGAATTATGTTTGAAATCTGAAGGACTGATCAAAGAATCTAAAGCATATACAAATCAGATCATGATAGATCGTGATCGATTTGTAGAATTATTTGAATCTTCGAATGAGAATAATCCGTATAAGCTTTTTAATAATTTACGATTAGCGTTATTGACCCATTTTGAAATTATATACAATAGACGTATCTATACGGAGAAAACACTAAAAGATCTCGGAATGTTAGATGTTACAAAAGGATTCTTAAAATCATTTCAAACATACTTAAAGTTTGCGGATGAAAGTACTACAACGTATACACACGAAGATGTGATGGATTTGTTGTTACAGCAGATGCTTGTAATTGCACCAAGGGATTTTCAAGAATCCGTAGAAACCTACTAAAAGAGAAGAAGAGTCGGATAGCACATCAGTGCTTCCGACTCTTTTTTAATTTTGATTGAAGTATTTTGATATGATCCGGGTCTGTCTCCAGTCGTATCAAAGATTCCAGAAGATACTTATTATCGCAATTTCTGGGGAGCTTATGATAAGCAATTAGTTTTGCTATATACTCTGCCGTGGAGTAGTTTCGAATATGTGTATGTCCAGATTTGAATGGTTTCTTAGTGTTGTACACCACGTACGTCTCAGAAGAGCTTTTATTATGTTGATCTTCTGCGTAAATATCTACGAATTTGAATTTTCCAACCGAACCATAAGGCACCTTCTTTCTTTAGGAGATTGTAAGGGGTCTAATAATCCGTAAAGTCGGTACGGATATTTATACAATATTTCCGTGAATCAGAGAAAAACTATACTTAGTAATCCGCATTTCATCTCTGATCTGGAAAAGTTCATAGCTTTGAAACAGAAGCAAAGGGCAAACTGATCACCCGTACAAGAAGTACAAAGTGTATGATCCGGCTAGCGGAAGTCGTTAAGAAAGGCCTCATATGGGTAAAACAAACACAAACAACCAGCAGAACAACAGAAAACCAACAACAGAGCATCATAAAATGCAGGGTGTTGCAAACGCAGCCAGCAAAGCAGGAAAAGGAATCAAGTCAGCAGTTGGTTATACAGTTAACCTGTTTGGAAGAAGCGTTGGTGAAGTCGCAGTTGATACATTCGCTGCAGGTGCTGGTGTCGCTGCAGGTGTTGCATGCGGAAAATTTGCGCATGATACTGTAACAGTTGGTGCTCAGGTGGTGAACAACACTATCAACATGAACACTGGCAAAGGAACCATTTCTGTTAAAGGAAAATTCGGCAGATGGAAAGAAATTTCAACTGCTGAATACACCGCGGCTATTAATCGCGGCAAAACCTTTAAGGAAGCCATCCCAAATTACTGGACCAACAGACATGCAGATCAGATCAATGGTTTTGCAAATGGAGTTGGAACAGTAGCAGGTGTGACAGGTGGTGCAGTTACATTTACAACCGCACGTAGAGTTGGCAAGACAGTTGTTCCGACAATGCGCAAAGAAGACATCATCAGACGTCACAAACTTCAGCAGATGCAGAATCTGGATGAGCAGGCATCCAGTGATGCAACTGCGGATAAATAATCATGACCAAACAATGAAAAGAAGAGTTCTTAGAACTCTTCTTTTTTTGTCTCCGGACAGTCCTTTAATTGAATTAAAGGAGGCGTTCACATGAAATATTATCTTTTTCCTCTGAAGCTCTCAGAAACAAGAGTTCCATCAAATCTTGGATGGAACTTTGTGCATGAAAATATAGATCGTTTAGTTGAGTCTGAAGTCCTAATTGAAGTAAATACATATGATAAGGGAACTACCCGAATCTTATACAAGGACGTTGTCTATACTATCAAGAAAGACTTTGTTGATCTTTCTAACAGCAGACGTATCTATCTTGGAGTACCGGCAAATGAGGGTTCTGAGGTAATTGGAAATTATGACGACTTTGTGAAAAAGTTGGGCTAAAACAAACTAATAAGGTCGACAGATTAACATATATCTATCGAACGATTTAGCTTAAGAAAACTAACAGTAGGGAACTTACAAAAAGTTCCCTACTGTTTTTAGTTGTTGTAAGCCTGAATCGATAATATGAAATAGAAAAAGATCGCTTTCTTATAATTGATACGTGAAGCTTCTCGTTTAAACTTGGCATGAACACCAGAGCTTTCTGCCCATTGATCCAAAATGGTTTTGATACGTGCGATATTGGCATCGTTAGAGTTCGTTTTTCGAAAAAGTTCCGCACTCCAGGTAAGGAAGTAGGAGCTGTTAATGTCCACAGGTTGTTTCTGATCCGTGTACAAGAATAAGAACAGAATGGATTCAATGAATCCTTGAATAGAGGATTCATTTTTTCCAGAGACGATCTTACTTAAATAAAATCTGGTATCGGAGATAGAGATCTTGGCAAGCTTTGCACAAATCTCTGCTCGTTTTAAATCAATACCATTTGTGATTAACGGAATAGATACTTTAGAAGTTATCGTGCTTACTAAGGTCGTATTATTCTCGTTACCATCCATAACTGGAGAATCCCCAAATTGGTCTTTAACTGTTGTAACAGTTTTTCCAGCTGCATGATTCTTGGTGTAATTATCACAGATCTTTTTGATTAAGGAGTTCTGGTCATTACGGATACGCTGGATAAAACGAACCACTTCTTTATCTGATCCATCTTGCATGAAGTCCTTCAGAAATGAATAGGATGACTGGATGGATGTCGCCAACATACCAAATACATGACCGGTTTTCTTTAAGATAAACTTCTCGGTCAGGTTATCAACGGTATATAACATCGCACCTACATCACTGACTCCATACTTAAAGTACTTCGAAAATATGGATGGATATACAGATAATGCATAGATAATCAGCGCCGTATTTAATCCACGTTCATCTTTGGTTTCAATAGTGTAGTATCTGATGCAGCAATAGAACAAGAAGAAGATTGGATTATTTTTAAGCAACTGAAAGTTTGTATTCGTTGCAGCTCCTTTTAAGATCGCAATGATCTGCTTACTAGAAGCATTGATCTCTTCTTCCGTGATGTCAAAGATTTTATAAAACATCCCCTTGTCAATATCACCAAATGGGACTAAGTATTGTGGACCTGGTGTGTGAAGCTTTTGTGAGTTCTTATCTACGTATCGACCAACGGTCTGCTTAAATCGCATGTCACCGGCTGGTGTCTTTAAAACGGCTCTTACTTTCTGGTACAACCCGTCACGAATAATGTAAGACTTTGATAAATCTGTAGATTCACATAAATACTCGAAGTCTACATGGGGATAGGATTCAAGATCCCATAATGTTTCCTGTTCGAAGACGGGGTGTTTATATCGTTCATCTGCATAGATCACAGGGTCTGTCCGATATTTCATTTGATCGTGTCCCCCTTTCGTAGTTAAGATTTTGTTGCCAGTCGTAAGGTACATTTTTGTAACACTAATTAGAAAGTTGAGGTGATATTTCATTGGATAACCGATTTCTTTCAAAGCGCATATTATTTGCATACGCAATTGCGCTTAGTTTGGGAACCCATTTTGTATCGACTGGCATTGACCGCGTATTTGACATCTTAGTACACTTTTCGTTTCATCACCCAGGTGCTTATTTGGGAAGTGTCGTTTGTGTACTCGCAGGATTTGTGATGCTTGGATGCGGTCGAGGATTATATCAAGTATATCTACATGCAATCGAAGATCAAATGCATGACGCACACTGTACGATTCGAGAACTCCATGAACTTCCACATATCTGTGATAGTTATGTCGGGATCACATTGATACTTATAATCATGGTCGGTACCTTGGGATATCGTTTCTTACACTTATTTGACTCAGAAATTGTACTCGTAACGCATGATCCATTTAAGTTATTTTTTGGACCTGCCGTGTTGGGTGTATATGGACTGTACCTTGTATATCGCAGCAATAAAGGTCGAAAATCGATCAGGTGAAAGGAGTGACAACTATGACATTACGTTTACCGTCAGATAAAAAGAAACACGAACAATCGATTCGTGATTACCGTAGAAAAATCATACTGCGAAATATTATGTGGAATCTGGTATTTGGATTCTCTGTATGTGCCGTTGTATTTGGGATTGCAACGGTCGCGACCAAAGAACTAAGCAGTTTGATTACTTGTGCAATCACGCTCATATTGATTCCAATTACGTTGGAATCCGCGATTCATCTATCAGACGAGACCGATCTGAAACGATGGTTCAAGAAATAATAACAGAAAGAAGGGGTCTTGGATGCTTAAAGCACCAAAAGATAGTATCGAAGAGTTAGGCGAGAAAATGATCGTCAACGCTGGTGGCGGACTACTTACTGCAGTCATTGACGATTATTACTACTACGATGAGAACTTAGAGAAGAAAAAGTTTGAAGATGGGCATACCTACTTTCCGAGCGTGCTCGTGTCTGCACTTCATATGATGGACGATTTAAAAGGCGAAAGTCTTTTTTATCAAGACCGTGAAGGAAAGCCCCATTTTACAATATACAAAAACGTATCGTATGCAATGTCATCTATGAAAAATGAACACGTAAATATGGATGATCCGATACGTGTAACTGCTACGTATAATCACTACCAGGATCTTCCAAGCTGGATTGGGGTAGACCGTCTGGCAAAAGAATTATTCCGGGTACGTAACAAAAAGAAATATGAATTGGATGATATTTTTGAAGATCAGTGGATTCGTCAAAAAAGAAACATCCCGGAAACCCCCTGTCCCCACCATAGTCTTAGCTATTCAGTACGTACTGTTTGTCCCGTATGTGATTGATAGACCATGGTTTATGCGTCTTCCTTATCATATTACTTCAATATTAATTTTAACAAGATTCATCGGTCGGACATTTCGCCTATACAGCGATTTTAAACGAGCCGATCTAAAAAAATGAGGAATGATGATACAGATACCAATTACGGTTATCTGTATCATCATTCACTATTTGTTCGTATCGTTTGGTTCATCAACCACATCTGCCTCGGTATGATGAAAATGCTCAGAAGGTAATACCTCTACGCGATCGCGTTCTTCTAAGAGACGTGTAGACGTACAATTTTGAGTTACACATTGTCGATCCAATTTGTGTAACTCGCTTACCATATCAGCAACAAAGGTATTGCCTTTTTCCTTCCTGTACTTGTCGAATCTTTCATCAATAACCTTTAATGAATAGATGTCGATATACCCCAGGTTCATCCAGTAATGATATTCACTGGTGATAAACCCTTTGATAGATTCCTTATCTGAATCTAATAATAGATCAATTTTTTCTGCGAGTTCACTTAATACATCGCGTTTGATGTGATTGATTTCTTTTTCCAACTCATGTCCGTATGCACATCCACCGTCTGTGTTCTCCATATTGTCCATTAGGCGTTTGACATCTGCGGATATTTGTGAGTTGGATGCATTGACAGTCTCTGTGAGTCGCACCATTAGCTCTGAAAGATATTCAATATCACTTTGTGTGGAACTCACTTTCTCGTTGTAGTCATTCTGTTCTTGCTCTTTTTCGAATTCCGCTCTGGATTCTCCTTTGACGCTTTTACGTAACTTCCAGAGCCATAAGATGCATGCAAGCAACAAAACGACACATAGTGCAAAGACAGTAAAAGCGATCAGAATTATACGAGCACTTTCCTCGGTCATTAATAGATCAACCATTTTACCAGCAGGATCTCCCATATTATCTGTCCTTTCTTAAATAGGGTTTACGAGTTACCTAATGGATACCCTGTATTTGCAGAGTATCCCATTAAATACTTGTTAGAAGGTGCTCCGAAGGACAAAAAAGAAGCACCTATAAGGTGCTTCTTATAATTATTTTAATAATTCTTTTGGTATCTCCTTTGTTGCCGCATCATATAATGCATCGCATAATGTATCTGCAATTTCTCGAGCTTTTACACTATGTGGCTCAATTGGTAACTCAGCGGATGTCTTTGGAACAATTGGAACAATTGGTGAGGATAGTGGTGAAGCCTCCCTTACAGTATCTGGTACTACAGATATGGATGGATTCTTCACGGATTTCTTTAATGCATGTGTATTAGCAGCTTCTTTCTTTAACTGGTCATTTTCTTCACGAAGCTTCTTTACTTCCGCAGCCAGATTCTTAATCTTCTTGTGTAACTTCTTTTCGTCGTTGTGCTTCTTTGGTGCTGGTATCTGTGGATTAATAACTTCTACGGGCTCGGAATATACTGAAAATCTCGGTACATGTCTTTTATCTATATCAGTACCCGCAGGAGACAAGAAGTCATTGATCACACGTACAAATACTTCACGTCTACCATACATTGCCTGATAAACGACGTAATGACAGTTGGCGTGATCAACATCCGTTGCAAGTCCACATACCTGATAGAGATACATATTTTTATCAAAGTCTGCATCTAACCGGTGTGTTTTCAAATATGCGTCGCGCTTAAAATGCGCGACAATCGTTCCTGGTGTTAATAAGGTTTCTAATTCGTTCTGTAATAAGTTCATTTTGTTTCCTCCTTTGATTTGTGAATAGGTATAAATGTTGCATATGGATACATCTCCTTATCCTCGTTTCCGGATAAGTCAATGATATCAACTGGTTGTGAGGAAAACGCATCATTGTGCGTAATCATAAAGTTTTGTTCGGAACCGATTCGTTCAATCTGTCGTTCCATTATCAATAGAAAGTTCCTTCGATTATCGCTATCTAATGCTCCGTCAATCTCATCTAACGACATAATATTGTATCCATTTAGGGATTGACTCACCAATGCAAATGAAAGAGCCACGGATGTTAAAGAGACTTCTCCTTGGCTTAAAAGCTTCACATCCGGCAATAGTTTACCACGGTTATAGACTGGCATCATGAATTCATCTGGACTGATTTCGAAATCTGCCAGTACGATGTTTCCATGATATGCTACGTCCAGTAAATCATTGGTCATTTTGACCGTATCTTTCAGATAATGCTTTACAATGATCGTCGGAATACCCTTGTTCGAGGATAGACTCTGACGAACCCAACTCATGTTATCAAAGTGCATCTGGTAGTTTTCTAGGTTTTCTTTATTCTCCAGATACAAAGTAAGTCCCGACTGTAATTTATTTCGTTCGGTTTCTGCACGAGTCTTATCACTCATCAATCCTCGGACGTTAATCTGTAATTCGTTGGATCGCTTCATACATTCATGATACTGGTCGTATTTAGCCTGATATTGAGTTAAGGATTCTTTTACGGATTCATAATCTTCGCAACTCTCTACGGTTTCTGTCAGCGATTCTTTCGTATATTTTAATTCTTGCATCTCAGCACGTAATGTGGCCATGTCCTCGCGGTAATCCATAATCTTGTTTTTACAATCTTCCAAATTTGTAGTTGCTTCTGCGAGATCTTCACGTAAACCTTGCGTTTCAGAAAAGGTTTCATATGTATTAATCTGCTTACAGATATCCGTTTGGATATCCATGCGTTCCTTAAGAGCTTCCTGTTCTTTTAAAAGCGTATAAAAGTTATCCATTCGTTTTGCATCGTATATAGGTTCTCCTTTTTCCAGATGAGATAGCATGGTTAGCATCTTGAAGTCTTCTTGGATCTTTTCTGGAAACTTGGAAATGATTTGCGCATATGGATGGAACCCTTCCAAAATTGGAGATAACCCAATATAGATGTGATGCATCATCTGATAATAATCACCATCTTTTTTCTTGGCTTTCTGAGCACGTTCCTCTAAGAGGTTATTAATATGCGTCACGATTCGATGTCCTGCGCAACGATTCTTATCACAGATCGGATCGCCATTTGTGATGATACTTTTTAAAGTTCGTAAGAATGCTTCATCATCATCCTGGTTATTTCCTTCTAGGAGACCACTACTGATATAATGCTCTACGTTCTGTTTTCTTCGTATCAGACCCACAACTTCTTTCATAGGAGCATTTCCAAATTCATACAACGTAGAAATGGTCTGTTGGGATGACTTCAGATATACTAAGAAGTTTTCAAAATCATGGACCGTGATATCAGATTTGAAGTCTTTTAGGATCTTTTGATGACTCTTGACTTTTTCAATCGTTTCATTCAATAAATCGTAAAGACGTTTTAGTTCTTGGTCTACGGTAGATTCTTTGTCCAATCGGACGTTTAGTTTATGAACCCGATCTTCCCAATCGTTACGACTTGTTAACTCTCGTTCTAATAATGCTTCGGTCGTACTATAGGACTTCTCCCGGTTTGCCAAGGATTCACAAGTTGTTTCTAATAGTTTCTTATAGTATGCTGCATCTTTTATATCCTTACCAAGACGATCTCTGACTTTCTGTAGTTTCTTAAAGGTCTTCCCGAACTTCTCCAATGAGTCTCGGATCTCAGAAATATCTCCTAATTCTTCCATCTTTGATCTACATACCGCAAGGTCATCTTGATAGATGCGAAGTTTGGTTTCAATGTTTTCAATCACCTTGGTGTATTCCTTGATCTGTTTTTCGTATTCCTTTCGATCTTCATACATCATACGTTTAGATTGATCGACTGCGTGAGAAATCATTTCTTTTAAGGTACGTAAGTTGTTATTGACATGCTTGTAGTACTCCAGGTAAACCCCGATGTCATCGAGTAATTTTCCCATGAAGTTTTTACGGTCGGTAGATGTGGAATCAATTAAAGATTTAACGTTTGGCCCAAGTCTTACCAACTTCATATAGGACAACTCGATTCCTAAGTGAGTTTTGACGATTTCCTTAAACGACGTCACATTTCCATTGATGTTCAATTCTTGATCGTTTAATTGAATAAACGATTTGGTTGTATGTGTGTCTTTACTTGGTGTATAGTAATGCTGGATTTTATAGGTGTCTCGACCTTTTTGATACCAGATTTCTTTTTTACCTTCTTTATGTGGGGTAACTAAATGATATCCATCTCTGACATCCAGATTTCCAATTGTGGAAAATGGAGTCAGTAAAGAAAGAATTGTAGTCTTTCCAGATCCGTTTGGACCAATCAACAAACAAATATTATTCTCACAATAATCTAAGTCTAGTTCTAAGTAGGACGTTCCTAAACAGTATTGAATTGCTTCAAAGTTCTCTAGTATGAGTTTTGTAATTTTCATTTTGGTTCCTCCTGTTGCTTAATCGTACGTTTTTTGAAATCTAGTTTTAAACATACTATTAACTACGGTAAACATTAGGGGTTTACCGCTCAAAAATTCCATATCGGAAATCGGATGGAGTATGGCATTTTCGTACTCCAATAAAGTAATATATAAGTCATATCAAGAAACGTCTGCTTGTGGACAAGATACAAAATCATCAACTATCCTTTCGATGATTCTTCGAGAGTAATTGACGTGATGTGACTACTTAAGCTAAATCGATTCGATGGATGATATGTTTACATAGATCTTTTGAACAAGTCGTGAAATGCTTGTTCAAATACTTGGGAGCACTTCTGTAAGTACAGAAATGCTATACTCTGATTACGTTTTTTCCTCCTATAAGGATTTTGTGTATATGTACTGGTGGGATAACGTTATGCCATACGAGCCCACCTAAAACTCTTGAATATGATAGTACCTTACCGAACCAAATCACTATTTGTCATTGATTAGGCATTGTCAACTGACATCTTATGGGATGTATTTACGATCGTGAAGGAGTGACTCCCAAGTGATTACTGACAAAATTAGGTTAACAACGATAATAGCCGATACAGGCATCAGATGGATGCCTACCGGAAGCTAACTACTTTTGTTTTTCATTTTTGAAAGAGCCTAATCTCTGTACGGCTCTTACCTCCTTAAAATGATAGGACTACGCGAACGTGAATCGCGTAGTCCCTTTTAAGTGCTTTATTGTAATTTGTACAAGTCTTTGACTAATTCATTGATATACTGCACGTTCAGATTTACAATGATCTTGTATGTGAAGTATGTCGTATCATTATGGAAATAAATATCCAAGGTATGATAATCAATGTAATAGTCTTTTCCCTCGATCAGGAGATCCCCCTGACGTCTTACTTTAATATCCAAAAAGTCTAATACTGGTAATCCATTCTTTTCATGGTACTCAATTGCTTTTAGGATCGACAAGTTGATCATTTCTTTGATATTGATATGATCGTTAATTTCTTCCAGTCGACAAGAAGCTTGACTATAGAGTGTCCATCCTGGTGCTAAGTTGTAATCTTCTTTACAGGTAATATCTGTAAATACTGGTACCACGTTTCCATTCGAGTAAGCTTCCTCATCATCTACAGTACGGAACTTGTATTTCTCTAATTCATGTCCGAAGATGTAATAAAAACCAGTACTTTCAAATTCCACACGGACAGTAAAGGTCATCTGATATTTATCATAAACCTGTCCGACCTTCTCACCTTCATCTCCGTTGATGTCGTTAATCCAGTATTCCACATTGACTGGATAGTACCGATAGAACTCTCGGTTACCAGTTGCTCCGGATAACTTATATGTGATGGGATATTCGGAGTGTCCATTCATATAATCCATAAATTCTTTTGTACAACCATTGTCATCGACAACTGGTAGTTGAATAATATCAGAAATGATATTGATCATGCTAGTCGGAATGTAACTTTCTAAACAAGTTGGAAGCTTTCCAGGACAATTGACCGGTACTTTATTTGGAAGATAGCTCATCCAGTTTAATAACTGAATATACGTATTAAACACACAAGTCACATCGATATACATAACGGATCGATTCATCAAGTATTTGATCGCATAATTGTGTGCAGGATCTGCCATGAATGGCTGCAAGTTTCCACCACCCCATGCGGGCATCGTATTTGTATGCCGTTCAATGAAGTCTGTTCCTTTTAAGAAGCGTTCTTCATCTAATCCAGAGACTCTTGGTCTAAAAATGATTTTTGGATTGATCTTCTTACTTTGAGCACGGACATCCGATTGAATCATCTGACGATGTGCAATCTTGGAGTTAATATGAATTGTCTTAAAGAAGTCTTTGGGAAAAAGATCTAAGATCCATTTTTCCATAAAAGCCAAGACGTTTCCATAGGTATGAGCCGCGCTTCCCATAATAGAAGTGAATTCCACTTTCTCACCAGTTGCGGCTTGTCCACGGGCACGTTCATAGTCATCAATGTTGATCATCTGATAAAACGGGTCATTCTTCATATGAAGATCTCGTTGCCATTTATACATAAATCGCACCTCCTTCGTTATTACAATGTCGGATACGTAAAGTTGAGTAGTAGGTTTTTAGCCTACTACTCAACTCGCATTGTTGTGATATTATACTTATATAATATCTATATGAATTACATAAAGAAAGGAGGCGATAAATATGAGCCTTGATTCATTTCAGCGCATGTTGATGCGGACCTGCACGAATGGTCCGATGGAGCCTGCTGATATGCAATTTGAAATTGACCTCATCGATGATATTGTATCTCAGACAGATTCTACATGCGAAGATGCTGTTCCAGCATACTGTCGGTAATCAACATCAACACCGAAAGATATGGGGAAGCTTGTCTTCCCCGTATTTTTTTTGTAGTCGCCTCCTAATTTAGTGTACGGTAAATAATAGAGATACACTCCATCACGGGTGTATCTCTATTTGAAGATCCATCTGACCTTCGTACGTGTCTAGTTTAAAAATGCAATTAACCAAAAGAAATTGGTTACTTGAAGGTAATTATGTACTTAGAAATGAATTTTTCATTCCTAAATTACTGTATAACCTTGGTGGAAAAGTTATATATTATTTTTGTAGATCTAGGAGGTGAACTACATGAACAAAGATGATGTAAAATACATCAAAGAAGAACTGATCAGAGTTGATAACGAATATCGACCGAAGATCTTAAATGTGAAGTACTTCAAATATCCAGATATCGAGTTCTATAATGCGGTTCACGATATGCAGTTGTATTTCACAGAACTGGTGCGAGCACTAAATGGTGTCGCACCTGGTACCGCATATCAGGGAATGATTCACTTATCCAAATTAGGATGGGATGATCAAATGGATTTTGATATCGATACCAAGACATATCGATGCCGGTTTCTCACATTATTGATTACAGAAATCACAAATAATCTAGGAACATTGTGTGAGAAACTTTATCGATATTATACTCCGGGAGTTGGAATCTATGAACACGGTTACTTTTATCTGGTTGAGATCCAGAACGTAGTTCGTGATTTTATTGATCGTTTCATGAATGGAAACGATTGGAGATTCGAGATCGAAAAAATCCTGGAGTACACATATCTTCTTAGAACCAATAAGAAATCGAAAGCAAATAATATGGTTTCTGGGATGAAGAAGGTATTAAAGGAATTACGTGATGGTTGCTATAAAGCGCCATTCGTAAAACCGTTATTAGACCGAGAAACCCAATTGACATTTGTGTTCCAGGCGGTCTTGTTCTTATGTTTGGGAAATGGACATTGTGAAGACATCCCAAAACGTAAGGATTATAAAAATAAAGTACCTGGGAAAGATAACTTCAATTATGAGATTGCTTATCTTGGAAAGGTCCTCTTAAATGAGGATTTTCGAAAGTTATCTTTAGGATTCCAGATCTTCATGGATTCGATGCCAAAGACTTATTATGGCATCAAAGAAGTCGAAACGAACCCATATCTGGAAATGGGCTGTAATGCATTAGACTATTTGAGCTTCATCTTAAATGATGAGTGTTGCTCAAACTTAGTTGACTTATTACTAGAACGACAGGGCTGGAGTAATTAATCCAGCCCATACATAGGAGGAAAAAATGATTTACTTAATAGATGACCCGATAGAAAATTTTGATCCCATAGAGGAAGTCAATAAATATATAGATGCGCAATTTGTAAGTGAGGGACATATGATGTTTACCGCAACGATATTAGCAGATCCTGATAAAGTATTAAATAGTTTATCACACGATGCCATAAACAAAGAACGTAGAGAAGCAATGTTTCCAATTGCGAATTATACAAACGTATTTCGTTTATGTTATACTTCTGAGAAAACCTATTTGGTTCCAGCTGGGGATAATGTAAGCATTGACGTGCTAGCTAGTCGTGGATATATGTCTATGAACACTGGTGGAAGTGTTATTGTACCAAAAGGAGAACTTCCATTGAAAACGATTCCCTATGATGGTGAAATGTATACCAAACTTATCAATGCAACACCAGATCTTGACTTCCTTGATCTGATGTTTAAATTGGGACAGTGGGCCATGGATTCTGTTGAGATCGCAAAAAAGAGATGGTGTGATCTTACAGAATAAAAAAATATAAGAGACCTACCGAACTTAATCGGTAGGTCTTCTTTTTTTAGTCGTGATGTGCTGGATATGGATTGTCGGATGGTTTCTGTCCCTTAAAGACTTCAGTGGAAGTATTATGTATGATCTCCTGAAGCTCTTTTGGATAATGAAAACGCTCTGCATTTTTCTGCATACCTGCATCAAATCCGGTATCAGAGTTCATGGATGCTGCGTAGCAATCTACGATGTGCTCAATTAAATCAATCAGATTCATATCTGAAATTCCATTCTTGAAATGCTCCGGATGGTGACGATTGACTTCGATGTGATGAGCCATGCCTTCTTTGCGCATCGCTTCTTTTACCTGGTTATACTCTGGAGTTCCGAATTTGTATTTTTTCAATAACGGAATGTATTTGTCATAGCATTCCTTTTCCGGAGACTCCAGTTTTGATTGGTCATGCACATCAAATCTCACATCCAGAGCGGGACGAACTAAGTTCGCCCACACCCACTGGATGTTGTAGATATGATAATGTGCGTCAATACTTGAATCGTACATTAGTAATCCTTTCCGATGGACTCTAATAACAGAGTTCCATCTTCATTGTATTTAATATTTGTGATATAGAAACGATCATCAATACGTTTCTTAATCTCTTTAATTAGGTCAGACTGCATGATTGCAGGATATTCAGTAAGAACTTCCTGACGAATCTTGTCTTCCTGTTCCAATACGAATAACTGATAGTTCGTACAAACGATTTCTTTTCCCTTGAAATGATGGACATTCATAATCTCATCGTCAAAGGTAAGTAAATCATCATCTTCATCGATGAATGCAACTTCAATTCCAAGAGCTTTCATCTTAACTTTAAAGATTTCGGCTACTCGTGAGATGTATACATCATCAAGAGATGGTCCAAGTCTCTTATTCGTAACAACAGCTTTTAACAGGTCTCCACGTCCCTTAATAGATGTTCTATATAATGCATGGAAGATAGCGATATCTTCTGGAAGCAAACCGATCGAGAAGTTGTATTGTATTGGTGTAATGTGCTAAATTACACAGTTCATCTGAACTCTCCATGTCTCCACGGATGTTTAGACTATATCTTCATCTTATATGTCCTATAGCCAGATATATAAGAGCCAGGCGTTTCGGTGCCCGCTTGGGTCCTAAGATACTTGCTTCGTGCTAAGCCTTATTTTCAATCCACCTGAATCTTTGATTCATTCTGATATTTCTATCATTATGGATGTCTAGCGTTCTCTAGTCGTTGAGCCACTTTCGCAGCTGCGGATTGTCTCTATCAATCACCTTTTTACTGTACCTTTGGCGTTACCCATTGCCCTGCTTTCGCAGTTAGTAGTGATTGCCTAACGAGTACATCTTTCGATGCAGATGAGTGGAGTCTCATCAGTTCCCCGCAAAAACCTGGTTTCATCTGCATATCACTATGCAGCGCCCCCAACTTTAAGGGTTTCGTATTCTCCAAATCGGATTGCTGTTGAAGATGTCTGTTCCAGATGAGATCTGGATTTGTATCTTCTGGTAGGTAAACCTGTAATATCAACAGCTCCTGTATTACGTGAGCTGTAACCTCTACGGTCAGACTGTTTTAACTTCATTAAGTACATCTGACCGATAAATTCTTTTCGCTGTGTACGGATCAAACGTCCGAACTTATTAATGTAAATATCGTCTTTCAAGATCCAATCGTATTTGTTGATGATGTTTCTTAATCGATCAAACAGATACGTTTCCGCATACATTGGTTTCTCATGCATGTAGATGCCATCCATGATGGTATCTGCTAAGAACTCTGCTTTCTTTTTATCTGAGAGTCCCTGATACGTTGCGTACATGGAATCGTGATATGTTGGATTGAGATCTTTTAGTAACGAGAATAAGATATATTCTTTCATCTCCAGTGTTGGAGCGAGTGCCATCTGCTGACGAGCTTTCCATGCAATGGAAGTCATCAAGATTTCATTGATTGGACCTGCGGTCGTTCTATTAATGATTGCTAACAGATTCAGACGTAAATCCACACGTCTTCCATCTGCAGTCATTGGCATTGCAGAATCTGGTACGATAACAGAAGCAACGGATTTGTTTCCATAACGACCAGTCACTTTCTGTCCTTTTCTAAGTCCACAACGATTCTTTACGTTAATACGAATCAGCATGTTAGAGAATACAGAATCGTTTTCTTTCCAACGTTTCTTCGTATCTAACATGTCTGCAGAACGTTTGTACATGTAGTCAATGTCTCTGGAATACTTAGAGCCGGACTTTCTGATTTCTTTACAGATCTTATGAAGTTCTTCGTAGTACTTATTCTGTGCTCGTAAGTAACGATTGATCTGCGCATTGAAATCGGTATCTCGGATTTCTTCATTATTGGAGAAAATCTCGATGTCCATAATCTCGTATTTTCCATCGACGTAATAACGAGTGTCACCAGACATCAAACGAGAAAGATTCTTTTTCTTAAAGTCATAAAGAACCTGATCGTTGAAGAGACGTCTGGATGCAGCAACGACTTTTCCATTGACGAATTCTCCAATATCTGGGATAACTTTATAGTTCTCGTCATCTCCATAGATGTTTAAGAGAAAATCGTTGTCGTTTAACTTGATTTCGATGACCTCGTTTTCGATGGATATCATGCGGTTTGCCAAGGATTCAGAAACCTGCGCAGCATCTTCTGCGGTGAAAGGGTTTAACGTGTACTGTACATTGACGTTCAAGCCATAGCCATAGTTCATGAACTCATCATAAGATTTGGACTTATAAAGTACCGTATCTTTTTTGACTTCATCTCCCTCTTCCAGAGCATCAATGGCATCATTGTTAATTTCATAACCAAAGTTCTCCACAAGGTTTTCACATGGATGACGTTCGATGATGTCATACTTATCTTTCTTCTTGTCGTAGATGATAAGAGAATATACCTGTGGATTCGGAACCAATCCATCATATTTGACAATCTTACGGATAATTTCAATGTCCCCTTTTGCCTTGTAGTAGGAATTGCTGTGTTTTCCCGCTACGTTCTCCGCAGTTGTAAACATGAATGGTACTTCAGGTTCTACCAAGTTTAAGAACTGGTTCATATGCGAAGTAAACATGTTACTACGCATCGAGTTGTTTGATGACGGATACGTCATCGCACTGGTTCCAAGACAAGACGCTTCCCTGCGCCGTCTTTGGAATGGTTCGGTTTAAACGAAGCAGTTCCTCAGTGATCGAGTACTGCTCCACATGTTGTTTGGTTGGTTTTAACTTCTGGATAATCGGAGCTTCGGGTTCGTCATCTTCGAACTCGTCGCTCTCATCGTAGTCTTCCAGAGCAGTATCCACCCCGGTATCTCCAGTGATCTGGAAAGTCTTTTCTTTCTTTTTTCGTGGCATAATAAGTCTCCTTTGTTATGTATTTGCGTGAACGCAAAAAAATAATATACCTCTATTTCTTAGAAGTGTGAACTTGTCTCGATTCTCATAAAGTCAGAGAGGTGCATATCTCGAAGTTGTGAATAAATCGACTGTCTGAGAAATTTTGTAATCATTTGCAAAACGAGCGAGGCTAAACAGTGTCGAACACTGAACTGCTCCAAGTTCCACCCAGCGCTCCATACACGCATCTAAAGAACGTTTCATTTCTGGGGTAAATTTATTATCGCGATCTAAGATTGCCACGGCAACACTTCCTTTTTTGGAAGTGATTACAGCTTCTGTAATTTCTTCAATACTAAAGCATCCTTTCATTCCGGATGCAATTACATAGACCTGGCATCGGGAATATGTTTTGGCTTTCTGTTCGTTCTTACGAGCAGTCTCATCCCATTCCAAATTATCTCCTGGACGGATACAAGGATCATAATAAACGATGCTTTTATCCAGATATGGAATCAGTTCTTTGCGCCAATCCCAGTCTTCTGTAGCCGTTCCTCCAAGCCATAAAAAAGTATCACGGATATCATCTGATCCGTGTAACATCGGGTAGTTCATTGGTAATACCACCTTTCTAAAAGTATTTTACATTTTAGTTTCAACAAAAATAAGATCAAAAAAAGAAGCGCCGAAACGCTTCTTTTCTTTTTAGATATCTGTCTCCTCGGAGAATGTCAGACCATCAAGAGAATACATTTCTCTTTTGGCCTGACGTTCACGATAGTCATCGACCATATCAATGGCATCGCCTACTGTACAGTAAGTTCTGACACCTGCACCTACACCTAAAGTAAGTGCAGTTGCTGTTGTCAATGCAAGACCAACTCCATGCAAAGACTCTCCTGTGAGTCCTTCTGAGATGCAGTTACCAATTGTGAAGGTTGTGTTAATCACGGTACCTTCTACAGCTGCTGTTGCAACACACTGTGTAGCATACTTCGTGACCTTATGCATCCTCGATTTACGCTCAGATTTAATTGCTTCGAGTTTTGCTTCTGCAGCTTCATGTGTTGTAGGTGTGGTAACCTCTGTTGCGATGTAGTCGATGTTTTCTTTGTAAAGTGATTTTCTCATAAAATACCTCCGGGCTCTTGATATGATCTCCACCCATATTGAAATCTTTTGTGTGTCACCTACTGATGTAATCTCTGTGACTATTCACTTTTCTGACCAGAGATGATAAGTTTATGTATTTGATTTCTCTGATTCACCGAAATAGTATATAAATTCAGATACTTACTTTACGGATTTCGAAACCCACCCAAAAACAGTCCGTTAAGGAAACCCCATGAAAGTAGGTGAAAAATTATGTCATTAATCGTCGAAACGACCACCGTAAGTGATTCGTATTTGATGAAGAAAATGGACCAGGGTGCTGGAATTACTTCCCGTATCTTGCAAGCAATTAAGACAGGAACCAAACTTTCTGAGAAAGACATAGAGGAGCAAATCCTTCAAATTCATAAAACACGTATCTCTCCGATCGCAGAACACGTTGTCTCTGCGTTTGAACGTGGAGATATCGTCCTCGTATACTCGGATACCGTACGGGTAATTCAGGCTGTACCATTCATTGTAGCAGGTACCGCTGGTAGCATGAAAGCCTATGTATTCGTCCAGTCTTATGGAACCTACGCGGTACCGCGACGAGCAACCGATATGGAGAAAGTCTTCAATATTGGTATGAAGGATCTGTATGCGTTAATGGAGGGTGCGTACATAACCCTGCAGTATTACAAGACTCCACAGTTATTCTCAAAAAACCTGGGTCTAATGAAGCTTTGCGTGTCCGTATACACAAACATGTTTTTGCGTATCCTGAATAAGGAATATGCATTGTCTCTGGCTCCACTGGAGTATAACCAAGTTAGCTACTGCGTTGCGAGATTCTTCTTAGAGCGTCTCTGGGAAATCAGTAGTGGTGAACTGGCGCATTCCTATGCAATTGGAACAATTTTGAATCCAAATCGTATGGATTATGTGACACTGCAGGATGAATGGGAATCTGCAGACATTAAAGACTTAGATGGGTTGATGAATTTCTTACGGGATCACTTCCCAAGACTTCGAAACTTATCCATCCGATTCTTCACAGAGTATTACATGAACACTTATAAATCTACGGTCGTACTTGGTATGGATGTCTTTCCATACTTCTTATTTGCTATGACTTCTTCCATGCTTGGAAGTTTCATTGCAAACCAACCGGTGATTTATGAAATCCTGAAAAACACGAAAGGCATGAACTATTTCTATGCCGAGTTATCAAAGTTCTTATAAGGAGGGGAACCTATGAAGTGTCCAAGAGGTTGGATCTTGTGTCAAAATGATGAAGGGTTTACCGTTCCTTATTTTGTCAAGGTCCGTTCTACAGACGTTTGTGTATCCAGTTCTATTTCTGAGAAGTTTGGATATGCAAAAGTCTTACCGACAGATTTAAACAGTGAGACAGTAAAATTATTACCGCCAGGTCAAATGTACATTCTTGGATTACAGGGATGGCGTATTTGGCTTAATAACAACGAGACATTTAAAATGACGAAAAGCATTGAAGTAACCGCTACCAATGCAGACTTGTTTGACAATAAGCGAGTTCGTCTACATGTCTCCTTACCGTTTAAGATGATGGTGAATGAACTCGTAGATATTCATATCATGAAGATGTGTGATGATGAACGATTAATCCGCTCATTTGAAAACATCAGTTATGGAGATATCTCTGCAGATAAAGATATCAAAGAAATCTATGTGGATCTGTACTTATCTGACGTAGTTGCGGATAACTACTTAGATGAAGTCATCGTAAACTCCAGTAAGATCATCGTTGTCGTAGAAGGTGCTGCCCAATTAGGAAAGTACTCTCATATGGACGAAGAAGGTCAGATTGGTGGATCTTGGGATCCATCTGCAAATGGAGGTTCTGTAAACCCGAACAGCGTTTACACCAAAGACGAAGTCAACGCAATGATCAAGCAGATCAGACGCGATGTCGAAAATGGTACTCTGATCGGACCACCGTCTATCGTCGATGTAGTTGATAATGTAACAGATTCTGTTGTTCTTCCTAAGGGTATCGTCTTTGACGTTGAGACACCAGAAGAAGTGGCAGCTGACGAAGCTCAAAAGAAAGCTCAAGAACAGGAAGCAGAACTTCAGAAGATGATCGATGATGACTCTGTCATTCCAATTGATATCAATGATTTAAATTTATAAGCAGACAAACAAGATGGTAAGCTGAGTACAACTCAGCTAATACCACAATAAGACAAATGTTCTCATATTTGAACTGATTTGTCTCATTTCTTTTTTCATATTTTGTCGTGCTCATAGACACGATACATATAGCTTTTGAGTACAGGGACCAGATGGGTCCCTAGATGTAAAAATTTGTTCAATAAATTTCTAAATCGATTGTTACACTACAGTAACGGCCCTTCTGGCGTTAGTTGGGACCGTTCATAAGTATCCGACGAGCATTTTAAATGTTCATCTATACTGTAAGTTTTTTGCTGTACGATTCTCAGATGGAGAATCAAGAAGGAAGCAGGGAATTATCCCTGCTTCCTTCTTTTTAACGCCACTCAATCTGATATTTCTGACCGAACTCATCGGTCATGATATTCGTTGAGCGGTTAATGGATCCAATTGAAGAACACGGCAATGGATAATCGTCCACTTCGTTTCCTTCTGGATCTCGTGCAAGATAATACCAGTCACTTTCGTCACTGGAGTTAATAGATACGTAGGTTGTGATATTTGCATTCTCATAACGAAGATATGCTTCACTTTCTACAGTACGGTCTGTATCCGTATACAGATCCTTGTCTTTTTCATCCACAGGGGCATTCAAACGATCCTGCAGAGCATCTGCAACATCATCTTCGTCCATATCATAGATGATATCAGAGCCTCCCTGTTCTAACATATGACGTTCGTCTATCAGTTTCTTAAGATAAGCAGAACCAAATTCTCCAAGTCCTCCACCTTCTCCATCGATTCCGATTCCAAGCTCTTTTCGTTCTTTCATAGAAAGCTCGGTAGCCAGTTTCTTCAGGTTTGCTCGCTTGTCTACCAACTGGGTACACAAAGATCTTGCAGAGGTGATATTGGCAATCAAGTCCTGTTCATTTTTGGTCATACCACGACCAGAAGCTTTACGACCGGCAAGGGCATCATAGGTTGCCTGTAATTGAGCGGTGAATTTTGTCTGATCCCGAAGGAGATTTGTATACAGCATATTCTCTGTTTCAAATTCCTTTTTAAAGTCAGTTGGTTCCCCGTCCTTTTTCTTTTTCTTCTTTTTTTTCTTCTTCTTACCGGAAATGATGTCTTCGATATCGGTTCCTCTACGAGGCTTTCTGGTAGCACCTACTTCTGCAGCATGGATGTTATCCATAAAGTCTGTAAACCAATCTCCGCTTCCAGAAGGAGAAGCTTCTGTTTCTTCTTCTTTCTTGCGTTTCTTTTTGGATTTCTTTTTACCGACGAGAGAATCGTCTGTAATAAAAGCATTTCCATAGTCATCACTAGACATCGCTTCTAAGTCTGCTAATAAGTCATCTCGGTCATCTACTTTACGTAAATCATCGACGTCGATATCAGGTTCTCGATCATATGACATAGTGCGTCCTCCTTTCATGGTTAGGGATTTGTTTTCATGCTGGATCCATAAGTACAGATTTTATGGTTGACAAGCTCTTAATCATTTTAGTAATATACTATATTTATGAGGTGACCGAAATGAAAATTGACAAAGAAAATGCCATGCTACTAGACGTTCAATATGTACGAGAAGATCGTGCAAACAAACAACCAGATTATTTATACTTAATTTGGAAAGAGATCGATAGTGGCAAGAAACACTTGGAGAAAATACCAAATCCTCCAATTAATGTATACTTTGAAAAACCAGAGTACCGCGATCATTCTTACTTCAAGACCGAAGAGAGTCTTGATAAACTGGATAAAAAGGTGGTGCAATATAAAAACGTCATCTATGCAGTCGCGCAAGAAGACGGACCAGAAGCACAAAACTTTATCAACCAGTGTTTTCAGAATCGAAACTTTCGAGATTTAGATCGTGTCAAATTAAGTCGATATGCGTTTGGGCATGATTACGACATCCGAACCATTTATCGAAACTTATGGCTGGATCACTTCGATAATGACAAACCAAAGCATATACATAAAGCCTTTGGAGATATCGAGGTTGATATCATGGAAGCTTCCGGTGAAGCGGATCCAACAAAGAACCCCATCGATCTAGTAACCGTGATTGATCAGGACCAGAAGCACTCCTATACATTCATTCTGACCGGTGTTCAGTGTCCAGAAAAGGATACCTCTAGTATGTCTTCGATTGAACTTGACGCAGACTTTCGAAGACATCAGATGTATGCACACAGACTAAAAGAACAGGAATACTGGAGAACTCATTATGATGAATTGATCGACGAGTGCCACAAAATGTTTGATGAATCCTATCCGGGATTCGAATTTTCTGCTTACTGGTATGATGACGAGCTGGAACTAATTACGCATGTCTTTCAGTTAATCCACCAGTTAAGCCCTGACTTTATGATGTTTTGGAATATCGCATTCGATATTCCGTACTTGATGAATCGTATCAAGTACTTAGGTGGAGATCCAAAAGAAATCATCTGTCACCCGGATTTTCCGAATAAGGAATGCATGTTTAAGCATGACAACTTCCATTTTCAGATTAAGAATAAGACTCATTTCTTTCGTGTGTCTGATATGACAATCTATGCAGACCAGATGGTCAATTACGCAGCCATCCGTAAAGGTCAAGCAGAACTTCGTAACAACAAATTGACCTATATCGCCAAGAAAGAAATCGGGGATGAGAAACTTAACTATGCGGAAGATGGTACCATCAAGACGTTGTCATACAGAAATTGGTTAAAATACTTTCTCTACAACATCAAAGACGTTCTCTTACAGTACGGAATCGAAGATGTGACCAATGACTTGGAAACCTTCTACATCTACAGTTATGAGAATATTACCCAGTACGAAAACGTCTTTAAACAGACCGTAAAACTTCGTAACTTCCAGTATCGTGACTGGTTAGCACAAGGCTTAGTCCCTGGTGTCAACGTCAACGCATTCATCAATGGTGACGGTAACATCGAAGAAGAGGAAGAAGACGACGATGATGAAGATCCATTCGCAGAGTCTGACGGTAAGCCGAAGAAGAAAGGCAAGGACGTTGGCTATGAGGGTGCTCTTGTAGGTAACCCATTATTAATCAATTACTTTGGAGATACCTTGTATGGCAAACGAACCAACAACATTTTCCGATTCTCCATCGACATGGATATGACAGCATTCTACCCATCAACCGTAGGTGCTATGAATATTTACCCAACTTGTCTGATCTTTAAGATGATTCTTCCATCTGCACAGTATGATGTACGTGGTGGGGTGATTCCGTTTAATGGTATTACCGACGTTCAGCTGGTAAAAGAAAACACAGACAGCTTCTCAGGCGACATCGCAAAAGAAGTAATGGATAACTTTATCACCAAGAATTATCTGACATTTGCACATAAGTGGATGAACTTCCCAAGCGTATCAGATGTTTATTCTGAGATCTTAAGTCGCAGACAGAAAGGAGCTATGGCAGCATAATGGCAAAAAAGAAAGAACTTACGTTACGAGATATCTTGATGAAGATGGAGCGATTTACAAAAGACTGCTTCATCTTACATGGCAAATGCTTCATCGAAGGTGAAGATGCATTACGAATTAGTCCGGCAAATGTATATGGATATTTAACGGAAGATGCAGCTAAGGTCGTAAGAGAAGCGTATCCTGATGCGGATTTACTGGAGGTTATCAACGTTAGAAACGCAAAAGACGATCCAGAGCATAATATCAAAGTGGTACCTAACAGGTCTACAAAAACAGCTGAAAAAATGAGATTTGTGGATCGTTTCAATGACTATCTGGGTGTGGAATGGACGACCTTTGATTTTACAGATGATCAGTTAGATGCGCTCTTTAACGAATCCAAACAAATTGAATATGAGATCTTACCTGGAAAGAAGATCCAGATTACGAAAGGACTTTTTCCAACTATCACAATCAAGAAAGCAAACACAGAATTATCCTATTATGCGGAGATGAAGACAAATGACGAGCACGACTATCCGGGGGATTTGATTCATGTGATTGCAAGAATTGAAACAGACGTATCCACCGTGTACTTAGAGTATCACTGGTTGGATCTATAAGCAAATATAGACTATCGGAAGATATCCGATAGTCTATATTTTTTGTACGCATCTCGTACAAGAACTCCACCTTTTCTGAAAGTTTAGATATTATGATTATATAATATCTACATGAATAAAACAAAAGGAGGTGAGAACCATGTCAGAACGAGAACTCAGATTCTTATTCCGTGACGTCATGCATAAAGGGCATCAGACGTTATCAGAATGCAAGTTAGATGATAAGTTAGCGCATCTGTTCGTAACAGATTATGACGCGTACAAAGACGCAGTCGTTAATCGTGCAAATGGAAACGCGTTAGTTCACGTCTAATTTGAAAAGAAAAATGAGGGTACCCACTTTACCCTCATTTTTTTTGGTTTCACCTCTAGGTAACTGTAGACGTAAATATAGACTATTGGATATTCTCCAATAGTCTATATTTTTTGTACGCATCTCGTACAAGTACATATTGATCACATATCAATCAATAATGAAGGTTATTATTTAGCATGTCTGATACATCCTAAATACGATAATAATGCCAAACAACACTCATAGAGTGTTACTAATATGTAGATTCCCCGATGATTTCCAAGCCAAAACATTCGAATAACGTGAGCGAAAGGAGGAATTCGTTTTGGCAAGAAATTCCAACAACGTTTCCACGGCGACTCGAAACCCTGACGGACGACCGGTCTTTGGTTCCAAAATGGGCAGAGGTTTCCTTGATGGACGTCGTGTTAAGAATATCTTACATCAGATTGATGGCTTGATGGGACAATCAAACCTTACGCTAAATGGCTCGGATCGTACGTCCGATATCGAAACCTTAGACAACACGTTCCATGATATCATGAAGACGGAAATCGACAAGATTACCAATAATAATACCATGGATACTACTTCGTTTTTGTCAACGCTGTATTCCAACGACCGTGTAGAGAATGCACAAGCAAGTAAGTTTGTCGACTCTATGAATGGTTTTGGAAATGGATTTGCTGGCGATAGTACCGCTTCAGCAATGAACAGCTTCCTTGAGGGTGTCTATCGGAACCGTCTGATGCAGCAATCGGATTTGCATCAGGTATCCTCCCAGCTAATTGAGTTACAAGAAGCCATCTTGATCACTCGTGATGCAATCATCTCCCCAGATATCATCGAAGGTCGAATGAATCGTACCTTGGAGTTTGAGGGTGCAGATGACAAAGAAGACTGGGTTCCCGTCGTAGAACAGATGGAAACCAAGTTTAAACTTTTGGAAAAAATTAAAAACTTTATCGTCCCATTCTCTCTGGAGTATGGGGAATTTTATGTCTATTGTATTCCGTATTCCAAGCTGTTTTCAGACTTTATGAGAAACAAAAGAGATATCATCAATGGTGCTGGAGGTGTCAAAGGATATGGAGAGGCTACCTCCTTATACGAGAGTGTAGTCGGTGAAGAACCTGCACAGACAAAACAGGTCAGAGCCAAACGTGTAAAAAATAACACATGGCTAGAACAAGCATATACCCACTATATGGAATCCACTGAATTCAGTAGTGGTAAGAAACCAAATACCGTATCCCGTAACTTTGGAAGCGCTGGAGACCAGACATTAAAAGATGCATTCTACGAAGATGCTAGTAACATCTTGGAACGTATTGAAATCAACAATGACCCAGTTGGATTACCAATCGTAGAAGAAGGAACTGCATCCTTCGAGAAGTTCGCAGACAACTACTTTACCGAACATGGATATACTGAATCTGTGGAAGAAATGATGACAGAAGCTGATAAACCAACTGCTCGTATTAACAGTAAAGGTCAACGAGTTGCTACGATCAATTTAAAGAATCCAGTGAATAAGAAAAAGAAATTAAATCCATTTGATGCAATCCAACAGAATCGTTCCGTGGAAGGTGCTTATGGAATTGATAAGAACGACACGGAATTCGAAGACTTAAAAGATGTTTACATTCAGATGATTGACCCTACGAAAATTATTCCAGTAGAAGTCATGAATGAAGTTATCGGATATTACATTGTGTATGCCGAAGAAACAACTCAGATGAGCGGTGTCATTTCTTCGAACTTAGCGTTCCAGGGAGTAAACTCTCCTGCAAACTGTGTTACCTTTATTGATGACATTTGTGAACGTATCGTACGATCTTTTGACAAACCATTCTTGGAAAACAACGTGAAATTCAAGAAGTTGATTGTCAATGCAATCAACTACTTCAACGTCACACAAAACAGAATCAAATTCCAGTATGTACCTGTCGAATATATCCAGACATTCAAGATTGATGAAGACATTGATGGGCATGGACAATCCATGGTGAAGAAGTCTCTGTTTTACGCAAAGATGTACCAGATGCTTCTCATGTTCAAGATTATGTCAATCATCTTATATAGCAACGATACTAGAGTCAACTATGTAAAACAGAGTGGACTCCGTAAGGATGTTGCAAATAAGATTGAAGAAATCATTCGTCGTAAGCAGTCCAGACAGATTAATATGTACGATCTTTATAACTACTCAACGCTGATTAATAAGATCGGTGCTGGTAGTGAGATGTATGTGCCAACTGGACGAACCAGTGAACGACCAATTGAAACCGAGATCTTAGCTGGACAAGATGTACAGTTAAACACAGAACTTCTTGAGATGTTGAAAAACGCATACATCTTAGGAACTGGTGTTCCAGCAGCAATTGTAAACTACTTAAACGAACCAGAATTTGCGAAGATTGCGGAACAGAACAACAGCAAATGGATGGGTCGAGTTGTCAATTACCAGCTTGACTTTAATCCAAGCATTACAGAACTTTATAAGAAGATTATGAAATGGGCTACGAATATTCCAGAGGAAGTCGTAGATAAATTTAAGTTCACCTTACAGGCGCCGAAGACGACTCCTCAGGTTGCCAAGAATGATATCATCCAGACATTCGATGGAATGATGCAGTTCTATATCAAGTTGTGCCTTGGTGAAAACTACGATCCACAGGATAGGAATAACCAGCTGATTATCAGAAACTTCACATCTTTAGTGGCTGAAGAATATCTGCCACAGTTAGGACTTGCGCATGTCTTAGATCTCTATGAAGAAGCTAAGATCAAAGCAACCGAAGATTCGTTAAAACCAAATCCGGCAAATGGAGACTCTGACGATATGGGTGATATCAGTGACGAAGACTTAAACAACGTAGACTTTTCAAAATTAACATAAAAAATATTGGACTACTAGGATTTCTCCTAGTAGTCCAATTAAACACCTTAGAGTGCAGCAAGCTGAGACTCAGATAAAGGTGCATTGTTGTTTGTTGTAACACCGCCCTGGCTAACAAGTTGTCCTGTCTGGATATCATAGTACTGATCTGAATGAGTAGTATTTCCTACATACTCACTTGATTTAATTCCGCTGAAGAAGTTCAGGGAGTTAGCCAGTACTTTGTACTTATTCAACAGAGCCTGACCAAGTTTGTTGATCTGCAGAGACTCATATTTTGTGCAACGGAACTCAACGTTGTACTCAACCAATTCGTGAGAACCAGATGTGTAGTTGAACTGCTCATTACGTACGTTAGCTGGGAAGCAGTTTGCAAATAAGCAAGCATACTCAACCATAGTACCTGTAACGTCAGTAGATACATAAATGAACTCAGCAGTCTGGTTAGACTGAAGGGCTTTAAGGATCTGTGGATCGCTGTCACTATGACCCTGAGTTGCCGCATGTCCGTTGTAATGTGTAAGACCTGTCAGTAAGTCGGTTGTACCATTTACCCATGTATGGATTACTTCACGAATCGGAGATCCGGAAAACTCATAACAGTTTACGGTAAATGTGTTTGTACCATCTGTAGCTACAGATGGAATGGAGAAGCTCTTTCCTGCATAACCACCTGTGTAGTCATTGAAAGAAACTTCAATATCGCCAATACCCTGAACTGCGGTGTTACCGTATTCCAGGATATGTTTGAATTTTTTCACTTTGTTTGGAATGGAAAGGTTCAGCCATTCAGGTACACGAACCATGAACAGACGGCCATATCCAGTTCTAAGTGGATCGTAATTCTTAAGAACATCACGAGTGACATTCAGGCCACCAACAAAGAGAGCATAATTCATAAGGTTCGCACTTTCGTGTTCTTTCGCACCAGTCTGAATCGTACTGTCTTCAGTTGGAGTGTCTACTCCGTTTTTAACAGCTTCTGCCATCGTCTGTCACCTCCTCTTAGTTATCAGCATTGGCTTCATAGTCACGACGATTGATATCAATCTCAACTGTCGCACGTTTGAAGATACCGCGATATACAATAGTTACATAGCAGTGGAGGATAGAATGCTCAATCTCCCATGCGTTAGCCTTGAAGTCAATAGTAATACTCTTAACATACTGGCTGTTCCAATCAGAGAATTTTGCATTCTCATAGCTCTTGAATCTTTTACGTGCTTCAGGTTCGTTAAAGTCATACAGTCTAGCCTGGATGTCTTTTTCGATAATACGTTTTGCTTTGTAGAGAAGATGCACATTAGATTCTTCCAGAAGGTCAGAATCTGCTGTCTGAGAAGTATTCTGTGTTGCACGCTGATATACGTTGTCTTCTACAGTCTCGAAGTAGTTGAAGCGATTTTCATTAAGTTTATTCTTAAGTGCTAACTCGTAATCTTCAACTGTCGGAGCCAGAGAGTTTCTAATATGACCAGTAAGCTGGCAACTAGATTTAACAAACGGGATATATGCACCGTTGTTGACAACATGTCTCCAGAACTGATTAGCTAAGAAGTATGTGATTGTAACAGGGATACGTTTCTTAGTAATCGGATCTCTTGTATAGTAGTGATGTACGTTCTTGGAGATCAGACGATTTGCGAACTGGCTATAATCTTTGATCATAGCACTCAGTTCATCATATCCAAAGGATGAACGAATACCTGTATCCATGTAGTAGATGGAGTCATCACGTGCAATTGCAAGTTTTGCAATCTCACATTTTGTAGCAAACGGATAGTTTGCATCAAAGATGGCATCAGCATCGATACGTTTTGCTGTCAGGATACGTTTGTCGAGGGAACCGCTCCATGCTTTAGAGTAAGCATCTGCATATTCCTCTTCCACTGTCCAAACATGTTGTTCGGTCTGTCCTTTAGAGTTTACAATTTCAGTTGTACGTGGATTTTCAAAATATCCATCGGTACCACCATAGAGTCTTACACCACGAACGTCATCGAAAGATACGATGTCACTCTGTGTGTAATCTGCAGCATCATAGTCATCTGCAGTTGTATCCACGGTGTCAGTTAATTTCTGTACCAGTTTAATGAATGGCTGTTTGTTAGTTGTAGAACCAACAGCAAGACCGAAGATTGGGTCAAAGCCATCTAACTCTGGAAGTACAGATTCATCGCAAGACTCCATAAGAGCCTGGATATCACGGCATTTAGCAACTTTCTCAGCTTTTTCAGATGGAACGTCTTCAATACCATTGATCATAGGGAATGTGATGCCATCAGCAGTCATCATTTCTTCCAGTTTTGCTTCCAGTTCCTCATGCTGTTTGTTACAGAATTCGATATAAGCATCGTATACTGTTTTCAGCATATCTTCATCGATGTCGACGTCAACTGGTGCAACGCCATCATCTGTATCTGCTAATACATCGTTAATAAATGTAGCAGCGTTGTATTTCACGGATGTAACCATGGAACCCATGTACTCAGCTTCCTTGATCAGACCTTTTTCAGTTGTCAGGATCTCGTAAGCCATTGTTTTGATTCCGTAGTTCTTTTCGTAAGCGACGTTATTTGCGATACGTACGGAGAAGGTGTTACCACCTTTACCACGACCATTAGAGGTTAAAACGAATACACCAGGAGCCTGGATATATCCTTCACCATCTTTGTATACGCCGCCAGTTTTTTCACCATCAAGCTGACCACGAACTTTAGTAGCATCTTTTTTGGTGATAACCTGTTTTGTGATATCCCCTTTCGCCTTTTCAGGATCTACAAAACGGCTTGTGTACTTAATACGGAATTTACGTTTCATTACGTCTACATCTTCGCCATCGGCTTTGTAGAACAGAGAAACAATTGCATGTGCACGTGTTGCGTTTTCTGGCATAACACGCATACACCAAACTTTAGCACCACCATCTCCAAGAAGTACGTATGGCATTAAGTTTGGCTGGCCGTATTTTTTAAAGTTCGGAGTTCCGAACGTTCTCACAAAGGACTGCTGTGTACGCTTTAATACCCAACGGTTGTCGATGCCTCTGTCAGATGTAAAGGCAAAAATGTAGCCAATCGCAGGATCAGCGACTACAGTACTTGGTGCGTCTTCGGTAATCTCGGTATTATCCGCAATGTATGTCTGTACATATGGAAAACCGTATTCCGGGACAATCTGTGTAACTGCAGGCATAAGATAATCCTCCTTTACAGTTTAATTTATGACTTATTTATCTTCTTTAACGGAGGGTGAAACCCTCTCAAGACTTAATAACTTTATATATTTGTTTTAGTTGTTTCCAGTGATTTCGCTGTTATCTACATATAAGATCACATGACCAGCATCTAAGGAAGCTGGCACATCTATAATTCTTTGGTTGCTAGATCCGCACCATTTCAATTTTGTATCCAGTAAGTCAACCATGAACTCTCCGTCTACTAAGACATCGATGTAGTTTAGGATTTCTTCATTCTGAAGGTCTTCCCAGAGAAAGCCAGTATAACACCAGATAGTTTTATCTGGAAACTTCTCATTGATTTCTTTCGCTAACTGGGTGATCGTCTCTCTATTTTGTGGATGAAGAGGATCTCCTCCAGAAAATGTAATTCCAGAAATATAGTCATGGTTTAACTTTGAGAAAAGTTCCGCTTTAGTTTCATCTGTAAACGGAACTCCTCCATTAACATCCCAAGTGATTGGATTTTGACAGTCTTTGCAACAATGGGTGCAACCAGCAACCCAAAGGACTGTCCGAAGCCCATCGCCATTTAGCATGTCGTCTGTTGTAATATTATGATAACGCATCTTTTGTACCTCGTTTACATCTTAATTAGCTGCTCCAGTGGAGACTCTGGTTCTGGTAAATGCTCTTTAGTTCTCTTCAAAGAAGAGGTAACCATGGAGTCAAAGTCCTCAAAGGTCAGCGCTGCGAAAGTAGAACTAAACTGACAAATCTGTCGCATATTTACCATCGCATACTCGTATTCGGTTGCATTTGGTGTATCGTTTAATCGTTCTGCAAAAATACGAGTCGGTGCCGTCTGGTCACGGCACTGTACAGATAATACAAGTTCCCTATTTGTAGCAGGAACTCCCAGGCCACCATTATTCATTTCCAAGTTCTTATTCCAAATCGTATTGATGGCAGAATACGATAAAGTTGACGGAATCTTTCCTCCCAAGATCAGTTCGATATATGCCTGAATGGAAGAAGAGTTCTGTACGATATAATCATTAAAAATCTCATGACCTTTGAAGTACTTCAAGACTTTTACAGGTCCTTCTGGAGATCCTGGCAAAGCCATATTAACCACTTCACTGTCATAAACAAAGAAGTTCATACGTTCTCCTAATTTGATCGTACGAATCTCTTTAAGTTTACCATTCTCAAACAGTCCAATCGGTAAACACGCAATAGACGTGATAGTATCTCCATTATCCACAGCGATCTTACCAGATTTATCAAAGAACGCCATGGGAATATAAATCTCTAAATATGGGACGTTGCAGATGATATGACCTTTTTTGTCATCTGCAAACACGGTTTTATAATCCATAAAAAGGCTCTCCTTTCTTCTTTTCAAGTCAAAAGAATAGTATAAGACAGACACTATGGCCTGTCTTATACCACTGTTTTTAGGGCGGATAAATGCTATTTATCACTTTCTCGGTTTCAAAGTTTTTCCAGATAATGCATCGGCTACACTGTAAGTACCTTCATTATCCATCTTTTCTTTCAACTGATTAATAGATGGTGAATTAAAAGCACCTGTAGATGTCGGTTCTTCGTGAATATATGCAGAGTTATCAAGAGATGAAATCTTCGGATCGCCAGATCTCCATGTTTCTGGAAGCTGATTTGCGTCACCAAGAATTGATTTTATTTTTACCCCATTTTCCGTTCTGAACGTATTTGCGATAAACGGATCATAACCTTCTGCTGTGATATCAATGCCATTTGTTTTACAGAATTGAACGAATTCATTGCTCACATGTTTACACCAAACTTCACGGAGTAAGAAACTGTCTGTAGTACCTCCATGATCACCAAGTCCTCTTACCATCTGAGCGATTTCTTCGTTTGTACGAAGACGTTTACTCCATACGGTAATGTAAGCAATCGCGTTAGTATCCTGGAAGTTATGATGCTTAACCGCTGTAAAGAAATCACAATGTGTTTCTTTATTTAACTGATACGGATAAACGATAACTTCACGATCTTTCTGAAATACCTTCATTAAGTTCGGAATATTCTTAGGATCATTTGGAATGGAATTCGCCACAATATGTACCGGAAGACTCAGAAGTTCTTTTAATTTATCGGTATTTTCAATATCATGTATGAGCTCAAAATCATCGATAATAGTCAGGATTCTGGCATCAGTACTCATATCAGCGTTATCATGAAGATCTTTTATATATGATACCAGATCGCTGATTGATGTTACTCGGTGTATTACATTCTCAACCTCATGATCGGTTCCGTGCAGATACGAGGGAAGCTTCTTGCTGTCATTTTTAAGATGAACCATCATATGATTACTAAGAACGGCATCTCTATTTAACCAACAGATATACGGATAATGATCCTTATGGAATAAGTATGCCCACTCACTGTATACACGAGTTGTTGTAGATTTACCAGACTGGCGCATTGTTTCTTCCAGTGTGTTGTGATCTGCTAACATGGAATCAATAGCAAGTAATGTATTGACATTCACCTGCAGTCTCATCACATATATCCAGAAGAACCAGAAGTTCCATTTACATTCCTCAAGGATTGCTTTCTTTTCTCCATCTGTCAGATCTTCTGCAAATACATCGGTTCGAACGTCTGGGTTCTTTAACTCAAACATCTGATATCCAATCTTGCAATCATGCGCCTTAAAGTAGTTTAAGACTTTCTTGTAGGACTCCTGCCCTTCTTCATCCTGGTTAAAATAGTAGAATTTTCCATCGATTAAGTCAACAGGATTGCGGTATTTATCCTTTAAGAAGGTCGGACGAATGGTTGTTACACCGTCTTCTTCAGTTGTCTCAGCATCTCCATGGAGTTCTTTTTCCTTGGTATTTTTGGATACCATTTCTTCCATTTTGTTATTAAAGTACTCCTGTAAGTCGTGAGTACTAATATCTGCAGCATTCTCCGGAATTTCGAAATTGAACTTCACCATAGCAGCGAAGAGCTCATTTCTACGATCTGCATCGGCTTTCTTGCTCTGTTCCAGACGAACTGGATGATTTGGCCTGGTAGTGTTGTCTTTCATGAATTTTTCACGCTGATCTTCGAAATAAGAGTCATAATCTTTAATTAAAGATATGATGACATTTTCCATTTCGGTATCGGCAAATTTATGATAAACTAAACCTGTTAAGCTGCTTACAATGGCCTGTACCATACCACGATCTTTGGCGTTGTATGGGTCCTGATAGCCAATGAAACGCATGACGTTAAATAAGAATAAGTTGTTGAATGCATGGTACTCTTCCGGTAAGAAGTTCTCTTCCAGATTAAAGAAGAATTTATACCAATCTGCATCAAATCCAAATTTCGGGGATCTGGATTTGCAACGATTTAAGGAATAGGATCCTTCAGATTCAGAGAAGAACTGTCTCATGATGGTAGACTTCTCTTTTTCTACGTGTTTGATCCGCTCAGTGATGAAATCTAGTGTGATAGTAGATTCCATGAATTCAACCTTCTGGCGAAGATCACGAATCATTTTTGCATCTTTTACCGGATCCATTTTTTCAATCTCAGATTTCCATTCTTCGATACGGTTTAAAGTGGCATCACGGTATTCTTTGCTGTTACGGCGTTTCCAATCTTCATCCACAGATTCATTATAGAGATCCTGGACTTCTTTAAAGGACTTCTGCATTTCATATGCAGTATTGGATAATCCCTTACAAGCTTTGAGATCCTTACGCATATCTTCCGGCTGCAGTAATTTTGCTTCCGCAGATCCAATATAATAACTATTGTATATCATTTTGATATCGTCGTCACTCATCGTATCAAACTCTTCAGTAGACCATTTGGCAGCTTCTTTTAAGAATGCAGTTGAGATCTTATAAGATGCTTCCATAAGACTAGCGGTCTGGTTCATAGATGTGTTGTAAGACTCTCGCGCCATCTTCATAATTTCACGAATACTAGAATTCGTGTTAGTTGAAGTATTTTCCATTTTGTAACCTCCTTATTTATGTCTCTATTAGTGTGTTGTCCTGACTGTGAAAATTCGCAGACTTAGACTGAAAATGTTATATATTATCTATGTGAATCGAAAGAAAAATTAAATATCGGAGGATACCAAAAATGAGAAAATTAGTTGTTAAAAACACAAAAGGAAATAACGTTACAAAAGGAGGCAAAGTTCGAGTTATTTCCAGAACTGAATGTAAAATTATCATCAGACACTATGGAGACAATGACGATTGTTGGTGCGACGACACCGTGCTTGGTGACTAACAATAAATTAGTCGCGCGACATGTAACTCGTAAACTCGCGTTATCAGAGCGTGGTTACAAGTTGTTACGTTTCTAAAAGAAGACTATACCTTTAATTTGGTATAGTCTTCTTTTTTTATTTTAAAAGATACTTAAATCTACTTCACCCATACTATCATATTCATCGATCATGTCTTCTGGAGTATGGTCGTAAATATCCCCTTGGATGAGTCCAGCGTTATGAAGTTCTCTTGTTTTACGTTGAGACTCCAGTTCTGCTTTCCTCATGTCTTCTTCAAACTTAAACATCTCAGCTTCTTGTGCTTCACGTTTCTTAGCTGCAGCAATTAAAGCTGGATCTACCAGACTAGGATCAATCTCTTCTGGCCTCTTAAGTCCAGTATTATCAAGATCCTCATCACGAGCTCCACGAGTAATACCAAACATTCCCAGGTTGTCACCATGGTAGTATACATACAGTGCGATCAAGTAACTCATGATGCTGTCATCGTGCGCAGACGGGCCTGCTTCTATTCTTCCAGAAGCTTTCCGCACGAGTCCAGATAAGTCACGAATGATATTCTTTGTAACAAAGTCTTCTTTGTTCTCGGATACACGTCTGGAAAGAATTGCAAACATAGATTCACGAGACTGTCCAGATGTATATACACCATAATAGGTCTTAGTCTTTGCTCGTGCTTGGAGAAGTGATAAGTTGTCTTGAACTTCTTTTAATCGTTCTTCAAGAAGGTTCTTATCTTTATCGTAGTAGAGATTCGATGCCAGCGGATTATTAGTATTAATAATGAAATCGATGATCGCATCACCGATACTATTACGTTCAATACATACACATGCTCGAGGCATATGCTTCTCTACAAGTTCAGAAATAATCTGAATATAGAGAGTTTCACCAATGTAGTTGCATTCAAATTCAGCGACTGGCCTTAAGGTATACGGATTCAATACTGTAATCGCATTGTTATCCCCTACGGTACCCGTAGAACAGTCAACACCAACCAGATATGGAATACGACGGTCAAGTTCTTCATATACATCAAACTGGAAATAATCGTTAATCCATAAGGTTTTGATTGGAACATGCTGTGTTTCAGAAATGAACTCAATATCTTCCTGCGGATACGGTGACAAGGATGAACCATGCAGTCTCTGAAGAAGAATCTCTCTTCGTACAGTTAAGGCGTCTCCAATACCAGCGGCGGTCTTCTTTAACCATTCCTGTGATAGTCCAATCTGATAGTACTGATATTCGATATATAAAATACGATTGCAGTGTTCTCCTTTACTGTCGATATATTCTTGAATCTGTTCATCAGTCCAGTCATAACATTTTTCAGTCCATTTTTGTGTGTTATCAAGGATTCTTTGTGCAGCTTGCCCTTGTGAGGTATCTAAGTCGCCCGGCGTACATGTAAAGATGCGTCCGTACATACCTCCATTGTCTTTAGAGTTTTTAGCAGCTTGCTCGAATGTAGAATATGAGTTGGATACGATCGTATCAATATGGTTAGTAAACTCAGGTTCATCGAAGTGCTGAATCGGAGAAGTAAGACCACGGGCAAGGGACAATGCCATTTCATGGGACGTTGCCTTACTCTTAACAGTGATGATATTTTTCGTAACCGGATGCTTCATAGATGTTGCATTCATTGTGTGTTTGATCTTGTTTCCGTTCTCATCAATGTACCAAGGGAATCGCATGTATTCTGGTAGAAGTTCCATTTGAGCTTTCATACGACGTAAATTTGTCTTAGCGTTCTCGCCATCTTTATTGACAAAAATAAACTCAGAGTTTGATGTACCAAATGAGTATGCCCATAACTGAATTGCTAATGCCGACTGAGTCTTTCCTTTCTGTCGCGGTAAACAGAGCCATGAATCATATCCATGTATGATACACCATGCTTGAGCGATGTTACCACGATTTGCTTTATATGGTACACCAGCACCACCCTGGGCTGGAATACGTGAGATTTCTCTTAAGTAGTACCATGGATTTACCTTGCACTCAGCCATGATGATTGAAACCTGTTCTTTCGTCAGGGTTGAGTGTCCTTCCTTATCTACAGCATAAGGATCTATTGTCACTACACGTGGATCTATAACTTCTAGCATGAAATAGCAGTTTTTTCTACCTAATTTCTTAAGGTCGGATGCCACCTGTAAGAACGTTCGATTTTTTGTACCGAAATCATATAACTTCGACCCGATTCGCATAATTCTTTTTGGTCCTGGGTTCGATGAACGTCGAACTACAGGGACAGTACCAAGTGATGCCATGCTAAATCCTCCTTTCGTTAAGTCGTTAGTTATTATGATGTCTAAAACTGCTATTTCTAAGCGTAGAGTGATATTGGATATTTATATATGATTTCTGTGGAATCCAATGATAATTCATATAAAAAATAAAAAAACAGGAGGTATTTATCATGAAGATTTTAGATTTCTTATTAGGACACCAGGACCTTGTAAACAAGTTCAACGAAGGAGTTGGACAAGTAAAGGCATCCATGGACGGCAAACAGAAAGACTTGGACAAGTCTGGAGAAGGTTACTTCTTCAAGTCTTGGCAGCAAGAATTCTGGGGAGCCAAGACATTGTCTGAATGTGAGCTGCAGGAATTCCAATTCAAGTGTGAAGCTGTAAGGATGTTCTTAGAGCTGATCACTGACGAGAACGGTTATCTTGTTAGTGGCCGTCGCCAGATCTTGTTAGATTACGTTCAGTCCATGGGTCTGGAAATTGGCATCGGTGCCGATCTATCTGGAACAAGAAATTTCCAAAAAGATTTTCTGGAAGACCATCTCAACGTACTCGAGATGGAAGGTGTTGCAGACTTCACCTTCATGGTATACACATACGGTGCACGTGGAGGTATGCTCTATACTGCAGAACAACGAGTCAGAAAGTCAGGTGAAAAGAAAGTCGTATATATGATGCGACTTGTAGACTTCTCCGATCAGTTCCAGGATCTCTACGGTGATGGTTTAGTTATCGAATTTGATAATGTTAACCAAAAGAGATCGGCAGCTTTCAAAGCTCGTCAGAAAGAAAAACGAAATAAAATCGTTATGGCAAGACGAGAAAAAGAGCAGGCTGAATACGAAGCTATGCTCAGAGCTGCTGAGGAAGCAGAAAGAAGAAAGAACGGAACCCGATAAGGTTCCGTTCTTTTTTTTATTCACTTGCTTTCTTTTGCAAGTATTGAAGTTGTTTTAAGTAATACTCAATTAAGTCATCATTTTCACGTTCAATATCTGGTAACACGCCGAGTTCTGCTGCATAGATTCGTTTTAATGATTCTACAGCATTGGATACCTCATCTCGTGGTAAGGATCGATTAAATGCATAAGCACTGAATCTATGAGTCATGGACATCAGAATCTCTTTCTGCAATGGAATTCGTTTGGTTAATAATTCCGAAATACTAGCTGAGATAAAGTACGTTGCATGATTCGCAATTGCCATTTTTGCATCCAGATCTTTCATAATCAATTCAAAGGTGAGTTCTGGAAGCACATTATTGAATGTATCTGCTGAATGAAAGATTAATAGGCCTCCTGTTTTTTTCGTATATGAAAGATGAGACTTGAAATCAACCTTTCCGTAGTTGGAGATTACAAATCCTTTGGTTTCCGCTGCGACATCCGAAGTGTCTTCCATACGTGATTTTTTTACGTCAAACATCCAAGGATGCATTTTCGTGCAATTCCATGCGACGTTATCTGTATCCACGATATCATAAATTGCTTCTACGATGTTCTCTAAGAAGCTGTAATGCCCAAGTTCATTGATCATAATCCATACTAAACTGGCAACATCTTCAGTGTATACGTAAGCGGCATTCTTAAGCATTGCAAGCCATACAAGTGGTTCATATCCTTCAATCGAAGAATTCCGAATCCAAGAAATTGCGGCATTGAATAATTTATGAGTCACGATTCCGGCAATCAAGATTCTCTGTTGCATACTATTAAATCGTACACATTCGGCACATAAGTCATGTTCATATACCCAGAGTACTTTTACACCCCATTCAGTCATCTGAAAATGCATGTCATATGGATCTCTCATATCAGTTGGAATCATTCCATGATTATTCAATCCATGTGGAACTCGTAAGATCTCTCGAAAGAAGTACCAGATATTATCAGCAGCTTCATTGATGATTTCCTGGCAACGGTCATGACACCGTCCCCATAAGGCAACTGTGTGCTGTTCTTCTGCATTTAATGGATCACCACTGGCACTATGAGCCAAGCTGATTTCTCTGTGTGCATTAGATAATTCTTTGTATTCATCACTCATCTCATCTGGAGATTGCGGAACGATATGTGAATTGTTTTGTTTTAATAAAAGTGGACTAATGTCCACATGCTCTCTGTCTTCTACGTTCTTAATAACGTAATCAAACGACAAGTTTCTACTCATATTAATAAACCTCCTTAAATATAGTTAGAGACCTGTCGGGATCGATATGAAAAAGAAGGAAAGCCACTCGGACTTTCCTTCTTGTTTAACCCTCGTAACCAGCTGGATATCCGACATAGATATCTGGCTGTTTTGGAGGAATGATTTTCTTTAAGGCTTTTTCACGTAACATCTCGAGTTGCTTTTGCACACTCATTAGATAACTACGAGAATGTGGAACGTTGTACTTCTTACCAGATGGATCATCTAACAAATCCAAATAGAAGTTGACCATATCCATCTTATTATGGATATATGAGACAAGCATCATCTTATCCAAGTCAGAGTTGATCTGATCGATCTTAATTGTGATGTAGTCAATATCTGCAGGGTCAATACGCTGTAACTTCTTTTTTCCAAAGATACCGAATTCTCTCATATAGGAATCCGTGGACTCTTTCATCATTCGATCGATAAATTGAGACTTGTTGTTCTGCCGAACGAAATAATCAAGCTGAGAAGATTCATTAAATGCAGATTTATCTACAAACCACTGTCCGTATATATCTACTAACACGCTCTCCAAATATGGGGATTGTACAGCTTCTTTTAAGGATGTGAGCTCAGATTTTACAAGTTCATCCTTACGGTTTTGGAAGTTCTGTAATGTGTTTAAGGAAAACTGAGTGGTTGTCCTCATTGCTTCATTCGGATCTTTTTTCAAGTTGTAACTTGGATGTTTGGAGAGCTTATTCATTGCAGAGATTAAGTCTTTGGCATATCCAAGTTTCTTTGCGTATCGATCTGCTTTGATCTCTTCTTTCAGGTTAGAACCCTTCTGATCTGAGATACAGCTATTAATGATCGGTAACGCCATGATAGATCGAAATACTTTTGTTCGAAGTACCATCTTGTTTTGCATAGAAGTCTTTGCGTATTCATACTGTAAGACAGTGATAATACGAGTAGCAATCGTTTTCGATTGGATTAAATGTCCGACTTCATGTAACACCATAGCGGTCAGCTCTCTGGTGGTAAACGTACCTTTTAAGATGCGTTCATCTATCTCAATCGTCCATTTGGAGTTTTTCTCCCATAAGGACTGAATAGTTTTGAAATCACTGTTTCCACGAGCGACAGATTCAATGATCTTATCGGTAGTGGAACGCTCTGGGAAAATGCTCATGACAAACAGCGGTACATCTGGTTGTGTGGATACAACTGATCCGGAAAAATCATCACCGAAGCATTCACAAAGAGTATCTGTAATTAACGACATTCCAGATCGAGAGGTTGGATATTCCATCAGTACCTTAAAAGCGTTGTCCAGAGTTCTTAAATGCTCCGGCTTCATGTTATGATCTTTCATTGTTTCCGAGGCCTCCTTTCTAAGTTTAAATACGTTAATACATTGTATTTTACATGCAAGAATAGAAGATGAATAACGAGTTTTCCGCTCGTTATTCATCTATAATATCGCCTTTCCAATCTACAGAATGCATTGTAATTGGATTAGATGCTGCATTAAATTCATAACGATTTACCTGATTGCATAGAACGCAAAGTTCGGTTAATCGTTCATTTAATTTCTTTTTAAATTCCTCGAAGGCTTCTTCTCTAGTATATCCATAGCCTTCGATATTAGATAACCAACCATCTTTTGTATAGCATGCAACGGTATGAGATTGGCATCTTTCTTTACCATCATCGTTATGTGTAAGATATGGTATGCGTACGTGCATGTTCATTCGTATTCCTCCTATATTTCATTTATATAATATTTATGTGAAATAATGATAGAAAGGAGGCGATCATATGTCTAATTCCCAGTTATCATATTTATTACATAATATGATGACACGTAGTCATGCAGACTATGCAGATTTGGAATATGAAGCAATGGTTCACGGCACCAATGTCAATCATTCCAAGTCAATGGACGCATATGCTCCAACTAGGAACATGATTCAGCGTCTATAATCATCTGGGGAGGCTTGTCCTCCCCGTATTTTTTTGTTCTCGCCTCCTATCAGACTGTCTTTTTTTATATAACTTTTAAAGTAGCAATGACGCCCTGACACGTCATTGCTACTAATGATTTGGGTAAAATTATCTGTACATAAAAAGGAGAACCACTGATCTTCAGGATGTGTGAAGATCGCATGGAAAAAGAAGCACCGTGAGCATTTCCCTGCATATGCTCCCTGCTTTATGGAAGCTGAGTGCCATTCCCAGCTTACTATACTGTTAAAAATGAGAGTGACGACCGAAGCCATCACTCTCATTTGTCAACTCTTAGTGAGTATATGTCATATTGATATACTGCTCAGCGTTAACGATGTCGACTTCAGCCTGAATACCCTGGATGGCTGCGTTTGTATAACGAGATACACCCATCAGGTTAGTCATGGATCCGCCCGGTTTGTTCGGATCTCTGTACGCACTGTTCTGTGCTGTTAAGATATGAGTAGTATATTTGTAATGTTTGAATGTGAACTGTTCCGGAGATGTTGGGAACGGAATGATTCTCAGTCCTCTGTGCATCTTCGCAACTTTGTCGTATTTAGCCAGTACTTTCTTTGTACTAACAACCTGAACTTTAACGTCACCAGATGTCATAATGCCGTAGCTGTAGTCCAGTTTAACGCCGTTGATTGTATTTCCTGGTCTTGTAACCCAGTTTACTTCCGGATTTAAGAAGGAAATGTATCTCGGGTTGCCATAGATTACAAATGTGAAGCCGTCCATTTTAGCTGTGTCGGCGATATCTGTAATCAGACGGTCGATCTTGAATTTCAGCATTTTGCTGATGTATTCATTTGGAAGAGCGGTTGTGATGGATGTAGAATCACAATCAAACTGGTCTTCCAGGATAAATGGATCAAAGTCCAGAATATCCATTTCAACACCTTTGTACATGTTGAACTGCTCATCCAGCCATCTAAGGATATCAGAATCCTCCTGCTGAATCATCCACTCAGAGAGGTTGTTGTAGGATTTTCTGTACAGATCGATGTCCATAAGAGCTTTTGTATCTTCGAGCTGCTCGAGAGAATAGGAAATATTCGCACGAGATCCATCCTCGATCTTCCATTCACGTTCTTCACGTGTGTAATCGAATCCGATGGAACGCTCGTTCAGTTCGTTGGAGATGTATCCTTCAAAGATAACTCCTGTGATCTGATCATTGAGAGCTTTCATGCTAACTGTGTTCTTTGCTGTATCAGCAAAACCAGCAAGCTGATCTGTTACGTGGAATGTGCTTCCATCTGCTCTTCTAACGTCCTGATCTACCAGTCCACCAAGCAGTGCGTTGTCAGACAGGTTGATACGAAGCGGAGTCTTTAATGTAACAGTGATGTCATCTCCACCTTGTGGATCTTTAACAGTTACCTTCGGAGCAGAGAAAGCGATTGTGATGTTTTCTCTGTAGGATTCCGGATTCGGTACGTCTGTCAGTTTTTCAATAACATTGAAGTTTTTCAGCTCTTCGATCTTAACAACATCGTTTTTGATCGGAAAACCTTTACCAGCTTCCCAAGATTCACGATATGTTCCATCGAAGAAACACTGTGGGAATTTCCAACGTTTGGTAGGATCGTTGTTGTCCACAATGTAAGTCTGCTCCAGATGTTTCTTGACAATCGGGCTCTTAACAACTTCAGTCTGCATGATATCCTTTGTAGCCAGTTTAAGCTGCTGCTTAACCAGGATCGGGAGATCGATAGCTTTGATCGGAAGTAACTGGCCAACACGTGTAGATTCTTTGATCAGGTCATCGACACAGTTATCAAACATGTCGGAAACCTGCTCATACAGATGAACATGTGTACCATGGCAGCTATGTTCCGGATCTGCTGCATCATCAGCAGCCCACTGCTCGCATTTTTCCTGAAGATCTTTTAAGAGTTCGTTTTTATAAGATTCCATGATTGCCGGAGCATTGATCATATCATTGATGTTTCTCAGAGGGTTCACATTCTGTGCCATCATGTTGTTGGTAGCTTCAGTAAAGATGTCATCGAAGCTAGTACCAGCTTTAGCAGTCATAAAACCGCCGACGGACGCTGTTTCTTCGAATGTATCCCCTGACTCTAAAAAGCTAATATTTTTAGTCACGAAATTGTCACTCCTTTACTTGAGTATTTTCTTTTTCTTGCTTTATTAGTTTGTTTTATGCAGAAAAGCCCGCATTCACAAACTAGACTTTTTTAATCGAATGTTTTATTGCGTAGTTTTACGCGGTTTCTTTTTCTGTTCCCGTTCTTCTTCGGATTTCTGCATCTGATTGGTTTCTTTTAAGAGTGCAAAGATCAGCTGAACGGTTGCAACCTGACGTTGATAAAATAAGAGATTTTGTATATACGTACATAACTCATATTTCATCATCATATAATCCGTAATCAGATCATAAAGCTCACGAAACTTCGTAGTTGCTGTTTTGATAACCTGATTGGATCGTGGGTCATCCGATATACAAGCTTCGAGTTTGGTAATGTAACCATCAACCGCGGTACGAAGCTTCATAAATTCTTTATATAAATTGTATTTTCTAACAGAATCGTATTCCAATCCTGGTCCACGTTTCTGAGTATTTGCATTATCCTGATTTGTGTCAGGAGTAGCTGGTTGTTGTTGCGCATTTGGATCATTTTGGTTTCCAGCAGGGGCTTGGGTATAATCCGTATTGTCCGCATTGGCTCCATCATCTGGAGCAGGCGCAGCACCTTGCTGGTTGTCTGCTGGTGGAACTTCTGTATTCAAATCTGGTACAGGTTCCGGTTCTGCAGTATAATCCTCTTGTCCGTTTCCATTATCTGGAGTAACCGCTACATTTGTAGACTGTGGTACATCGGTAGTACCAGTAAAGTCTTCTTCTCCATTGGTATCGGGAGTTACATTGATATTTGTAGATTGCGTTGGATCATCTACAATTGGAAGATCGGCATCTCCAACAGATGGTAAGGAGTTTGCGATGGTATCATCATCCAAGTCAGGAAGATTTAAATCATCAGGATCATCTCCAAGGTCATCTGGAAGATCTGCAAGATCTCCGAAATCTTCAGGTAGATCATCTGCATTCGGTAAAGAATTTGCAATCGTATCATCGTCCAAATCTGGAATATCCAGATCTGGATCATCTGGGACGTCATCCGGTAAATCATCGAGATCTACATCCCCTGTATCAATGTCATTTGGTAACTCTACATCTGGAGTATCATCGATGTCAGGTACATCTATATCAACATCTGTATCTGGTTCATCGAGGTCTGCCGGCACGTCGACAGAAGAACCGTCCGGAGTTATGTCCGGGATATCGATATCTGCAGGTACATCATCAGGAAGTGCCTGGTCCGGATCACTCTGAGTTTGAGTTTGATCTATGTCCGGAAGATCAGAAAGATCATTATCAATCTCTGGGAGATCGTCAACACCTACGTCCCCATCGTTGATATCAGGCAGATCTAATTCCGAATCCACAGGATCATCGATCTCTGGAAGTTCCGGTACAGGTTCATCTGAGACTACTAGATCGTTTGTAGTAAAATCGATTCTAGCTCGCCGGTTAGGTCGAACCGTGATCACTTTCATATTCTTTCGAAGGGGAGGGTCACCAGGTGCCTCCATTGCCAGGAAATACTTTCCATATCCTGGATGTTTTGGCGTTTTTACAATCACTGGCGTACCTCCTTTCTACAGGTAATGACTGTTGTACTTCACGCGGTCACGTTCGGCTTCCAACTTACTCTTGATACGCATCAGTTTGTATTTTTCTGTTTTGTCGCTTTCAGAGTTTGCATCATCGATCTTAGCTTGACAAACTTGAATCTCGGTGTCTAACTCTCGAGCGAGTTCAGTACGAATGCGGCCATCTTTGATTTTGGAGTAATGACGACAGATCATGGTAACTGGCACCATCAGTAAGGATACCTGTGCAGATGCTCCGTAAAGCAATGCCAGTTTGATCTTTCGAAAGATCTTCTTACGATATCCAGGTTTTACCATGAATTTACGTCGACGTTCATCATCCAACTTATCCCACTCGTCTACTGTATCATCAATGGATGATTTGATATTCTTTGGGATAGCAGATGCCGCCTTTGCAGCTCCTTTAATTTCATCCCCCTTCGCCTTCGCTTTTGCCATGTACTGATATGACTTGGCTTCTTTGTCCATCATTTTGAACTGCGCGGATTGAGCTGCAGATTTAGGAGATGGGGGAACCGCTTTTTTTCCGACTTCACCATAAGAGCCAGCGGAGTCTCGAACGGTCGGAGAAGGTTCTCCAAGATCGTCATTAGAGGCTTCGGTGTAGGCTTCGTACTGTGACGCCTGAGAAGCGAGGAAGTTCATAGCTTCCTCTACGGTTGTGTTTTCGTCAAAGATACCCTGGAATCCAGTAATCGGTTTTCCAGGATCTTCGCAATGTGTATACTCAAAAGTAGCAAGGCTACTCAAGAGATCATAAGCATATCCAGCAAGATCCCCATAGTAAGCACGTTCAGCTTCGAAGATTTCACTGTATTCTTCGGAATCATTCATCAGTCCAAAAATAGACTCAACTGCATATTCCGGAGATACATACTCACGCATAAACATGTCATCGGGTTTTTGCTCGACGTCGTTGATAGAACGAATCTGATTACCTAAGGAGATTGTGGATAAGTGTTTGACCACGTTTCTGAAATCTCTCGGCATAGCATTGACTGCTTCTACATATGCAGAATCCTGCATCAGCAATCCAGCAGTGGTTGCAGATTCGAACATTTCTTTCCACTTATCGGTATCGTTGCTTCCAACTAAGAGAAGCTGACCGATTTCGTGAACACGTTCCAGAATCTCTGGATCCGCGTCTTCTTTCATTAATTCGAACGGTGTTAAGGACAGATACACCATGGGATGAGTCGTGATGGTTGCATCCATCTCGTCTTCCCCAAATCGTTCTGTCATATACTCTAACAGCATTCGAAGATGTTTGGTACTATCAGAGAGTTCCCCTAAGCGGTTCTCTAAAGACTCAAACATCTCAATCTGATCAGGCTGCATCGCGTCACGATGTTCCACCAAAAAAAGATGGACCTTTTCGTGTTCCTCCGGATATGCGGGTACGCATTCCAGCATGTGTTCTTTTGAGGTAACCTGATCTATATAATACGGATATCCATAGGTAGGTTCTGAGAACACGAATCTGGAGTTCTCCAGAAGAAAGGAGAGCGGCTGGCCTGTGTACAGCTTGGAGTAATCCTGGGCTTTTTCTTCAGTGTAGTTCTCCTGTAATTCCCGATGACGAATCATAAGATTCTTCGTCGGATTCCCATGGAGAATCTGATCGTAATCCAAGGACATGGTATCCCTCCTTTACTAACGTAGTTTAACTATTTGTTTTAGGGTGGAAAGCCGAAACACCTGCCTCGGAAAATAAAAGAACTGTCTTTTAAATGAATAACGGATGGGGCGAACCATCCGTATATTTATGGAAAGCTTAAGAAAATTTTTCAGAAAGGTGGTATTTCTATGGCAGCAGCATTAGCAGCAGGACTTACCTTTTTAATGAACCAGAAATCTGGTGAAACAGTTAAAGCGCTTTATCCTATCACCAAGACAGCTAACGTTCGTAACGACGATGGCACAACTCTCGTAGAGTTACTTGCAGGTAAAGCAGACAAAGCACACGGTAACCATGTACCGGAAGTTGAGGCAGCAAACAACCTTAAATTCCTTCGTTGCGATAACACATGGGCAGAGATTCAGGCAGCATCTACTACAGCAGCAGGTGTTGTTCAGCTTTCTGACGCCGTAACTCTGGAAGATTCTACAAAAGCAGCTACACTTGCAGCTGTAAAGAAAGCTTACGACAAAGCTAACCATGAGCATCCATATATCAAATCTGCACTTATGGGTGTTGCAAACGGTGTTGCTACACTGGATTCTACAGGCCTTATCCCGGCTGCTCAGCTTCCTTCTTTCGTTGATGACGTTGTTGAAGGTTACATGCATACAGACAAACTTCTGTATACAGAAGCTGATGGCGCTGGTGATAAAATCGCTGGTGAAACAGGTAAAATCTATGTAGACCTTAAATCTGGTAAAACATACAGATGGTCTGGAACAGCTTTCGTAGTTATCTCCGATACCCTGGCTCTTGGTATTACAGCTTCTACAGCATTCCGTGGTGACTATGGTAACATCGCTTACCAGCACTCTCAGGCAGAGCACGCTCGTGTAGATGCTACACTGACAGAGAAATCTGAACAGAACGGCTACATCAAGATCAATGGTACAGAAATCCTTGTATATTCTCATCCGGGAACAGGCACAAACCCGCACGGCACAACAGCTGCTGATGTAGGACTTGGCAAGGTTGAGAACAAAACAGCTCGTGAAATCATCGCTGAGATCACAAAAGAGGATATCGAGAAAGTTGTTGGCGGTACAATCGCAACAACAACTGTTGTTACAGAAGAGCATGATGGTATCATGAGCTCCGATATGCTTAAGAAATTAAACGCTTGTCAGCGTATCTACGTACAGGCAACTACTCCTACAGAAGATTGCCTGTGGTACAAAACAGAAGAAGCTTCTGCATGATAGAAGTGTCTTCGATACCCTACAAATATTTAACGATTATGAAAGGGGTAACCCATATACAAATCGTATAGTATTATTTTCTAGGGTACGTATCTCAGATGGAGATACAAAAAAAGAACCATACGGATTATCTCCGTATGGTTCTTCTTATTTATGCCTGGAAGACTTTATATCCAACGATCACGTCAGATCTTAAAGTCTTAATAATCTTTTCACCCTTCGCAAGTCTGGATCTTACGGGAATCTCAGAAACCGCTACAGGATCATAGGAATCTCCCCCTTTTTTACCATAAAGCTTAATCATGTCGGATTTCTTGGCGGATGCGACACCGATTAAACGTTCCATCGTATCTAATGCGATTAAGGAGATTGGTTTACTACCACGTTCCACCGGAGGGAAATACTTAAGTTCTGTTAACTTCATCTTACCGGAAGATGTAATGTATAGCAGGTGTTTGATCTTCGGATCAATGATGCTAGCGCCTGTAACGTCCTCTTCCTGGAACATGGTAATGATGCGTTGTCCCTTTGCTGTCTTGGAAGCAGTCTTGATAGAATCAAGGGGTAATCGAATTCCGTTTCCAAGACTTGTGCAAATGACAACATCCATTGAGTTATCTGGAACAGCAACGACCTTAACCAATTCGTCACCTTCATTGAGATTTAAGATCTTCTGCTCCTTACCGTCTTTGAGTTTCAAGTCTATTAATTTTACACGTTTCGCATAGCCATTACGAGTAATGACTAATAATTCTAATTCCGCACTAATTAAGGCTTCTTTCTTAGTCGGAACCTTCAATACAGTTACGATCTCTCCAGAGCCACCAAAGTAGCGTTTGATCTCGACGCCAATATCGTCGACCTTCATATCTGGAATAGATGATAATGGAATTTGTGAGATGGTTCCATCTGAGGAAATCACATACACGGATTCCCTATTACCGGCTTTCAAGATCGTCACGTTTCTATTATCTTTGCCGACTTCACCAATTGGTTTGCCGGCTTTGTATTTAATCTTCTTAATGTAACCGGATTTTGAGATGCCAACCAGATGTAACGTATCTGGGATCTCCAACTCATCATCCAAACGAATGATGCGGGATCGTCTCGGAACTCCATATTTCTTGATACCTTCTTCGAGCTGTTCAATCATCAGCTCGTCGATGTGCTTATCGTCTGTTAAGATCTTATTCAGACGTTTGATTTCTTTGGTGCATTCTTTTAAGACTTCTTCGTACTCTAAGGTACGGTCTTTGTTAAACTGGCTGAGTCGCATTTCTGCAATCTCTCTCGCCTGTATAGAAGTGATGTCGTATCTCTTCATTAACGCTTGCACGTTCTCTTCCTTGTTTTGGGATTCCCTTGCAATCTTCATTGCTTCTTCCGCTTTTGCCTTGCTTGAGCAAAGCATTAACAGAACCTTCGTTAAGTGTTCCTTTTCCATGTTGCGTACGAGTTTATAATTGCACATCGATCTGAGGCAATCTCTACGGAAGTCGATCCATTCCTTAAGTAGCGACTTAATGCCATATAAGTAGGACACGTAATTATCAACTACACGTATGGCTACGGCATGCGTTGTCTTCATGCCTGATTTTTCGGTCAACCATTTGATGATCTCGTCTGAGTTAACATCTGGGGCCAGATGAAGGATTACTTTTACTTGATCTTCACCAGTATAGTTGTCAATACCAGTTACTTTACCTTCTAAAACGCCGCCTTTTTTACACTCGGTTGCAACTCCCTTAATCCAGTTTTGCGCGTATACGTTCAACGGTAGGGACCAGATGGTGATTGTATTTTGCACACCATCTACGGTATAACGACCCTGAACCGTAAGTTTGCCAGAGCCATTCTTATTGATATCCTTAAAATATCCGGTATCAACGATGTCGACACCAAATTTAAAGTCAGGAATCAGCATGATTTTTGCATCTGGATTCTTAATTAACTTGATCGTTGCTTCCAATACCTCTTGGATATTGAATGGCGGAATATTTGATGCGAGTCCATATCCAATACCACTGAACTGTGGATTGAATAAGACGTGTGGGTACTTTGCTGGTAGGTACTCAGGTTCCTTACCTTTGCCATCGTATGATGTGCGCATAGGAACACAATAGCTATCAAAATCATCAAAGAAGCAATCGATCATATACTCTGGAACATAAGCTTCCAGATATCGGAATGCTGCGTGGGCCTGTCCGTTAATGTTGCCATAGGAACCTTCTGGTCCAATTGTGTTGATGGTATTACGGAACCCTTGACCTTCTGCACAGATGGTATCGCCGACAGAGGTATCACCATGTGGATGATACTTACCAGATGTGTCACCAATTACTCGTAATAGTTTATTGGTGTTATTCTTTAATGCTTTTAAAGTCTCTGGCTTTGTATTTTGTGGTCGGTTGTTTAATTCCCATAATGCATACAGGGCTCTACGTTTTCCTGGACGTAATCCATCTTGTAAACTTGGTGAGATACGGTACAGGTTTTTATTTGCTCCGTAGATACAAGTGAACTCTTCTGCCGCAGTTGCAACATTAATAGTTGCAACACGGTCTTTATTTACAGCGTCCATCAAATCATGAAATGATTTGCTGTTTGTATCTAATACTTTTGCGAGTAACTTTCCATCCACGTCATCAATTGTATGTGGATCAATTTTAATTTCTTTCTTCTTAGCCATGATATGAGTCCTCCTTAGTTATCAAGATCTTCTGGGTCGATGACATAAGCTTCCATCATACGCTTACGTTTTTCAGCGTAGGCTTTCTTGTCCGAAAGCAGTTTGTTGAAGACTTCGAGTTCATTTTCTACGTCATCAACAGTGAACTGTATTGACATTCTCGTATTGATGTCCATAACAGTTTTCTTCAAATCGCTTGCGTTCATCTCACCGAGTCCCTTGTATCTACCTCGGATGGCTGGTTCATATCTGGAGGTTAAGTTCAGAAATTCCAACAAGGTAACTGACTTTTTCTCTCCTCCGTTCTTGTTTTGAATCTGGATCTTGTATCCATATCTGTCGTAGATCGGGAAAAGCTTTGCTGCGGTTTTCATAAGGTTTGGATTGATCGACATACTACAGTAACGTCCATTGACAGGACCATACAGATGATTGCCTTCGAGTTTTACTTCTGGATAGAACGTCTGTAATTTGCTCATAAAGGATTTGACAAACTTCTGGTTAAAGAGGATTTCATTTAAAACCTTGGCCTCGACCGTGCCGCTGAAACCTCCCACGATTCCAAGAAGTGACAGTACGCACTCCATAAATCGCATATCCAATTTACCGACGATGTCGGCAACATACTGCAGATCGGAACGATAGTTTTTCAGATCTGTTAACATCTGGAACAAACCGCTCTTGTTTAAGGATTCTTTCACAATGGCAGTCTTGTTATATCCAGCGCCCTGAAGTAAGTCTACGTTATAAGCTTTCACGACATTCTTAAAGAAGATTTCGGTAATCTCTGAACGACGTACGACATAGGTGTCTTCTTTCTTACCTTCATTGATTCGGTATAATGGTGCCATAACTTTGTACAGCTTACCAGCCTCAATGATTGGTCTCATATATTTATAGAAGGCTCCCAACACACCAAGTGTGATGTAGTAACCGTCAATATCGGAATCACTAAAGATGTTAATCCGTTCATACCATAAGTTGTTCAAGTTAAAACTTGGACCAGAACCGCATTTCAAAACACTGATTAATGCTTTCATTTCCGGGTTATTTGCAAACTCGTAGTAGGTGCATTTATACGGATTCTTCGTAACACCTCTAAGCTGAAAGAATGCCTGGGTGTCACGATCACATGCAGAAGATAAACCACCTGCCGCGGATTCTCCTTCTACGATGAATAATTCTCGGAAATCATGTTTCTTACGATTATTGCATGGAATCAGATTCTTCATGTCCCATTCGTCAAAGCTATTCATACGTGTCACTTTAGAAGCTTCACGCTCTTTCATCAGATTGATTCGCAGTCTTGCGCTAGTACGTACGTTCTTTACATACTCATCGAGAATCGTTTTGTTCTCGGAAAAGAACTGATCAATGGCCTTCGATAGTGCCTCCTTAATGTAAGGGATCAGTTTCTTGTTGTCAATCTTTTCTTTGACGTTTCCAACGAATCCAACTTCTGCATTCGTATTTAAGTTCATACAACAAACCAAACCGGTTCGAACATCGTCCCAAGTTGGTTTGTATTTTTCCCAATCACTGTCACTCATTTTCTCTTTTGCGGCAGCGATGATGTAACGACAGAACAACTCATCGAATGTATCCTGATGGATACCTCCTTGCGTTGTATGTGTAAAGTTGCAATAAGAGTCATACTGCACGGAATTATCCGGAATATAACAAGCCACGATCTCGAAATCTAAGACTCTCGTAACGTCCCTTGTTACATTCTTCGGATTGCCTTTCTTATCTAAGACGAAGGATCTTGCGCGCTCTGCCCATTCGTTATGACAAGTAATGTGACACATAGAAGAATGCTTATCATCTGTTACGGTTTTCTTAATGATATTCTCAAATGGCTGGGTTTTTATTTTTTCTCGGCTAAGAAGTTTTGTACCTTTCCATTCTTCAACTATGATTTTAATCTTATGCTCTGTTGGAATCAGGTACGATTGTAATTCAATCCATTCTTTGACTTCAGAGAATGGAATTTGCGTATTTGCTCCCAAGTATTTCGGCGACGGAATAAAACTGATGACACAGCCATGTTTCTTGTCGTTCTTCTTAATTGGGAACTTTTCATCTTTCACTTTTGTGCCGTCTTTAAATTCGATGTAGTGTCGAACCTTTTCTTTCTCACGGCAGGATTCAATCGAGAAATGTGTTGACAGTGCGTTTACAGCTGTCAAACCTACACATTCAATGATGCAGATCATATTCTCATCCAACAAGTTCTGTTACCAAACTTCTTGGAGCTATCCGTTTCGGAATAAACCTATCGATACTCGCTTCGTGTAGTATTTCAACTACCTTATTTTCAATCCACCTGATTTCTCATTTCGATATTTCTATCTATGTGGATG